TTACTGACAGTAAAGCTGATATAATGATCCTCTGAGTTGCAGTTTCCATAGAGCATATAGTAGTCCTTTTGTCTGATATCATTTGTGCTAGAAATAAGTTCCTCAATAAAGTTTTTATCAGGCACATGAAGATCTTTATTAGTCTCTGACAAACGAGTCCATGCGATATTCCTGTTCTCATCATTGTCTAGATAATCAAATAATCCACTGCCTGCTCCTCATCAATATTTCATCCATACACAGAGTTTCAAATTTATCATATATTTCATGATTATCTACAACACCAGCCCATGTATTAAGAATACAACATTTACCTGAACGATCTAGCAAAACCCCTAGACTACAGACAGCAACAATACTATGTTTTGGCTCAATAACACAGTAACATAGTTCTCTATCTCCTTCTGTATTATAGAAGTTCACTGGAGTACCATTATATGGGACACTGAAGAGAATTTTATCAGTCTGTTGGTACTGTATCACTACATTAAATAGAGCCACTGTTTTACATCCATTTTTTAGTTCTAGAGACTCGTGTGTTAGGGTCTTATCAAACAATACATCATTTGTGGTTATGATTTTTGTATCATCTACATAGATAGCTGTTTCTCCTCCAGATGTTGGTTTTTCTAGATAAAGAATCAGATGATATTCCAGACAATCCTCTGCCCTTAGTTTTACAAAATCTGTGTGTTTTTTGAAAAATCCTCCTTCCTCATATTTCACAAATGTGAAATTATCTTCTACAAAGATCTTGAGAACATTATCTACTAGTTCTTTCTCCAACAAACTCTTAATGGTAGAAAAGATGTCATCATGATCTTCTCCTTTTCTAACAATACACTGTTGTGATTGTCTGACATCTGATTTATTTACTTCTTTTTCTCCATCATAGACCTTTGAGTCTTCAAATTTTGATTCTGAATCGCTCAAACAGAGTCTAAGCCTTCCTTTTACATCATCAAAATGAGAAGATGAGAAAATCTTCACACGCTGCTTCATTTGGTGGATGAGTTCCATCCTAAAGGCCTCACTATCAACAGTTAAAATTTCATCTTTTAAATTTGATGGTTTAAGATTATAAAAAATATTCATAGATACAATGGTACAAAATTTTTACGTTCTGCATGTTTGATAAACATATCACGTAGATACTCATTTATATTATTATCTACATGATTAATGTTATCCTCATTATCTAGATTATTATTAACAACATCCTCTGGATCATTTCCTGTACATGCTCTATATAGGAAATCCAAAAGGTTAAAGACTGTATTAAAGACCGCCTCCATCTTCTTCTCTTAATACACAACTATTTTATTGTTATAATTTCATGTTTTTACGATATATTTTTGTAACATGTATATAGAATATGATTAATCTATTTTCTATAAACATGTTTTATTAATAATTGTCATAAAACATCTGTTTATAATACTATAAAAAATACTATGATATACTAATTCATAATTATTTCTGATTTACAACTCTGTTTTACTATGAAGGTTCTTACTTTTCATGATGTATTTTTTATACACAATTCTGTTGAATTCATCATTAGAACAGGTTTTAAGATATTTATCTCTAGTTGATACATCAGGGGCTCCACAATTCAATATATCCCTGTCATGGACATGTGAGAGTTTCTTACTACATTTGTTCATAAAATTATAATTTACAGCTATATGATCTATACATGATATATCATATTTTACTTTAATGTTCAAATTGTCTGTCTCAACATAATTAAGCATATTAAAATCCAATTCACTTACATCTTGTTCACAGTACACAGAAACTAGTATATTTTTGGAACATTCTGAAATATTTTCTGGAGACTGTATATTATGGTTACTGAGTTTAATATAAGTTTTTGTAATTCCAAAATGTGCTTGTTTTGTTGTGGTAATAATGAAGTCCCCGGGTTCCACACATTTATCGTGTACCACTACTTTGATTCCATTACTTTTTGTAATTAACCCACCTCCTATATCTGGACGATAGACACTGCATTCTGTTCTTTTAGAGATAAAACCTTTTTTAACCTTTACACATATGCCTATATCTAGTTCCCATACTGATGAATCCTTATCATCACATCGTCTGATTACCATGGAATCAGATAGAGGCAATAATAGTAACAACAACCAGAACATTATGAGACAGAGATGTATAACAATAACACCTCAGACGATTATGGGACATTATAGTTCATTTTTTTTATAATATCCAGTAGTAAAATTCGTCATTGGTGTAAAAATCTCTAAAGATTTGTGTAAGGATTGATGATTTATAATTGTTAGTTGTTACATTGATTATTAATTTGTGCGATAATATTGTAGTAGTAATTATACATCGTTAATACCTCTTCTTTATTACTATGTTATATTTACAATACTACATATATATCTTCTGTTTGTATAAATTCTGGCAGTATTGATATTATTATTATTAATATATCCATAATGTTCTACTCCATCTACATTTGTAAAATTATTATAATATGTATTATCTATCCACCTCCAAGGACTATTTTCTGATTCTCTATATAAACCAATCCAATGATCAAATTGTCCTTTATATCTTTTTAAGAAATTAAACTCTGTATTATTATCAACTTTGGTTAGTTGTCCTCCTTTATTATTACAGAAAATATTACTATCTGACCAGTTCCGTGAGTTATTAGAAAAGTAGTAACATATTTTGCCAAATCCAACCCAACCATCGGGACATGGTTTATATATATACTTGACCGTAGAATGTTGTTTTTGATTATTTATAATAAACGTAACAGAAAATATAACTACAGATATAGAAAGAACTGCGATGATTCCGTATAAATAATAACGTTCATTAACATTAAACATATTAAGTCTGAGATATTTTGCTTGATATATTTTATTCATTTCTATTTTTGTTATTGACATTTTGATAATGAAAAGTATTTATATACTCAAGATAGTTAATCTTTCTTTTTTTCTTTTTTTCTTTTTTATAATGTATTTCAATTCTCTATTTCTCTTATTAATATGATATCTTTTCAAATTACCATTTATTTATAAACATATACTCTATCTTTGTAATTATTAAATTATTAGATTATTAGATTATTATAATATTATAATATTATAGACGTATATATTATACAACTTCAATTATATATCATATCGATATGATTATATATACCATATTTATAACAAACACAATGTTGTATTGTAATTGATAAAATAAAAAATAAGATAAGAATTATTTTCCATATATTATAATATACAGTATAATAAAATAATCTTTATATATTTATTATTCTTTGTTTGATTTAATCATAAAATATGTAATATAATGTAATGGTAATAATAAAAAATCTTATTAATACAATACTCAAGTATAAATATTTAAAAAGAGTGTAAAAATCTTACTGTAAATAACTACTTTGATATAATTTCCATAGACAAAACTTCTAGGTTATTATATTCATATTCTGATTTGATACTCATATTATCATCTTTCTTTAATATTTTATATCTTCGTGTTTTATATCTATTGATAATTATATAACTCATCAGTATTATTATAATAATAACCAATATCGTAATGCAACTAACTATTATATTCATCATATTATATATATCACGAGTATTGTTTAGATAATTATCTTCTTCTTTTATCATAATAATACTCACATTTTTGTCAAATTCCTTAAATATATCATTTAATGCTTCTGCTATGGCACTTGTCATTATTTCCTCCTCTATAGCATCTTTTGAAGCCTTTGTATCCAATGAAATTATAGTCATTTCATAACATGTTAGAACAACAATACCAGATGAGTATAGGTAATCATAATTTATATAAGTATCGTTTACCAATACATAGGATGTATTATGTTGGATAGATGTATATATATAATCATCCAAAGAACCACATATATAATTATCAATAGGATAATATTTTTCAACATTGTGATTCTTAACATCAATTATGCAACATTTTTTGTTTTCTTCAGCTTCTATAATATCTTTTATATCTTTATCTGATAGTGTATGAATAAATATATCTCTAGTAATATCATTTATTTTATTCTGTATATCAATAATCTTTTCCTTATCTGCCTGATATGCAATATCTAGTAAATTACCATCTATATTAACACTTGCTATCTCTCTACCTTCCGCAGTTAATGCTTTTGCCAATCTGTTTATAGAAGCAGGTAATGATCCATCACTGTATTCCATAAGGTTCTTATATTCATTATATAGTTCATTCAATTTGTTGCTAATTTCTTTATCAACATATTCGTTAGAATTGTCATGTATGAATTCGAATGTGTAAGGGGGATGTTGCAATACATTAGATTCTATCCAGGTATCTCTATATTCTACATGGATATACGACTTACATGGATCGTAATCAGGATATGTGCTTTTGAAACTCCATTCATCTTCATGAGAACAGTAATAATCCAATGATTTTGAAACATAATACCAATGATGAAAGCAGAAACGTTGTTTCTTAGCATCATCTTTCCCATAACCACGAGATTTTAACCAACTATTACCTGTAGCACAATGATCTTTAGATGTGGTAACACTAAAACATAGACCTTCATATTTTGATATATTTCTTGGTATACTAAACGCTGGACATGTAACAGTTATTTCTTTAGAAATTAAATCTAATGTAGATTCACAATTATTATCTTGATGACTTTCTGATTTAAATCTGTATATGTTATTACTTCCATAATCCTGGCTAATAGACTGCAAATAAAGCATATTAGAGATAATAGGTCCAAATAATATATTTGTATTTCTCATTGTACATGGTAATATTTTTACCGTCATTGAACTGTATGTTCTTTTCCCATCTTTTGCATCTTTCCAAAATGAATCAGGGTAGTTATAGCCATTTCCTAAATTATTAACCATGAATTTTACACTCAATGGACTAGGAAAGTGAGTCTTTGACTTTGTTATAATTTGTGGATCCATACTATTTGTATCATATGTTTCCTTGATCATTATTTCTGGACCATGATGTATATCTGATTCTACACTTTCTTCATTAAATGTTATACCTGCATAATAACAACCTGGTCGTCTATTATCACAAAATGTTGATCTATATGGGAATCCCTTTGAAAATTTCATAAACATATTCTTTTTACCGGTTACAGAGTTTGTATATATACTTGAAAATGAAACAGAACTACGACCAAATATTAGAACTATAATGTCTGATTTGAATCGTTTATCATAATTGTGTGTACAGAAAACTGCTAACCTTATATTTTTTGTAGAAGAATATAATTTTGCAGTTCCATAATCACCAACCGGTAGCTCTATGATAAAATTGTTATTGGATTCGTTTTTATCTTTGATATATGTAGGAGTCGAACCTGTTGGACAGTTTAATATAAAACTATTAAATCCTTCAGATTGGAAGGTTCCCAATTTCATATATATTTTTCTAGTTCTAGAATTACATGATGTAACATCTTCTAATATCATAGGTTCGTTCCAAAAACATTGACTACTAGTTCTATTAGTACAAAAGCTAGCATGACCTGGTATACTATTAGGATCAATTATAGTATCATTAAAGTCATATTTGCTAAATGTAAACAGTTGTTTATATGTCCCTTCTTGTCTGAATGGATTTTGTAATATCCATCTGTTTCTAAACTGATCCCATGTAGCTGTTTTTAGTAGAATACTACAGGTTGTATAAACAATAAAAGTTTGTGATGTATCATAAGGACAACCACTTGCTAAAAGATAGAATTTCTTTAGAGGATATTTATCACATACATCAGATGGTATAGATTTTGTTGATTCTGGTTCACCAGGTGTTGACATTTTCAGTAGTTGCATATCACTGATAGGTACCTCATACGGTCTAATCACTAATGTTGTTGCTAAACCACATGTTAATCTAATTACAGGATGTTTGGATAGTAAAGTTGCTAATCTGACAAACTTGTATCTCTTAATATTATCTGATACATCATATAATATTGTATATGCAGTTATATCAACATCTACAGATCGTAATGTTCCTATTGGACAAGCAACCTTTAACTGATATTCTAAAACTAAATTGGAAGTGTTAAGATATAGGATCTCAGAATTAATAACATCTAGGAAATACAAAGCCATTGTATCCATATTTGGTTTAAAACTAGAATCGTTTTTATATGCAATGTATATTATTGTGTCTTCTCCAGGTGTCAAACATCTTCTTACTCCCATTTTATTATTATTAGATACAAGTCCATAATATGAATTAAATAATTTAACAACAGGATCTTCAGGTTTCTCATATCCTCCTGAAAATAGGTAATATATATCTTTTACTGTATCTATTATACCTGATATAATAGATATTCCAATTCCCGCAATCATCAGTGGTGGAGATACTAAACCTACAGATGTTAATGTTGAACCTATAGTTGATAGACCCATTGATACAGCTTCAAATATTTTTTCATCCTTGTTCATATAATCTTTTTTAGTCAAGACATTAGATCTAATCTGTTGGTTAACAGCTTGTTGTCCAGCTAGTAGCATGGCTGATCCAAATGCCATAGATTTATCAAATGTTTTTGATATTTTTGTCATCGATGATGTGTATTTTTTATTATATTGTTTGTTAATTACACGAACATTCTTCTTGGATATACCATTATTACCTACTTCCTCATATATATGCTCTGGTGATTTAAGTAGAGAATATGTATCATCATTTGGTCTTGCTTGTATTAAACCACATACAACTCCAGATATTGATCTTCTACATCTTCTAGGAGATACAAATTTACTAAAACCTTTGTTTTCTGATTGATCTCTAGGTTGAATTGGAGACACCCGTCTAGGAGGAACTGGTGGTGCATTGTTACGTGGTGGAACTGGTGGAGCATCATTTCTATGTGGTGGAACTGGTGGAGCATCATTTGAAGATAATGGAGGTGTAATCTTGGGTCGTCTAGTTGCTCCTCTCCTAGTTAGTGGTGTGATAATAGAACTACCAGTGTTCACATTAGGTAATATAGAATAATCTGTTCGTTTTGTAACTATCTCTGCACCAGATATTAATCCTTTCGGTGTTTTCTTAACAGTGCTATATAATTGATCAGGTGTAGGGGGAATACGTCCTTTTACCATTGCATTATTGCCATATTTTTTATTATATTCACTAACAACAGTATCTATATCTTCAAAGTCACTACTTGATGATTCTCTACTAACACGGCTACCATATTTTTTATTATATTCACTAACAACAGTATCTATATCTTCAAAGTCACTATCACTACTAGGCAAACGTGGTCTAGTCTTTACAGGAGTGTAGATAACATCAGAATATTGTTTATTTATATAATCTTTTGATTTTGGTAGATCAATTGTTGCATATGTTACATCTCTAACAGTTGACATTTTTTGGTTTATGGTAGTTAAAAGTGCCTCTGTGAAAGGAGATTTTTTAATATTTGTAGGTAATTTTTGTTGTTTATTTATTGTTGCATATAAGTCATTTTCATTGGATGTTATAGGTAATCTAGGCATTATTTTTTCAGCCAGTATACTTGCACGGGATTTGACATTTTGAAATGGAGAACTATCGCCTATAACACCATCAATTGACCCAGATGCACCTACTTGTAAATGCGTTTTACTTGTTGGTATAACACTATGTATTCCTAGGTCCTGTTTTGCATGTTCTATTACACTCATTTGTATATTAACCTTATCATCAGATCTTTTACGTCTAGGTGATGCAAAACAATGACTTATATCATCTTTTATACCATATGATTTATAAAGACAATCTAACTCATCTGATGTAGAAAATTTAAATTCAGTAGCTAAATCTCTTTTTTTTCTTTTATTTTCTGTAGTTCTCATAATATTTGTTAAAGTTATGTTATTAATAACATCATCTAAATTTATTAACTCATCACATGTAGAATTTGTAGTTAGTTTACATATATAATATTTATTTGTTATGTTGGTATTTTTTAACCCAATCTTAGCCAATGTGTTATTAAATTCATCAACAACAGGAATAACAGATGTCATTAAATCAATTGAACATTTATCACAATTAGATATTACACTAATATTTTGTGTTATATATAAATCAGTATCATTGGATGTGTTATTAATTAGTGTTTTCAAACATGATGTAATAGTATCAGATGATACAAACGTGTTTGATGTACTAGTTCCTGTTAGAGTCAGAAGAATTTCCTCAGATGTATAATTTTTTAATGTTATCTTAAACATAACATCTGATACAGAAACATTATAACAGTTATTTATTTCTAAGAATCCTATGTTACCAGTTAATGTGTTATTATCTACACTCATATTTTTGTTGACATTTGTGTTATTATCTGAACATGTATTATTATCATCAATATTTGTGTCATTGTTATGTGTTATAAGATAAGTCATCAATTCGCTTTCATTAACTCCCAATATTTTACTTAATATCTGAATAGATATAATACTTACATTATTATTTGATTGTTTATATGAAACGGTTGATAATGGAAGTGGAGTTGTAGAGGGTGTTATTGTTTCAGTAGTATAATTATATATATTAGAAGTTGTATATAATCTAATTGGATTATTGGTTGTTATTTGTTGTTTTTCTTCTATTGCTATTGTACTAATTGCCATATTAATATTAATAGTATAATTATATACATATGTCCCATTAATATTACATTGTTTAATAAATTTCTCCTTAACATTGTTAGCTATATTTGTCCAGTTAAAAGTAGCCAATAATCTACTACGTTCTCTTTCATGAACTACTTGTAGATATTTATATGGTAATGATGCCACGTTATCTTTATTGTCATCTGTATGTTCCAAATTATTATCATGATATAATGCATTTTTTCTCATACATGTGTTATAATTACAAGAGCATGATACAATAGATATAATAATTAAACATAATATTCTATGTAAATTCATGACAGTTTGTTAAAAATAACTCTCTGTAATATTTATAAGTATCCTATAATAATTAAGGAAACCACTTAAATAACTGAAGTATATTTATTTTTCATATTATTGATTATAAAAATATTGTAATTTTTTAACAACATGTAATAATACATTTACTATTTAAACCAAATGCTTTTTTTAGTTACACCATCCAATGTTACCAAAACACAAGTAAAATTATAATGTTGAAATTTTTCAATATTTGATATACGAAGCATTTTAGACATATATGTTATATTATTTTTTTCTTTATTAACCGTTTCATCTTCTCGAATACCACCATCTCCTAAATCTTCTATAAATTTATTTTTATTATTAGTTGAATAATCATTTCCCAACCAATACATGTAACTAAATTCTGGAATATATTTAACACATCCCGAACAATGAAATCCTTCTGTAGATGTTATAATTTCTAGATCATTACATTCTTGTTCATTAGAATTAACAAATGAGTATAGACACCCAAATGTAGCTAATATAATAACAACAATCTTCATCGTATAAATTTATTATAAAAAGTTTATTTATCAATTTATATGATACACATATACTAAAAACAATATCATTTTCTATATTTTATTTTTAATGGTATATCAATAATAGTATAATAAAAATAATTCACCAATTCATTTATTTAATTTTACCTTTTCCAGAATTACCTCCATTTGATCCATTTCCTCCTCCTGATGTATAGGTTTTGGATCCTTTATTTTCTCCATTATGTCCATGAATATACACACTCCATCTATCATCTTTAGAAGACATGATTTCAAATCTACTCTCACTACACTTTATTATAGTTAGAGTTTCTATTTTTTTATGAAATTGTTTCTATTATATTCTATTATATATAAGTGAAATAAAAAATAATAATTTTATTTTATTATAATATTATTATAACAATAAAAAATAAATGATAGTATAGATACAATATTGTTATATAATTAATAATTTTTCTATATTATATTTAATATAGAAAACCTAAAAATCAATAAAAATGCCACAGTTTAATCATAATAAAATAACTCATTCAAAATATAATAACGTAGATGTGTTAAAATATATAGATAGTACGATATCCTTTGAATTGACATATTGTATCATATATAATAATAATTCAATATATATAAACCTTTCAAAGATTAATTATGATATATACAGCAAGTTTATGTCATGGAAAAAAACAAAGGTTGGTAAAACAATTATTAATAATATATGTACAACTATAAATATTTTACAAAAAGATTTATTCATAAGGATTAGGAACACTAAAAAAAATAAAAATATTTATGGATTATATTTACATGAGTATTTGTTTGATAATACAATACTTCAATGGAATCAATTAGAATATAGTAAGAATATATTAATAGAATTAAAAGCATGGTATAAAACATCAGTTCATTATAAAGTTATCACACAGGATGATTTATTCAGAATATTATATAAATATAGTGATTTATTTAATCTAAGTAAAGAAAAAGAATGTGCAATATGTTATGAAAGAGTGTATTCGATGCCATTAAATAAAATGTATTTTGGATTATTATCTTCATGTTCTCATATATTTTGTAGTGATTGTATAATAAACTGGGACCGTGCTAGATATAAGGATGGATATGTTCTTAACTGTCCTATATGTAGAACTCCATATACAAAGATAGAATTTAGCAGATTTTGTAAATAAGTTGCAACATTGATGTTATAATAGAATCACAATATATCATTGAATAATAAACTCATTAATTATTCATCATGAATTTTAATTAAACAAAATTATATATTCTATTATTGAATAATAAACTAATAACATAATAACATAATAAACTCATTAATTATTCATCATGAATTTTAAATATATTATACTATTTTGTAGTGTTATTTTAATATCATTTGCCACAAATATCACCCAAAAATATGATTATAAAGATTATTGCATTATGGGAGAAATAAATAATATTACTATTAAGGGTGTGCATTGTAAATGTGCTCATAAATATACAGGTATTAGATGTCATCATATTATATTATCGGATTTTTAAAATAGTGTTTTGATAATATATTACCAAATCAGTGTAGTGTATAAACATTAGTTTTTTTAAACAGTATTTGGAAATATTATATTAATGTGTTATTTTTTGACACAGTAATTATAATCAATTCATAAAAAAATATTTTATATTTTTAATCACGTCATATAAAAACCTAATATTGTGTTGTAAGTTTTATATCAGTGTTATTTAATATCTTAAACTTATATATACGTCTCATAAAATCATTATGTTGATTTTTTATACACGATATTTATATCAAAAATTGCTATGAATTTACATCCTTGTAGTACTTTCTTTGATTTATGATCCAGTGATTTAGAAATTAATACATTATTAGTTCCAACATTTATAAATCCAATATCATTATATATTTCTACTTTTCCTCCATTTAATGGTTTTTTTAAATATAATATTAAAAAATATTTCATAGAAGAATAACTATTTGATTCATTATTAGAATATATATTGTTTAAATAACCCACATTGCATCTAATAAATTTTATTGTTGTATCTATAGTTATATATTCTACATTCTTTAATTTTAGAAATAATATATTTTTGATACTTTCTAAGATCTCAGAGTTATCATTAATATATAGTGGTCCACTAATATTGTTAAATAATATATTAAGTTTATCTATAATATTATTAAATTCATTTCCAAATACCTTGATAGTTAACAAATTATTATCATTGTATACATCCATAATTTAATATTTAATATTTAATATTATAACATAAGTCAATAATTATGTTATTGGTAGACTTTATTTAAAAATAGTAGTGTTTGTGTTTACGGTTTATTATTAAAATAAATAATAATATATCATGTTATTGTATCATTTAGCATTTTTTTAAAAGAGTAATTATTCATACTTTTTAATAATGAATTTATTGATGTGTTATCCGTTTCATGAAAAGGTGTAGTATACTGAAATGATATACATTTACATGGTATATCATAACAACAGCCGCTTATCTTCCAAGTATTATTCTTTACATTATACATATAACCACCTCTTTTTCCTCCCAAAATTAATATATTATCATCGTATACACATATAGATGCTATCATATGTTCTCCAAAATATGTATTTAATGATGACCATGAATTATCATTTACAGAATATATATAAAAGTCATTAGTATGATTAATTGATATCCTTGTAATAGCATATATATGTTCATCATGTACTGTAGCAGAAATATTAAATCTAGGAAGGGATGCTTTAGATACCCATCCAGTTTTTGTAAGACAATCCATTGATGATAAAGAGAATATATGTCCATCTCTTGTATTTATACCACCTAATACATACATATTATTATTTACAAACAAAACATATGACATGGCCCTTTTTATATTCATATTTGCCAATCTTCTCCAAACTTTAGTTCCTGGTTTCCATGATTCTACTATATTTGTAGATGAGTTGGTAAATTCATCTTCTCCACCCACAACATATAATTTTCCATTATTAACACCTAATCCAACATATTTTCTAGGAAATGTAAGTTCAATACATCTTCTCCATTCTTTTGTTATTAAATCAAAACTTCTGATATATTTAACGAATCTATGTTTCTTAACTCCACCTACAACATATAAACAATTATCTAACACTGCTATGTTATAATCAGATATATCGATCATTCTATCCATGACTTCCCATTTTTTTAGTCTAGGAGAATAAATATTTATAGTTGGATATATAGTATTTTGAATAGTATCTTCTTCTATTACAATAATATGTTTCATAATATCACGCCTAGTTATTGGTAATACCGATGATTTAGGGATTGGTAATGATAATATGTTTAAACACTCAATCATTTTATCAGACATATACTCTTTATGTAATATTTCCAAAATGTCTATATAGTGTCTATTTTTACTTAACCACTTTAATAACACAAATGCTGTCATATCTTCATGTTGTATATTAACATCTATGTTACATAATATTATTTTTAATAAATTATATGATAAATCCATAAACTCTGGAAAATGAATAACGGTGTTGATATTACGACGAATCATATTTAGAGATTTTAAATATAATAATTGTATATTATGTCTTTTGGAAAACATAAATACTTTAATACAGTTAATCGGAGTAATGTTCTTAATCATTAAATCCTCACATATAATTACAACTTCTGGGATATTATATTCTAAAGCCGCAACCAATATCATTTCCACATTGTTTATGGTTACATTTATTTTTTTCCAATGTATATAATCCATTAAAGATATAAAAGCATGATAATTTATATTCTCTATCACTATAAAATCAGAATCAATTTTTAAAAACTCAGATATAACACTATTTTTATCATATTGTACTGTTTTACCATCTACAAAGAAAGTTATTTTGTCCATTATGTTTATAAGTATAAAAAAGCTCTAAATGTTCAATTATAAATACTGATTAATTTTTTTTTGAAACGTCTTCTATCATCAACAGAAACCAATTCTATAAATTTATTAAATGCTTTTTCATATCCTATAATCTTTACTAAAGCAGCTAAGAAACCGATAATATATGTACAATAATCTGTTTCGGAAATATGAATATTATAAAATATTAGGTGTTTATATGTATTAAAATATTTTATAGCATTATTTAATTCATTTTTATATTTCTGTATTGATATAAGTCTATATTCATCTATTTTTTCAAATAATGGACATAATTTTATATCTTTATCTAGATATTTAAAATAAGTTTTTACAACATCTATTAATTTAATATCTTCTTTCATTTTATCTAATTTGCTGAATCTAATAGCTGGTTTTGGTTCATCAATTATAGTTTCAAAAAATACATATTTACCTAATGCTAATAATAACATGGATAGTATTTTTTCGTAATCATTTGGATATGGATATTGTTCTAAAATTTCTAAAGCCAGTGATTCCTTTGTTATGTTTATATTATCATTATCTGAAAGGTAAAGAAAATCAGATGATATAGATATAATAGTTTTGAATTCATCATCTGTTATACTATTAAAATAATTCAATATCTTGTTCATTTCTATAAATCATATGTTTTTTTTAAGTTATATATTTAAACATATGTATATACATCCATTTTCAATTCATCCATATATTTATCGATCATATTATACAAACTATTAAAAGATTCATCCCATTTAATAGTGAATGTACCATTACCTATATATTCCGATACCTTAGCAGCTATTGATATAATTCTTTTTGCATCCGTTACACTATTCACTTCTTCATTAATTCTATCTACCCGTGGTCCATCATTCAATGATAGCTTCATTTTTTTTACGATATCATGAATATCTACATCATCTGAATACATATCCCATTTATCTAATACTTTGAATTCATTTGGTACATCTTCAGAAAAAAAATATTTATCGTTTCTCCAAATAATGTATTTACGAATTAAGTCTTTCATTTTAAGAAACTGTTAATAATTAAATTAACATGGAAACTTGTTTTCCAAATATATCTTAAAGTCATTTATCATTTCATCCGATATATTCCAATATAATATATCAAAACTATTACATATTTTATTACTTGTTAAAATAGAAACGAACCCAATAGCTTTTTTTGTAAATGATACATTATCTATAGAATAACTACCATCTATTCGTCTTTTTATTTTTTTGTACAAATTAACATTATAAAGTATATCATAATTGTTTACACTATTTTCTAATTTTTTACTTATATTTTTAGATACATTATTTATATAATCCCCATAATGTTCTATTGCCAAGTTATTATAAGACAATATCTCATTGAGAACAGATCCTCTTATATCATTAATACTTGTTTTATTTACAATATTTATACATTCTTTTATCATATTAAGAATTCCTGTTAATTCACATATAGATACTATCTTTGAAAATGGTATATAATTGATAAACTCTTTCATGTATATTTTAGTCAGCCATCTATCTTTCATAATTTCACATGTTTTATATATAATATAATCAATTGAACTATTTTCGGGTAAAGACAGTATATTACTAATTTTATTAATTTCATCAGTATTAATATATTTCATTATAATATATATTTTTTTAGAGATATCCATTATGATAATTAATATAGATTATATTTTTTTTCTATTTTATGAATCATTGTCTATATCATTATCATTATCCGTATCACTACCAAATACATCATATGATACATTTGCATGAACTAAATCAATAACAAATTTTTTATAATACATATAGTATTTTTTTATTTTACAAAATTCTGGACGCATAATAACAAAATATGCCATATATGGCATAATTAGATATTTATCTAACTTATGTTTTTTTATAGCTCTTAATGTATAATACATTGTTTTTGGTGTTGGATTATGCAACATTAATTTAGATAATAATACATTATTATTTAATCTAACACATTCACTTATACATGTATTTCCATCTATTAATACATCCACACTAAATCTATTAAAAAGTAAATAATCAACCAATATTTCATATTCTGATATAACCGCATAATATAATGCATTTTTATCATATATTCCATTTTTAAAAAGATATTTAATACATCTAAAAGATCCTGTTTTAATACCTGATATAAATTTATCACTTTTAATGGGTTTTTTACCAGTCAATGTAATAATGTCAAGTAAATCACATCTATCATATTCTATACATACATTAATTAGTTGATCATCTATTACATTACATTTCTCTATTAGTTTTTTAAATATATATTTTGTTGATAATGTTTTGACTAAGACAGTAAGAGGTGTATCTCCATACTTGTTATATTTATTAACATCATTGAATTGTAATAGAATATCAATGATTTTACTATATTTATTAGCATTTTTATAACAAATTGAATGTAATGGAGTATTTCCATCATTATCTGGTTTTGCTGGATTAATTCCGTTATCTATCATCATTGAAATTGTTGAGGCACTAGGATTATCACTGTATATTATATGTCTCTGTATGTTATTTCTTCCGAATTTATCCATTATTTTAGATTCGAATCCTATAGACATCATTTTATTAAATACTCTTTCTGATGGATCAATACATGCTAACAATGGACCACACCCATTATTATCTACAGAACTATTTAATAATGCTCCATTATCAACAAGTAATTTAATTTTATTAATCACTTCATCATCATTTCCTGATAAATAATAAATAGGAGTCCTGTTTTCTTTATCACATGCATTTGGATCTGCTCCATTTTTTAACAAAATTTCTATAACATGATTATTATTTATTTTAGAAGCAATATGTAGTGGATAGTTTCCATCATAATTTTTTTCATTTACATTATATCCCTTTTTAATAATAGATTCTATGAAACATTTATCTATATTCTTTACACCACAATAAACATGTAGAATATAATAACCAGAAGGTTGTGTTATATTCAATATATAATTAAAAATATTTATATCTTTATTATCAGATGTTGCATATACTGATAGAAAATATTCTGCATAATTAGGTGTAATATTTCTTATATTAAACTCTTCTAATATATTTGATTGCATCATTATAGTATGTATAATATATATTTTTATTTATATTTTAATATAAATCCATTCATATAATTATAATTGATTAATATCTATATATTATATTTCTATTTCTATTTCTATTTCTATAAAAATTAACATAGTTTACAAGACACATCTACATTACCTTTTTCTTTATCTGTTTTAACTACTTTAACATTTATATGTCTTCCAGCCATTTTCATAATGAATTTTTTATATACAGATAGTGGATAAGTATATTTATCTATTAAACAAGCAATTATGTTATAAGTATCTAGTTTTACCTTTAATACATAATTGTCACTATATATTGTGCCCATAAGGATATCTCCCACTTGTGGAAAAGGATCCATTTTTGACACACGTGTATAATAACCTTTATTTTTACATTTTATTTTATATTATATTCTGGAATATCCTTCTCTGGTTGAGATACTTCTTGATAATCATTTACATCATAATGTTTATTACATAACAATTTACATCTTTTAGTCGGACTTGTATCATAAAGTTCATAACTGTATTGATAATTCCAATCTCTTATAAAAATATCTTCCAATTGTTTTCTAATTCCTGGTCCTCCATCAGTAGGTGTAATATTAATAGATACACCACATATATCTGTAAAATAATTACCTGTCCAATTTGATGTGCCAATATACGCAGTTTTATCAGTTACCATGTATTTTGCATGATTTACTCTTGAATAAGGAATAGGTGGATTATTATCCGGAACTATAAATAATTTTACTCTAATATTTATATTATTTTTAAATTTCAGAATAGCTAAAGAAAGTTTCTCATAATAGGAGATGATCTTTGCCAACAACTAATTAGTAACATAACAGAAACATTTCTATCAACCGCAGCTCTTCTTAGTTAATCGTCTATATATGACCAGAACATTATATTGTTATCATTTGTATAAATAATTGGAATATAATTCATAACAGATACGTAGACAAATTTGCTTGCATTTCTTATACAAGCCAATAAAGAAGTCAGATCAGGTGTTCTGTTCATTGTACATAGCTGTTCTGGTGAGGATGTTATAAACATAGAATGTTGAACACCATTTATTTGTAGAGACAGGGGATTATCAGTATTATATTGTGCAGGATAAAGATCTTTCCATGTGTATGGCATAGGATTTACGCCTAAATACCAATAGACATCAAATATCTTAAGATCATATGCTAATCTATCTTCTCATTATGTGTTGTTTATTTATAATATCTTTTGATAAAGACTATCTATCATCATCTTTATAAAATTATAATGTATACATTTATATATATACTAGTTTTATATTTTTTGATATATATTGTACTGTTTAATATTATTAAATTATTTATCCTTATAAAAAGTTAAATACTTTAAAGGTGATTATTATACCTCCTATTACTAGAATTGATCCTATTATATAATTATTTTTTGTATTATAATATTTATATAATTTTATATATTTTGTAAATTGTTTACTATCTGCTATAACATCTGTCATTTTACATACTAGCTCTTGTGTTGTAACACACTGACCCCATTTTGAACATATATTACTAACTAATGATATAGATGCTAGACGTATACCTATACTATTTTTATTAATTGTTATATTTTTTACAACTTCATTAACTAGTTCATCAATAGAAATACGATTAGGATCTATATAATTACAAATGTCCAATCTATAATCTGTACTTATTTTATTACATTTTTTAGTAATAACTTTAAGGAATTCTTTAGATGATGAAGTCAATAATGCATACTCACTATCTAATACTCGTTTGTTTATGTAATATTTAATAGCATTTGATAAATCGATCTTATCTAAGGTTATCTTTGAATCAGTCATTATTTTATTAGTTATATATTTTTTATCATCTTTTATCATAATATAATAAGATCAATAAACTCATTATATATATTCAATTATAAACAATAATCAGAGATAAAATTTTATTATATTTTAGTTGATTGTTATGTTATGGTTAAAAATCAACATCCAAAGAAAAAGAATTCTCTTCATTAGAATTCATTACTCCCATTTTTTGATATTCGGCAACTCTTTTTTCAAAGAAATTAGTTTTTCCCTCTAATGATATACATTCCATAAAATCAAATGGATTTTTTACATTATATATTTTTTTGAATCCTAATTCTAATAGTAGTCTATCCGCTACAAATTTAATATATGTGTTCATCATATCACAATTCATTCCTATTAATTTAACAGGTAGTGCATCTGTAAGAAATTCTTGTTCTATATTTACTGCCTCTGATATAATAGATACAACTCTATCTTCATTAGGAGGGTATAGAAGATGTTTAAACATCAAACATGCAAAATCACAATGTAGTCCCTCGTCTCTACTTATCAATTCATTAGAAAATGTTAAACCAGGCATCAGTCCTCTTTTTTTTAACCAGAATATAGAAGCAAATGATCCAGAAAAGAATATACCTTCTACTGCTGCAAAAGCAACTAGTCTTTCTCCATAACTAGCATCATTATTATGAATCCATTTCAGTGCCCAATCAGCCTTCTTTTTTACACATGGCATTGTCTCTATAGAATTAAATAGATACATACGCTCATCTGTATCTTTAACATATGCATCTATCAATAAACTGTACATTTCTGAATGAATATTTTCTATAGCCATCTGAAATCCGTAAAAACATCTTGCTTCTGTTATCTGTACTTCACTACAAAATCTTTCGACCAAATTTTCATTAACTATTCCATCACTAGCTGCAAAAAATGCTAATACATGTTTAATAAAATGTTTTTCATCTGAGGTTAATGTATTCCAATCATTAATATCTTTAGATAAATCTACTTCTTCAACTGTCCAAAAAGAAGCCTCTGCTTTTTTATACATGTTCCATATATCACGATATTGTATAGGAAATATAACAAATCTATTTTTATTTTCTTTAAGAATAGGTTCCATTTTTTGAAAAATAATAATTTCTTTTCAATATTTTATAAAAAATTATATATCATGATAAGTATAATCAAGACAATCACAACAAACACTATGGAAATATGTAATATAATGATATTAGTGTTATACAATTCTACCACTAACTCATTATTGTTATATTTTATATTTTATATTTGTAGATATTTTATTCCACTGTATATCACATAGATCTCGTGCATTAATTTTTTTATATTCATGATAATTATCTATTGATATATTACACATAAATTCATTTTCTTGATTATTAATAACATTTATTCGGTTAAAATAGTACTAACTTCTAACATTAGAGACTCTAGAGGATATTGTGTTCCATTATATATATAGTATTATTACTTCTATACTTATTAATTGGTATATTAAATTCTTTCCATCTATTAAGAGTGCCTAGTGTTATATATTGTGAATATGAATTTTTTGCAAATGCTTCTATATTACATTTAAGTTTTGTTTCACAATACCTATCTGTTATATACTACTCTACCTGTTAATGTTATAATATTCGAAATCCCACGAATATCTTTAGTTATAGTTATATTATGATATTTTAACTGTGTAACACCTTTATATATTCCACTATCCTCATATTTTAAACTGGTTATGTTAAGACATTTTAATGATATATTTGATCTCTTAATAAATGATGTTATGTATCCAGATATCTCATTATGTGTAACATATGCTAAAGGGTCATTATTATAATACCAACTTGTTGCAATTATATCATTAATGTTGTTACTAAAACATAATGATACAGATTCTTCTATATTATAACAACAATTTACATTATTTAATAATGATACAAACACAATGATATAATATTCATTATTGATTAGTCGTCATACATATAATATATATTTAATTTATTATTTTTATAAAAATTAGTGTTATCATCTACTTATAATTAGTGTTATCTTCTAATTCTTCATCACTTTCACTACCCGCTACATCCACACAATCAAATCCATGATTTGCTGTGTAAAATTCTTCATCTACCAATTTTATATATTCATCCATGCTTTTAACTGGAGAGTATTTAACATTATTATTAGTATTTTTATTATTGATAACCATATCAGTAATTTTGTTCCTTATGTAATTAAGTAGTTTACGCATGATGTTAAAAATATATAGATTTTATATTATTTCTACTATACCTTTTTACTATTCCCTGTGTATTTATATCTGAATTTTCTTTATCATATACCATATAAAGTGGCCCAAAATCCAATCGATTTTTCCCTATTGTCTGATTTGTCAGAATCTATATAATAATCAGTGCTGCGATCAATAATATCATCATATGTATCATACCTTATATAATCACTTTTATAAATATTATCTGTTTTACCAAAACATGACCCCATAATTATTGCACAATTAAAGTGTTATAGTTTCAATTATATAATAAATTAAATTAAATTAGTTAAGTTAGTTAAGTTAGTTAAGTTAATTAAGTTAAATATAATATATACTATATACAGCATTAGTGTTCCTTCATCATAAAAGAAGATAAATAACTATTGTTATTATGCTCTTCTGTTGGCAAAGATGATATAACAGATGGATAATTATTTTTTAGACATATTTCTTTTTTTTCTGTACACATTTTTATATTATTTAATGATTGACCAAATTTTGATATTTCATCATATGATGGTTGATGTTTTTTAATAGATGATACATCTTTTCTCTTTTTTATTCTGTCCATCTTGTTGTGTTACTCTTATAGAGTAGTAGTAATACTTTACTGTCGTTAATTTTTTATTTTTATATATATAAGAATGTTCCGTATCTATATTTAAGAGCCATTTTTCTACGTATACAACATATAGAAATTACAAGAATAATGAGAATAATAACTGCGCCTGCAATAAACCACGGTTTATAAAATGGTAATTTATTATCTATTATATTTGGAACATGTATTTTATTTAACGATCTTACAATTGTTTGTAATCCACAATTTGCTTCTGCAGAACCAGTGTTTACTATTTGTAAATTAATATGATGTCCTGGTGGTGCTTTACATTCTCCTATATTAAACTTCTGTATATCGACTATATTACTAACATCTGAAGTAGCATTACAGTTTTTCTCCAATCTGGATATAAAATGTGGTGGATCTTCTAAATCTATACCTATCTCTTCTGCTATAGCTTTTCTGTCTTTTTCTGGAAGTAATGATGCAATTTCAATAAACGATTCTATCATTAATGTAAAGCTTAATTTAGAGTTTTTCATACATTTATTAGTTATTCTAAGAGCACAGTTTTTGAAATTACCTAAAATCTCTCCTATATGAATAACACATGATACATTTGTAGGAATAGAGTGTTGAGATAGTTTTTGTAAATATTTATCTATAAAAAGATTATATAGAGTTTTAAATTCCTTAGTTTCTGCCATTTATCCACTCTGAGAAAATGTCTCGCTTAATAAAATTTTCTAAGAAACTAATGGGATGAAGAATAGAAACTTTTAATCTATATTTATCACAATTTGTTTTAGTACACATAATAAATTCCTCCAATGATTTGGTTAATTCCTCATCTTTTTCTATTTCAGGATATGTTTTAAAGAGTGTATGTACAAAGAAATGAAAATCATAATACCAATTATGTTCTACTTTAAAATTATCTTTTATTTTTTTGTTTATTATACCTGCAACCTGGGAAAAATCAAAATCATTTAATGTTGCTTTGATGGGTTCGTTAAATTTATAATATTTATTTTTTAAGTTGATAGTTATTGGTTCTTTTGATTCAAATAATAAAATATTATCTGGTTTAAGATCAGCATGTAAAAAATTATTACAACATGGTAGTTCATAAATCTTAATATATAAAAGAGCCATTTGTAAAAATATAAACCTTACATAATGTATTATTGATTTAAATCCAAATTTTATAGCTAATTTGTTATCTATTTTATCTGCAGAATATAATGCCAATGGAAATATTATAATATTTCCACGTTCATATTCATAATTTATTCTCTTTTCATGTTCGAAAAAATTAATCATGCGATTAAAATGATTTATAATATTTAGGTTACTGTTTATAACAGCTGGATAAAAATGTGAAAGTAATTTAACAAATTTGATATTATCTTTTCGTTCATTAAATAATTTCAAAAAGAGTTTAATAGAAGATTTAAGAGATAACTCAACACCATCCATAGTTTGTATTAAAAGTATCAACATATTGAGAACTCTTTTATATAATATATATAAAAATCGTAATTTATAATTTAGGCCCATAGATAAGGCACATACTATTAAATTTTTTTCGTCTCCTCTTAGATTATTATATAAAAATTTTGGTACTGTAAACTCTGCAGTGGTTTCTATTGGACTATATAATTTATTTGCTTCAAAGACAAATTTTACAACATAATTATCTATTTTAAAAACTATACCATATCCTCCGGTAGATATATGATAAAAATCATCGTTTATTGGATGGAACCTAGTATCTTTTTCTTGAAAAAATGATGAATTTACATAGTCTCCTTCTGCTATTTTTATTAGTGTCTCTTTATTAAAATTTTTAAAATAGTTTACTAACCTAACTGTTGGAATCCAGTTTTGATGAAGATCTAATTGAGACATAATATTGTTAAAATATATGCAATCTCCTAATATAATAGTATCAGTCTTATTAGGAGATGACCATTGATATTCTGGAGATAAATCACTATTAACACCCATTTATTGTGTAAAAAGCCCTAATTTACAAACTAAAATCAATGTTTGATAACGATATACAATTGCTTATAATATCGTCCTTATTGTTGCTATTCTAATATTCTTAATTGATTGAGTTATATATATATGTTTATATATTCTATATCTTCTTTATGATAGATTTTAACATAACAATCAAATTTTTTATTTCAAGTACAAGCGTATTAATATTACTATATATCTTATTGAGGTCTTTTTGAATTATTTCATGTAAAGTATCATTAACGATATTATTATTTTTATTACAATAATTAACAAATTCTGTGAGTAAATACGCGTTAGTATATAATGACTCTAGTTGTATTTTATATACGATTATTGAATCGATATATTCTATAATATTTGAACGGTTCAACGATAATTTTGTAGAAACAGATGAATTCATATTTGATAACAATGGTTTAATAATAAACCCATTTCTATGAACTTTTTGTAGGAGACAATGAAACAATCAAATACACCACATCACCTCCTATTTGTGGTAGAAATTGCACTCCTCTAGTTGATCTACTAATTATTGTGTCACCATGTTTTATACTATTAAAGTGACAGATGTTCCTGGAATATGAATACCAGAAATTCCTTCATTTTTTAAACATATTGTAGCCGTAAATCCTCCACTATATGTCCAATATATAAAGCCCCTTTTACAAAACCATATCCATGTATTAACTTAACCATAAAACAATTTGTTGGTTCAAAGTTTCCATCTCTATCAGTTATAGAATCTAATTTATTATACGGTATATATACTTTTTTATTTCATACTTAACATTATCATCGTTCTTAATTTCATAATCGTTATCTATAAGAATCTATCTATAATATAATCAACTTGCATTTTAGAAATAAACACATTATCAACTATTGTATTTCCTTGATTATTAGTTTCTACATAACGGTTCTTTATTTTTTATCTGATGATACTACATGATTCGTAATATGATTTAATAAAACAGGTGTTTGTGTAGTGTTTATATTTAACTTCTTTGTATGTTTATTTTTTTTATATCGTATAGGAATACAAAACCCCATAATTTATACGACCAATAATAAAAAAGTTATCTTTTTATTTTATTTTATTTGTTATACTTGATACATGAAAGATAGTCATTATTTATATGCTTATATGAATCACTAATATATATTTCTTTATAATTATACTTTAATATATACTTTTCATCTATAGATGATATTATTGTATTAATATATGCTCTACAATAACTAACAACAAAAGCATAAAATGGTGAGATTAAACTATCTACTATTGTATTTATTTCCATATTTATAAGTCTGTTTAATAACTTTTTATTTATGTAAGTGTTTAATGTATTCATTATTTTAATATTATCATCTATATAATCTTTAAGATTAGGAATTGTTTCATCCCATTGTATTGCACCTAATTCTGTAATATTATATCCTGATCTAATAGCTGTTTCTATATCAACGGATGTTAATACAACATCAAATGATTCAAAATCATCATCGTAATAAATAACAGGTTTATAATTTCTATTCGGTAATGTAACTTTACATAATGCTATATATAATTTTCCCTCTGTTCCCTTTTTAACATATCTAGGACGACCAAAAGGATATTGTTTAGAAGAAACTAAATCAATAATAGATTTTATTGTATACTTATAATATGATTTATTATAATTATTATTATTATTAATCATAATATAATCTAAACATATGGATGATGATACAAATCTTGAAGCATTTTCATTAACTGGATAATATATTCCAATCTGTTCATTTTTAGCGGCATTATACATGATACTAGTTAAAACCATATCCTCTATAGTACGGAATGAACATAATTTACATGGGTTTAATAACATTTCTAAAGCTGTACATTGTGTATCATATGCTGTATATAATGATTTAACATACAATATTGATTCTTTAACAATTGTTTTAATGTTATCCCTTGTATCTGATTTTTTAATCATATCAATAGGTTTATTATACGGTTTAGTGCCCCAATTATAGCAATATTCTTGAAACCGTAGACCACAAGAAAATTTATATACATCTATCCAAATTACTTTATATCCTGTATCTGAGATTATCGTATTATTATATATTTTCCAACCACTATTAGTAGGCCAATAAGCAGTTAATAACGGTATATCAAATAAATTATTCATAAATCCAACAAGTATAATAGTGTTTGTGTTTATCATAATATCATTAATCCAGTTTATAAATTCTATAAGTAATGCATTAACACTTTTGAAATTTATAAATGTTGGTCCAGGATATATAGATATCATATATGGTATTGGTCCATTTGTTATCGATGCTCCATGAACAGCTATAGAAAACACCTTATTACATTTTTGATCATATGATAATAAACTAGACCATAAATAATTTTGAGCAATGTTCTCTATATCAAAATACAACAAGTCAATTTCTGGTCTAGTATATTTTTCTATGTTCTTAATCCATATATAGTGATGACCTATATGTCCAATAACCATAGTATCAACTATGGTTTTATTACCTATATTTTTTTTACAGTTTCTATAATCACTAAATTTTATAAATCTATAACAAGAAAGACCTTTTAATGATAACCATTCATTTATCTCAGATATAGAATCTGTATCACATATATTATATTCTTCTAATACTACAGATATATCTTCTTGTTCTAGAGCACGTTTTCTTAATATACTAATCAATGGATAACCTGAAGTCTTTGGAGAATAATAATCATCAGTTTCTATTTCATTCATAAATAATCTATTTATTGGACTTGTTGGAAGAACCCTCAATCGTGTACAATGTGTTAATCCTATCACTTCCAATTTTGTCATATCTACCAATGATAACACATTTTCAAAATTGTCATAATGACATATAATACCATTCCCATCTTCATGTCTAGCTAGAATCACATAACTATGTAAATATTTTCTTAATATATTTATTTTTGTAGGATCGGTTGATTGCAACAATAACTTAATTTTATCCAACATGTTACTTTTAATTGGTATATTTACAATATTTCTATTTTTTAAAATTTTAATGATTTACTATGTGTAGATGACCAATCTCTTTCAAATATTTTCTTTGCCTCATTTACAATATTTTTATCAACACAGTTAAAGCTAACAAATCCGTGATTTTGATAATGTGTTCCGTCAAAATTAGCTGATGTTATATGAATATATTCATCATCAATTACTAACAGTTTTGTATTATTTTGAATTGTAAAAACCTTTACTTCCAACTCGTTCTTTGAACAGAGGACATCTAAACTCTTTGCAGTTGCCATAGAATATGCATCATTCTTATTCCAATTACCTATTAACAATCTAACCTTGACTCCTCTATTTATGACAGCTTCAACAATTGCATTATAAATATTTGGCCAATAATGACTATTTCCGTTATTCATACGAACAGTAGGAACAATTGCTAGATGTTCTATATCAATACTATATTTTGCTGAATTAAGCTTACTAATAACAATGTCAGCATCCAATGTTCTAGAATATCCCAATAGGTGTTCTGGAGAATCTGTAAAGAATACTCCACCTATAGGATTATTAATATGATATGCTGTACTAACCGGCAAACAAAAAGCCATAGAGCATAAGTTAAGTAATGATTTATTTGCGCTATTAAATGCTTTAAATGTATCAAATCTTCTACGAAGATCTATTGCCAGAGATGGATAATCTGAATATATACCCAAAGTTTTTATAGTATTGATTGATCCTCCTGTAAATGACGCATTTCCTAAATAACATCTTTGATCATCTGATACCCAGAAGCATCCCAACAATATTCCTAGATTATTAGTCTTATCTATATTAATAGTAATAAATTCAATATTATTAGAATATTCTTGTAAAGATGCTACATTCTTCTTTCCCTTTTCATCAATAACAATAATTACTTTAATTCCTTTTTCAGATGCCTCTTTTAGTTTATCAAATATTAATATACCACCATTTGTGCTAAGGGGGTTACAACAAAAAGACGCAATATAAATATATTTTTTAGCAAGTGAAATTATTTCATCAAAACATTCAAATGTTTTCATATTATTGGATCTAAAGTCCATATTTTCTGGCAATGTTTCGACTAATCTACATTTGGCACCTGGAGGAACTGTCGAAAATGGCCACATTTAGTTAATATAAATATTACTGAATATAACTATTTAACGAATCAAGAATAATATCTAATATTGAAATAGTGTCCATATTAATATCATTTGTAATATCATCAATAGCCATATTAATAGAATAGAGAAAATTATTCAACTCTGTTCGTAGTTCAATATTATCATCATTGTTAATATCATCAACAAAATTGTTTAATAGATTGTTAAACTCTTCATCTGTAAGATTTTTAATTATAAATAACATATTTAATAGATCATCAAATGTAATATTCATATCTTCATGTGTAATATCATTTAATTTAGATATTAAAGTATCGAATGATGATTTAACAATATCATAATTATCATTTAGTGTATTGAGAAAACAAATAATATTATTAATATCATTATCTGTTAGATTTTTAATCATATTATATGCATCACTTGTTATGGTTATAATATTATAAATATTATTAGGTATATCATCACCATTTTCTATAATGGAGATGATATTATTTAACTCACTAGATAGTAGTATACTATCTTCATCATAAAGTGCTATCTCCTCCATAATTGGTATATAATTTATAGAGTATATTTTCAATATAGAAGCAACAGCTCATTTTCTTCATCTATTTTTTTATCTTCTTCCTTTTTATCCTTTACATATATAAACATATCCAGAACATTTGATACTATCCCAATAATAGACACCACAACGGATAAACATATAGCTAATTGAATAATCATTTAAAAAAATAATATATTATTTAAGATCATTCTATTTCAAATTTATGTTTCCAAAAATTCTTTATACGTAATCCAATAATAATATATATAGATTCTTTAGTAGTTGGAATAAATAAATTAAAATTTAGACTGTTGTTATCACCATCTTTATTTGAAACACAATATTTACATTCTTTCTGTTGTTTTATTGCCTCATTAATACAATGTATTACAAATCCAGGAAGAAGATACTGAAATTGAGGCTGTTGAAAATGAAATGGTGAATATAATAGCTCAGGTAATGTAAGTACATGGTCGTTTATTTTGATGCTTTTTGATATAGTAATTTTATTATGTGGAATATATCGTGGTTTATCTAGCTTAACAAAACATCTATTAGCTAATATACATTTATCTGTCTGATTTATTGTAACTTTATTCATATTTTTAAAAGGTTTCAATTTTAACAATCCATCAACTGTATGGATTTCCATTCTTAATTTAGTCGACCCCACAATACGATTCTTTTCGTTTCATTTTTTATATTAAATGACCATTTTGTCAATATTTGAACATATTTCATCTACTTGATACCTACATTTATCATCTTTATACATTTTAAGTTTATTTATAAAACGTTTAAATCTTGATACAGTTGATATATTTTTTTTATAATTTATACTATTTAGTACAGAGGACACCCAAATATTATTAGAATTAATAATTGATAACAATATATCTACACTTTCAAAATTTGAATAGATAAATTCAGATATAATATTTTTATTACATGTTTTCATGTTCATTAACAATATGAGATCTTTGATCTTTTTACGATTACAAGATCTAATAACTGATTGAGATCGTCTAAAAGATGGGGGATATCCATCGAATATTAAAGAATCCTTTACAAAATGCATTATAATATTATTAGATCTATACATCATAATAATATTATAAAATTTACCCACTGAAATATCAATTTGTTTTACTCTATAAAATATTAAACCATCTATTTCATTATTTGTTATTATATCTTTCCATTTATCTACTAGTAAAGTATTTTCTGAAATATAACCAATATTATCTATTTCATATATTATATCAAAAGAATGATATTTACAATAATTACGACAAACAGTTCTCTGAAAATATATAGACGTATCAAATAGAGATGATATACTTGTTATAATCACAACTTTCATATTTTATATAATACTTAAATCAATAATAGTTTTTCATTTTGTTTGTATTTTTTTCTATACTATAAATGAATTCTTATTTTAATACTACACCTTTTTATATCAACACACTTGAAGGAAAGTATCTAGTCCTAAAGGCTGTAAAAGTATGTGATATTAGAACAGTGGAATGTGAAAGTAGTAAAGCATCCTGTGTTCTTAAAGTTGAGAAACCGACATCACCTTCTTGTGAACGAAGAAGCTCGTCACCAGTTAAATGTGATCGACAAGCTAAACAAGTTCCATTTATGAGAACAGATATGTTACAGAATATGTTTAATACAAATAGAGATACTGTAGCATCTCGTTTATTGTCCTAAAACACTATTATATCTTTTTCAATATTTATAAATCCATGACGTCCAAGTTTTTTATCTCTATCAATATGTGAGTATATTGGAATTTTATCTCTATACATTAAAGAATTTAAAAGATCCGATAATGCATGTAGATATTCTCCACCTGTCAACATTTGATACAATAATATATGGGCACATATTCCTCTTTCAGTGATTTCATGTACCTTATTCTTATCACTTAAAAGAATAGTATTAGAAAAGTAAGTGTACATTGTATCATTATGAATAAGATATACAGAATTAGTAAGACTTTCGAAATCATAAGCCGTATCAGCATTCATATCTAATATATCACTAGATAAAGAATTTTCGTCTAAATAAACAAGACATTTTTTAAAACTAAAATATTTTTTCGTAAAAACAGTAACTATACGTTTTTTTTGGTTAATAATACATTTCATAGGCATATTATTACATTTACCATTCAATATTATTCCATGTGTGTGTTTTACATAACTCAACATAGTTGATAACCTTGAAGAAAATTTGTTTATATCTTTTGACAAATCTTCTAATCTATCCAATTGTGAAAACATTTTTAACATGTTTAATAATTGGAAAGTGGGATCAACTATATATATGTTATCTATATAAATTTTTGGAATTATATACATGGTATCTTGTCTAATATTAAAGCTATCAATAATATGATTATCGTTTTCATCCTTTACAACCATATAATTTCGTAGATATGGTATTTTACTTAACGTAATATTTTTTCCTGTAATAAATTTTATCAGAAACGCTAAGTCTATAAGAAATGTTCTTGAGTTTGTTTGTAATATATCAATATCACCATAGTTTATATTTGGATTTAATAAATGAAGAGAATATGATCCATAACAAATACAGCTTTTATTATGTCTTCTAAGATATTCTTCCATTAATTTATTAACATTTTTTACTAATGAAGACACATTATGACGTCCCATATTTTTTGATTTATCAAGTATTGCGATGTTCATAGAATTTAGTATATCCATTGCCAATTCTTCTATTACTGTAAAATCATAAGATATTTTAGATGATATAATATCTGGTGCTGGTATAGTTAATATACCCATTACATCGGTGTATGTAGAAACAAGTACAGATTGTAATTCTATAATAGTAAATATTTTTCGTATAATGAACGTATGTTGTTGTTTATAAAAGTAATTTATTATACGATCTTTAATATCAGAAGGTGATGATTCTATATCTGAGAAAAATCTTTTTTTATTCTTTTTAACTAATGCAATGAAAATATCTGTATTAAATGCCATTATTCTTTGTATATTTTTTACTTGTGATTTTAACATATGATATTCATTAATAGATGGTTTTCTATCTAAATATGTAGATATTATATTAAGAGTGAGATTGGTTGTCATTGCTAGGATTTAAAACTCTGATTATTGTCTAATATAATCTCTATACATACTTTTTCACACAACAACAAAGTGTTTGTTAATGATTTTTTTTTTAGAAATATAAAACTTGAATCAGTTGATACTCTGTTTTTCAATTTATCTAATTCTTTACAAGCGCCAGATACTTTATCAGTGATTACTTCATTAATTTTCAGTCCTCTATAGAACATATCCAATATTGATATTATAAACTCTTCATTTTTATTAGAGTATTTAATATATCCTATAACTATATATACGAACAATGTACTAATTAAACAGTTTATAGCTGCCTGATAATTAGATAATGTATATTCTAATTCATATTTATTAGATAATATTATACCAAGATTTTCATATTCTATGAATTCTTCTGAAAATAGATCAAGAATAGATACACATTCTATTTTTTGAGGATTAGTATAGTCATTTCCTTGTATTATATCTACAACTGGTGTCCATGATATATATCTATATGGGATATAAAATATACCATATGATGCTAGTCTTGCTATATCAAATATTTGTAATTTGATTCTTTTTTCATCGTTAATATTAAGTTCTTGTGGATTAAATTTAACAAATACTTGATTTGTATATTTTTCATATGTAATATTTTTCATGTTTAATGTTTTTAATCCAGGAATAGAATGTATTTTAATTAATGTTTTAAAAAAATTATTATCTAAGGAATCAAAATATAATAATCTTTCAGTCTTCTTAAAACATTGAGTTGTATTGTATTCTTTAAATGGAATAGGTCTCTTAATTAATTTATAATTATAACATAATAGATATTGTATACTACACACTATATATGGGTAGAACATAATAGCTCCTTTATTATTATCCATAACCTGGAGCAAATAATAACTTGCATTTTTCGACAATGGATACTCAAACATTAATTTTCTCATCTTTTCTGGACAGAATCCGTATTTTTTAACATATAATGTAATCAAATGATGATGTTTATTATACCATTTAGTAGAGAATGTATAATCTGTTATTGGATCTGCTCCTTTTTCTAGTAATGTATATATATCTATTTCATCTAGAAACTCAACAATATCAACATACTTCATTTGAATACACATAACCATAACCAGTGTAGAATGTATAGGAAGAGATTTTATACTAACATGTTTTTTTGATTCACAAACTATTCTGATACATAACTCTTCTGTTAATATATGATCTGGAATATAATCTATTATCGATGCTAGAAGATCTATATTATTTTTATCAATAAGTATATTGATTATAAATTCTATATACTTATTATAATATCTTATATATTTTATTATATGTTCCAACTCAGTATCTGTTATTTTTATATTTGTTATATCTGTAACATTGTTAAAGAATATATTTGCATAAATTCCTAAGTCATCTATTCTGTCAGATAAAAACTCTTCAGCATATGATATATAATACTCAATTTTTCCCCTCTTTATATCATTAATGATAAAATTTTTTACACGATCATCTGATAGGTGATCTATATGTACCATATCTAATAAGTGAATTGCATCTCTGGGTCTAATAACAGCCATTAATATTTCAATGATAACTTCTGGAACTAATTCATCTAATATGCCATAATTAATAGGAGCTATTCCATATATATCTAACATATTTTTAAGAAAATCTGGAGTAAATGTTTGGTGTTCATATATTGCTTCATACATGAAATGGTCTCTTCTAATAATATTAATTGCTAAATCTTCTGGTAAAATATAACTCATCCTATATATACTATGTTTATTTAGAAATGATAGTATATGATTAGTTATTGATGTTTTGTTATTAAATCGTTCGTGTATATAACGTATATCATCATCAGATATAATCATGTAATATATACATTTAATAATTAAATCTTGATTCCCAGTTTTTAGTATAATATTTTTGTGATATTGTATATGTGATTCAAATTTTTCAATATTTTTCAATTTTATTAAAGCGGATAATAAATCTATTGGTTTTACAACATTTGGTTTAAATAGATATAATTTTTCTGGAATGATATCTACAACACTATTATACATTCGTTTAGGTAAATATATAGGATGAAATCCTTTTTTAGTAAAATCTATAGCAATATTAACTGGTATATAACCAAATGCTTTTGTTATAGAACCACAATTATTCTTTATTAATGAATTATATATTTCAGTGACAGATATCATTTTTGATGAATATATAAAGAATATGTAATATATACTTGTATTTTATTTATAAAAAAATGTTAAAATTTTACCATAATATTTTCAAAAAGTTTATCAACTGCATTTTTGGCTGCTTTATTTTTGGCTTCCTTTTTAGTTTTTCCTTCTGCCATCTCGAAACGTCGTCCATCAATCGTAACATATGCATAGAAAATCGGATTATTAGATTGTCCAGATGAATCAATAGAATAAAATGCTGTTCTATTAGTAATTTGACAAAATTCATTAATCACTGTAATAGGATTTACACCATTCCAATCAACCAGTTTCTTGTAAGGAATCATATCTTCCATTAGCATACATGATCTTTTATATTCATCACTTATATATGGTTGTTCTCTAACTGGTGGTTTTGGTGGTGTATTATCATCTGTCTCGGTGTTACTTTTATTTAGAGACCATTTAGGTGGAGTTTCTGGAGTACTAATTACTCCACCATTACTCTTAATATTATACAATGTACTATTGATAATTTTCTTTTCCATATTTAGACGTCGTGAAAGTTCTAGAGCTGTAATACCAGTATCCAGTTTTTCTAGTTCAGAAATAATGATATCAATATTGCTATCATTAGATGATGTGGTAGTCATTATTATTAGTAAAAATATTAGTATCATTTATCAATTTTATTCATCATCCGGTGGATCATCATTTCTGTCGAATGTTATTCTTTCAATCTCATCAATTGGAGACACTGGTTCTGGAGACTCTGGAGGAGAATTACTATTATCGGGAAGAATATCCGTTATATCAACGTGTTCATCATTATATGTACTAACACGATTACCTGATTGTATCCGAAACTTTGGTGGTTTAAAATGTTGTTTACAATCTCTGCACGCATGTCTAACAAGAGGAGGTTCATCCGCTGCCCTGGTTTGAATCATCATAGGTGTGGTATTCTTACTCTTACAGTTAGGGCATTGAATATTATGCTTCTCATCAAGTACATTAAAATATTTATCATAATTAATATCAGATATTTTATCTATGTCATAACAAACTCCACCCTTTATGCATTTTATTCCAAATAATATATATCTAAGAAATTCTTTTTCGTTTCCACTAGTACTCTTAATAATATCACATATATCTCTATATTCTACGTTTGTATCTATTGAAGGTTTATTCCTGTATGATAATTTATTTTTTGAATCCTTTGAATATTCTATTCCTATATTATTTTTTGATTCAAATTTTGTCTCTTCAATATTTGACTTGGTATTTCCTATATTTTTTATATAATATTTTGAGGATTTTGTAATAGCCCATTTAATTAGATCATCTATCTCTACATCATCAATGTACTTTTTTAATAAATCTTTTATATCTATGGAAGACATAGAACTTATTTTTTCATAAGGTGAATAACTATTAATGGATATATTTTCCATTTATAATCTATATTGATATTTATTATGTTTTATTATAATAATGAAAAAATATATAATATATTCCGATAGCACAATGACGGCTATAAATATGTTTTCAGGAGAAAGTGTATTATCATACACTATTAGATTGTTTTTAAAATTACACAGTGATGATATACAAGATGTAGATAAGTGTCTTAATTCAATTAGGCTTAAACTTTCTAGAGAGTTTCCAGAAGTAAATGATAATTTTATTTGGAATAGAAAATATGTTAATAGTATTTACACATCCAGTGCTTGTCTAAAACTAATTAATGAGAACATACAAAAAAAGGAATTGGAATTAATGGAAATAGAAAAGAAAAAAAATATATACAAAAAAAAGGCTAAGATAATTAAAAATATAAATGAAAAAAATAGATTATATACATCCCATTATAACTCATTAAAGAGTGGATATATAAAATGTCTATCTGTATTGAATAAATTTAGCAGAAGCAAACATGTGCCCAATATTCCAAATATTAAAAAGATTGTAAAATTATTTTCTGATCTATCTACTATATGTAAAGCAGCAAAAAACCCAAAATCATTAGTGTATTCATTGATTCATTACATGTTTCCTGATCTGTTTGGTAAAGATAACAGGTTCATATATTATAGAATTAAACCAAAAAAAAGAACACTTAAACAACTATCCCCTTTCAAAATGAATCTAATTAAGATATTGGTAGAAGATAGATTCTTTCACAATAAGATTATTACATATACATGGGAAAGAATTAGAATAGTTTTAGATAGAATATTTGATAATATGGCAAGTATTAATCAAGTGGATACCATGTATAAACTAAAACCCCTTTATAAAATAAAAATAAAAAATGAAAATGATAAAGCATTTATTAAAGAAATAGTTAGTGAATGTATAACTACACAGGAATTAGTAGAAAAAGTTTTAAAGAGGTTATTTGTTGATATCTTTAAGGATGGGTCATATACATCATATAGACATGATTCTGATGATAATGAATATATACCTCTAGACAAAATTAAATTGGAAATTGTTCATTCTATAGTTGATCCATGTATATATGCACCAAAACATATGTCATATCTAATATGTAGGGAAATGATAAATAAATACTTTGAAAACCCAACCCATATAATTGGAAAAAATATTCAAGAATGTGTTGAGATAGCAAAGAAATCTATATAGGATTTTTTACCATTGTTGATTGTTGTGATAGCGTTTAAGGTAGTAAATAAATATATAAATATATAGTTATAGTAGTTGTTAAGGTAGTAAATAAATATATAGTTATATAGTTTAGTTTTGTTGATTTTATAAATAGAGTAATGGATTTTATTCGTAGAAAATATCTACTATATACTATAGAAAATAATATAGACTTTTTGAAGGATGATGCTCTTAATAAGGTAAATAATTTTACACTTAATCATGTATTAGCTCTCAAGTATTTAATTATAACATTTCCACAGCATATTATTAATAAAAACACCCTTTCAAATGCCAATTTTTTTGTATTTCTTCATATGGTAAGATGTTGTAAAGTATATGATATGGTTTTAAAATATGCTTTTGATTCACCAACATTATATGTTAAATCCTTAATAAAAAACTATATGTTATTCAGTAATACAATACGTACATATAAAGAAATAGTAAATAAGTTAATGAATGATGATATTTTTTTAGAAGTGTCAAAACATGTAAAGGAATTAGGTAATATTATAGGCGTTAATTATGATTTAAATCTTAATCCTTTATTTCATGGAGGAGAACCAATAAAAGATATGGAAATTATATATATCAAACTCTTTAAGAAAACAGACTATAAAAAAGTTAAGAAGCTAGATGTAATTAGATTGATGATTTGGGCATATTTAAGCAAAAGAGACACTGGTATTGAGTTTGATGATAATGACAATCAGGATATATATACATTGTTTCAGAAATCTGGAAGAATAATTAATAGTAATTTAACAGAGACATTTAGAGACTATATCTTTCCGGGTGATAAAACAAGTTATTGGGTATGGCTCAATGAACCTATTGCAAATGATGCAGATATTATTATTAATACCCCAGCTATTCTTATGTATGATAAGATTCTTAGTTATATATATTCCGAATTAAAACAAGGAAGAGTAAATAAGAACATGCTTAAACTAGTATATATATTTGAACCACAAAAAGATATCAAAGAACTTTTGTTAGAAATAATATATGATATACCAGGAGATATTCTATCTATTATAGAATCTAAGAATGATGATTGGAAAAAATATTTTATAGGGTTCTATAAGGAAAACTTTATAAATGGTAAAACATTTACTAGTGATAGAACATTTAACGATGATTTATTTAGAGTAGTTGTTAAGATGGATCCTGAATACTTTGATATTGATAGAATAACATCTATATTTTCTAGTAGTACGAATACAGATATTAAAAGATTCGATGATTTAGATATTAATAACACATATATTTCTAATATAATATATGCTGTTAATGATATAAATCTAATTGTACTTGATGAAATGAAAAATTGTCAAATATTTAATGATGATACAGCATATTATATAAAAGAATATAACACATATCTTTTTTTAAATGAAAATGATCCATTTGTAATTGATAATGGTATGTTAAAGAAATTATCTACTATCCCCCGTACAAGAAGATTGGAATTATTTAGCAAAAATATCTTAAAATATTACTTAGATGGTCAATTGGCTAGACTAGGCCTAGTATTAGAAGATTATAATTGTGATTTGATTCTTGAAATAGTAACACATCTTAAATGTGTGGAAGATTTATCAGCGTTTGTAAAATTTTCGACGCAAAGAAACCCTAGTATACTGCCATCCTTAATTAAAATAATTCTTGCTAGTTATAACATATCATTAATTGTGTTATTTCAAAAATTCCTACAGGATAATTTATATCATGTGGAAGAGTTTTTGTACAAAAGTATTCATTTAACCAAAACAGATAAGGAATATATATTACAGTTAATAAAAAAAGGTAGAACATAAATATGGCAGTAATAGGAGATGTATATGGGACGGCACAACGACGTATAATAGATCAAGAAACATTTTTTACCAGAGATCTAAAACATCCATTAATGAAAAATACATATTTATTTGATAATTATTCATATGGATGGATACCAGAAACTGCTATTTGGAGTAGTAGATATGCAAATTTGGATGCTAGTGAATATTATCCGATTTCGTTAGGACTATTAAAAAAGTTTGAATTTCTTATGTCTTTGTATAATGGTCCAGTACCAGTATATGAGGAAAAAGTAAACACTGAATTCATAGAAAATGGATCTTTCTCTGGTAGATATATTTCGTATCTTCGAAAATTCTCAGCACTTCCAACAAATGAATTCATTAGTTTTTTATTATTAACATCCATGCCTATATATAATATCTTGTTCTGGTTTAAAAATACACAGTTTGATATAACTAAACATACTTTATTTAGATATGTGTATACTAACAATGATAGACATCTAGAATTGGCAAGATATATGTACCAAACAGGTGATTATAAGCCATTATTTAGTCGTTTAAAGGAAAACTATGTATATACTGGTCCATTACCAATAGGAATTAGGACAATAACACATCCTAACTTTAATAATATAATAAACAATCCATCAGATTATGAAACATTGTCTAATCTCAGTGTTCTATTATATTTCACAAAATATGATCCTGTATTAATGTTTCTAGCATTTTATGTACCAGGGTATTCAATCACCACTAAAATAACTCCAGGTGTTGAATATCTTATGAACAAATTAAATTTAACTGTAGATAATATTACCATATTATAAAAATTTATTTGTAAAATATTGGTTTAGTACCAAACATTCTTTGAAAGAATGATATAGACATTTGAGAGCTATTATCTAATAGATTGACAATTTCAGATGCTAATCTCTTAAAATACACCTCATAAAATATTCTTTTATCATTACTCAATTTGAAACTCCTATCTATTATAGTTTCATATGTTTTAATATTTACCAATTTTCTAGTCCATGGTTCGCTTGCGGGACATATATATGCAAAATAATAGCGTTCTCCTAGTTCTATTTTTTCTGTATTATTTTTATTGTATTCTGTAACTAATAACATATTAGGATTATCCACTGATTTATAATTAGAATGATGTGTTCTACTTAACAAGAATAGTTCTAGTGGAGATGTTCTATTTTCAAACTCTGTTTGTAGATCGATATTTAACGACTTAAGAATATCACAACATACTTGTGAAGCGCTCATGTTACCATCTGATAACATTTCAGATATCCTTGTTTTATATACTTTAATCATATTTTTATGAAACTTAGAAACATCCCTTCTAGTTTCACTCGTACCCTTGTTTATTCTCTCAGGTGTTGATAGTGAATTAGATGACGCTGAATATTTCATAGTGGTATATTTCTTCTTTGACTGCATAATTAGATTCTTATATACTGCTTCAAATTCTATCTTAAAATTGTCAAAAAGAACTTTTTCATTTATAATTCTTTCTAATTCTTTTGCTACTTCAATTGATAAATCTACATCTTTAGTATCTATTTCTGTAAATACAGAATCCGTATCTCCATAAACACTGCGAAAATTACAATTATATTCTATTGGTAACAATGTTTTTATTTTATGATTAGTATCTCGTGTATCTTTATAAAATGGATTAATTAATGGATTAGCAAAATTTATAATACCATTAGACAGAGTTGACCCATTTAACACAGATTCTAGATATATTATCATTTTACGACCTATAGATGTGCAGCTTTTTGCAGAAGCATAAGAATATAATGCACTATTTCTATATCCCATTAGTCCATACACAGAGTTAGCTATAATTTTATATGTATATTGCATTGAATCGTATATATCTTTTTCTGTAGATGTTGTTGCGTGTTTCATCATCTTTTTATATTTTAAACGCTCTGTTAAAAATGTTCTTAATAGTCTAGGAATTATTCCTTCTATAGATCTATCAAAGATTGCTATTTCAGAAATAAGATTTGGATACCTAGGTTCACAATATACTGATATATATCTAGGTGGTGGATATTTATGTAACAATAGTTGGTCATTTATTTCTTTTTCTAACTTATTTGTACTAACCAATACACCCACCAATGTCTCTGGTGATAAGTTTCCGAATATGCATACATTGGGATATAAACTATTATAATCAAATATCAATACATTATTCGTAAACATTTTTTGTTTTGGAACAAATACTTTACCTCCTTCATATGGTAATTTTTGCTTTGTATCATATCTAACCAAAATAGTTTTTGTATCAAGTAATGATTTTAATAAGGGACCTTTGATTAATGTACTTGCTTTATATTCAAATATCATAGATTGTGGTAATACATAGGTAGCCGCTCCAGCATCTGTCTTTGTTTCAACACCATAGTATTCCCATAGATATTGACAAAGACATGCATCATGAATACAATATCTAGCCATATCTAATGCTATATCTAAATTATAGTTTCTATACATTTCTGATAAATCAACATCATCCTTTCCAAAGGATAGTTTATATGTAGTATCATTTAATATATACTTACATGATAAAATAACTTTAAATCCTTTATCATATATCTCCTTTTCAATTACTTTACATATAATATCATCATCAATAGTTATATAATTTCCAGTAGAAAGTATACGACCAAATAATTCAGCTTTACCTTTTTCATCTGTTGTATTATCTCCTATAAATGTAATTGTTCCTGATCCCACATCTTCTACTCTAGAAATACAATTAAATGCATTTTTAGAAATAGAATCCAGTTTATATGAATCCAACTTTTCAGATTTTTGAATAAATGTGTAAAGATCAAAAAATATAGTTCCGTTATTATTGTTTACATGGAATGTTGTATTTGCGATTCCACCAACCCCCTTATGACTAGATTGATTTCTCTCATATACAGATAACATGACATGTTCTTTTTTATCAGGAGATTTAAAAATAATTTTTTCTCCTGTTAATAACTCAAGTCTATTAGATATATATCTCAAATCAAAATTATGACCATTGAATGTAACAACAAAATCAAATGTTAATTCTAACAAATGTTTTGATATTTGTAATAGTATAATCTCTGGACATATAACATATTCCTTATTATAATCCATATCTTTTAAAGATGTTATATGTATACATCCTCTATTATTTACAGCATCTTCTATTTCATGAGTAGATAACATCTCTTCATTAATAAGAGTAAATAACCTTCTTATACCACTTAAATCTATATAACAATAACTAATATGAGATATTGGATTAATAAATACAGATGGGAATTTTTTATCAAAATGACATTCTATATCCAGGAATAGGTACGATCTAGGAATATTGAATCTATCTATCTCTTTTATGAAACATCTTTTTATATCATCACAATGATAACATGAACTATTTATCTTTGTTAGATATGTATCATCCAATGAATAACATCCATCGGGTGATATTTCATTAATGATAAAGAACCAAGTAATATTAAGAAATTCATCCATATATATTTTTGAAATATTGCGTTTTTTTGGTTCTTCAATTATCCACATATTGGATATAGATATATTTCTATCATCTATATCTATACTATAACTGACAATTTCTTCTATATTTATTATTTTCATTTCACCTAGTGATTTAGACCTGAAAGCCTCTGGAGAAAGAGAATGATATATATCATCTGTAACAACATAATAGTAATAATACGGAAATCTTATAAATACGGTATCCCCATTCTTACATCTAGCTTTAAGATATAAAAATCGTTCATCGCCTCTGCTCTCAAACCAATTTATACACCGCACATCCATTTTTAGGTTTTAGAAATATATTTTCATTTAAATGAACCCTAAACATTGGGGAAGGGCTGTATGGACAATCATTTTTATTGTATTATCACAAGCTGGTTTAAACGGAGATATCGAGTCATGTAAACGAAAACTATATACTATAGTTACAACACTTCCTTGTCCAGAATGTAGACGACATGCAATGATATCTATAGAAGAAAACAATATTATGTCAAGTAATGATTTGAATTATATTTATTATTTTTTTATCAGATTATTTAATAATTTAGCATCTGATAAAAAATATATGATAGATATTAATAAAGTAAAACCTCTTTTATAAAAATTATATACTTAATCCATTATAAAACTTATGTGTCGATACTACAGAAACGATACAATACCCATCCTTAGAAAATATTCTCGAAGGCATTGATTCTGTAATAACAAATTCCACACCAATTACTTTATCATAATCATTAATGAATAATAAATTTTCATCAAATACATAATATTCATTATTAATTATAGAAACAGAACCTTTATCACATTTAAAATAAAAAATATTTTTATCTTTAACGACTAGATAAAATTCTGATTGTTCTATATCAATATAATCACTCAATATATTGATAAAATGTTTCACAGCATATGATACATTTTTACACTCATCTTCTTTAATATATAATTTCACTCTACCAGAATCTGTTTCTAAAAAAATATTAATCAACTCCATTTATATCATCAAGTATTATTGATATAACATTAAATGCTAAATCATATAAATAAGTTGTAATTATTCCGTGTTCGTTCATATTATATAATTCATATTCTATTTTTTTATCAACATCTACATGATGAAATAAAATACCACATGATTCTATAGAGGTATTTAAAACTTTAGATACGAATTCTCTTACATTTTTAGTGTTATCCAATATTACAACTCTATAATAAACCGTTGATATAATATATTCTATTATAGTATTAAAGAAGATAACTATTTTAGCATATTGATCATTTAAAACATATATAGAATCTATCATAAGTTTATAAGACGGAGTTTCTGTAATATTTACAAGAGTTTTATATATATCCTTTCCACAAACTAATATATTAGACAATTTAATATTTTTTAACAACATAGGTAATCGTTTTCTTTTATTTTCGTTATACATAATATCAATCAATGGTCCCCAACAATTAAACCCAACAATATTCTGGTTTATTTTTCCATGTATTGCATATCTACATAAGTCATATAATCTAGATAATAGTCCATCATCTGTAAATAAATTTGCATTAATGCTTTTTAAGTCTTTAAAGAACAATGAAGAACATCTAAAACATTTACAATTTATAATATCATTATTACTAGTTACTGAAGACAAATAACTAAATATCTTTTTATGATTATGTAATATCTTAGTATATATTTCATTCATTGTATTTCTTGATACTTTAATATTATTATTGATCATAGGTTTCCAATCTTTTATAATTTTTAACAATATTATTTTTGTATTTATATTTATGGATGATATAATAATTCTTCTAACAATACAAGGATTCTGATATGTTGAAAGTATTGTTTCGATATCATGAATACTTAGCTTCTTTCTATTATTATCTATATATTTAAGAATATCATCTAGAGAATCTTTTTCTTTTTTAATTACACTAGATTTAAATGAATGTTTTTTAAATCTACTACGTGTTATATTTTTTACACTCATAGGTATACACGTGGGATCAGTTTGTCGAAAAATTTTAGTAAATTCTTTATCTTTTGCATCATAATACGATATATTATATTTAATAAAGTCTCTTTCATCATTAGATAGTGTATTTATGTCAGTTTTATATGTGAATCCAAACATCGCAACTGTTTTTATTTTGTATTCGTTTAATAGATTACTATTTGGTATAACAGATACTAAGTAAATATTTAAACTATCATATAAATTTGGTAAATTTTTATCAATAAACTCTTTTACAGAATTTATAAATTCGGGATTGTATTTTACATCAGAATGTATAAAATTTATAATATCATACATTGGATATTTTTTTATTAATTTAAAACATTCACAAACATCATAAAGTGTGTATAAAATATTATGTAAAGGTGGTATGTTAAAATTATCTGAAATATATAGAATAGTTGATAAATTTAAATTATTTACTATAGAGTATACATGAATAACATCTTTTATAGAAAGATCTTTAACAACATCAACTATCTGAGTAAGAGATAAAGAGATTTTAAACGTAATTAAAGATGGATTAATTTTTAAAATATGTACCACATTAATTATATTTTCATTAACAATCCATTCTATATCACTGGATAATAAAATATTAAATTCTAACATAAATTTTATAACATTTAGACCAGACACCATTAAAGATTTTTTATGATATAGTATTATCTCTTCTAGATAATTATCTAACCTACATAAATTTTTAAACACATTTATAATATCAATGACTTTTACTATTTTAGGAGAAAAGAATCTAATGTTCATAATATCAAAACGTATAGCATCATTGTAAAGTGATTCTGGTAAAAATCCATGTAATCCATATTCCAATAATATATATTGGTGTTTTTTGGATAATTTTTCTATCTTTAGTTTTTTTGATATGAATTTTTTAATAGCCTTTCTTGCGGATTTAGGATACATGAACATCCTGTAGTAAATTTGTATAATATTATTTTTTCATTAATAATACTCTGTACGAATGATTTTCATAGACTTAAAAATATTATCTAGTTCATTCATACTGTCAAGATCTAACAGATCATTATATCCACCGATACATTTTTTCCCAAAAAATATTCTGGGTAAAGTTTTTTCACCTGTAGTTTTTTCAAAATATTCACGTAGTTCATATTCTGGATTAAAAATATCAATATCAATAATTTCATACGCTCCCTTTTTAAAATTATATCTATTTAATATATCTAATACATTCCTACAATATGGACATGTTTGTTTAACAAAAACAGTGATTTTATTTTTATTAAGTTTTTCTTTTACAAACCGTTCCGCCATTTTATTTAAATATTTAATTATTTAATATCATGTATCTAAAGATGTATCATTAATATAAGGACGTATATAACTGTAAGATAACCAAGTACAAAACATGAAGGCTATAAAAAACATAACAACCGTTATCATATTTATTAGATATTTTATTCAGTATTACTAGCTAAAGTAATATTAGGCACTGTTAAACATTCAACTACTCTAGAAACATTAACTCTTTCATTATCTTTAATAAATTCTGCAATTTCTTCGTAAAAAGAATCTTGAAACCTTTTAGAATATCTGTCTATTCTAGATGAAATAGCATTTGTCAACATACTATGTTTTGTATAAATAAATGAACCAACTCGTACAGTTTCAAGTGATAGAATATCTGCAATTACGGGATCTTTTAAAACTACATAAATAGATGAATCATCCTTTTTAGTAACTCTAGTAAAATAATCATACAATCTAGTTCTTGAAATTATATTATCTTTAACCTGTGGTGATCTAAACAATCTAGTTTTAAAAATATCAATTAATTCATCCGGAATAATATACATACTATCTTTAATAGAAATTTTTTCATCCAATTGAATAGCCTCATCTTTAACTAGTTGATTCATAAGCTCTTCTATCTTATCATTTTCTAGATGATATGTATTACCTCTAAACGAAAACTTTGTAGCAATTCTTTTTAGTCTAGATGATAATACTTTAACATCACTAATATCGATATACAAAGGCGATGATTTATCAATCATATTAAGAATTTTTTTTTCTATATCCGTTAATATCAATTCTTTTTTTCCCGTTTCGTCTAGTTTTCCATCTTTTGTAAAAAAATTATTTTCTACTAAACTATTAATAAGACTAATAAGAATACCCCCATAATTAGAAAGTCCGAATCTTTTAACAAAACTACTTTTTACAAGATCTACTGGAATACGTGTTTCTGGTTTTTTAGATTGCGATTTTTTTTTCTGTGGACATTTTCTTGTAACCAATTCATCAACCATTTCATTGATTTTAGATGTAAAATAAGCCTTTAGTGCACGCGCACTAATACTATTAAAAACTAGTTGATTATCGAATTCTGCCATTTATTGTCACAAATAAACTTTTAAATATAGAAATATCAATAATATAACTATTATAATAAAAATTAATACTATCCATATATTAAATTTATTAGTTCTAGATTTTTCTTTCTTATCATCACTAATAACTGATTTTACTATATTTATAAAATCATTTAGATCCTCCTCTGATGAACTAGTAAATACACCAAATGTAGCTGCATATAACTTATCCATTTATAGATTGAATAATGGGTCCTTTCCTTCATCTTCATCATCTTCATCATCTTCATCATCTTCATCAATATTTAGTACACCAACATTGCGTACAATATCATCTTCAACACTTTCTGTCATTGATACACGTTCACAATCTCCTGAAATATTAATTACTTTAGCTATTATATCACGTTCCATAATTATCTTCTTAAGTGCAAAAGTAACCTTTGTCTCGTTTCCAGATCTATAAAATACAATAGGTGTAATAATCAGCCTTGCAAGTTGTTTTTCTCGTTTACTCAAAGAATCCAATTCATCATCATTTATAGATTTAACTACTTGTTGACCACCGTAAATATACTCAACTACTGATCCATTCATTTTATTAATAAATATACAACCATCTTTAAATGTTTTTTCTATAATATTATCAACAGAAAGACTTGTAAGTGAGTTGGGTATACGTTCTTTGTTTTTAATATTTGTGTATATAGCATCCAAAAGTTGATACAACATAGGACTAGCCGCTGTAACCTTTACTTTTATAAAATATTCTTCATCTTTACCTTTTGTTTTATAAATCTTGGTTTCGCCCTCTATCATAATAAAACTAGAGGTCATTTTATCAGCCAATTTATCAACAAGATTTATGGATATAGTAGAACAACTAGGATATTGAGATGAGTTCAATATAACTGATTCTATACATTTGATATCTGATTTACTAATAGATTTTGTAAATTCGATAATATTTGAACATGTTTTTATATCATCTGATGTATTTTTTGCGATATCACGTTTCTTAGATGTTTTATTCATATTGAATATAATTTGTTTGTTTGTGTAATTATAGTTATTTATTTTCACTTATTTTTATATATTAAGAACTACATGATGTGCATATATTATCATTGCATGTTTTATTGGATAATTTGTCTTTTTCCACAGTAAACTTAATTGGATTACTCGCTGATTTTGTTCGTAAATAATACATACCAGTCTTTAAACCTAAACTCCATCCATAGAAATGCATACTAGTTAATTTAGAATAACTAGGTTCTGAAATATGAATATTAAGAGATTGACTCTGATCAATAAATGCACCTCTATCAGCTGCCATATCTAAAATAACCCTTTGTGGTATCTCCCATACTGTTTTATAAATTTGTTTAATGTCTTCTGGGAGATTAGTATTTTGAATAGATCCTCCGTTTTCTATAATTTTGTTTTTTAATTCATTTGACCAAAGTTTTCGTTCAGTTAATGTTTTTAAAAGATGAGGATTAACAATTTGAAATTCTCCAGATAGTACTCTACGGCTATATATATTACTTGTATATGGTTCTATAGATTCATTATTTCCAAAAATTTGAGCAGTTGATGCTGTAGGCATGGATGCAACTAATAAGCTATTTCTTACTCCATATTTTTGTATCTTTTTTTTTAAAAGTTTCCAATCCCAAAGATCTGATGGAACAACATTCCAAAAATCATATTGAAGAATTCCTTTACTTATCGGAGAACCATTATATGTTTTATAAGGACCGTATAGTTTAGCGAGTTCACAACTTGCTTCCAATGCACTATAATATATTGTTTCAAATATTTTTATGTTTAGATTCCTTGCTTCTGATGATTCAAAAGGATAATTTAAAAGAATAAATGTATCTGCCAATCCTTGAACACCAATACCAATTGGTCTATGAGTTTTATTAGAAAACTCAGCTTCTGGTAATGGATATTTGTTTATATCTATAATTTTATTTAGATTTCTAACAATAATTTTAACAATTTCTCTTAATTTATTAAAATCAAACTTGTTATTTATAACAAACCTATTAAGTGCTATAGATGCTAGATTACATACAGCTACCTCATTTGGATTAGTATATTGTATTATTTCAGCACATAGATTACCACATTTGATAGTACCCAAATTTTGATGATTATTTTTTTTGTTACATGCGTCCTTGTAAAGCATAAAAGGTGTTCCAGTTTCTATCTGAGATTCAATGATAGATTTCCAAACAGTCCTAGCCTTTATAACAGCTCTAGCTTTATTATCATGTTCGTATTTAGTATATAACTTCTCAAATTCATCCCCATACACATTATCTAACCCAGGACATTCATTAGGACACATCAATGACCAATCCTCATCATTTTTTACTCTAGTCATAAATATATCTGGTATCCAAAGAGCTATAAATAAATCCCTAGTTCTTAGTTCTTCATTGCCACTATTCCTTTTAAGTTCAAGAAAGTCCATTATATCAGCATGCCATGGTTCTAAATATATTGCCATTACACCTGGTCGTTTATTACCTCCTTGATCTATATATCTGGCAGTATTGTTATAAACTCTTAACATTGGGACAATACCATTTGATATACCATTGGTTCCCGAAATATAACTTCCACTAGCTCTTATATTACTAATTGAAATACCTATACCACCTGCCATTTTAGATATTAGAGCACACCGTTTAAGGGTATCATAAATTCCTTCTATACTATCATCTATCATATTTAATAGAAAACAACTAGACATTTGCGGATGACAAGTTCCTGAATTAAATAATGTTGGAGATGCATGAATAAACCATTTCTCTGATAACAATTTATATGTTTCAATAACAGAATCTATATCCCATTGATGTATACCTATAGATACACGCATTAACATATATTGAGGTCTTTCAACAATTTTGTTATTTATTTTCAAAAGATATGATTTTTCCAATGTTTTAAAACCAAAATAGTTGTATGAAAAGTCGTTATCATTAATAATTGATGAATTTATTCTTTCCTTATGTTTATATACTACATCCATTACATTTTTTGATATAATTGATTCCTTGTAAAGATCTTCTACAACATCACTAAATATTTTTTTTGTTTCTTTATGAAGATTAGATATAGATATTCTAGCAGCTAATATAGCATAATCTGGATGAATTGTTGTACATGTACTAGATATTTCTGCTGCTAATATATCTAATTCTTTAGTAGTTACACCTGTATATATTCCTTGAATAACTTTCATTGCTATATTTACTGGATCTATATGATCCATATCCAGTCCATAACATAATTTTTTTATTCTAGATGTAATTTTATCAAACATTATATTCTCTTTACGACCGTCACGTTTTATAACAAACATCTTTACTATAAAAATATAATCTAACTTTTCACTATTAAAGATTTAATATATACTGCATACAATATTATAGTCCCCGGAATGTATAAAAACACACCTATATGTCGTATAATTGTTAATATTTGGTGATATTTTACAGATTTCATTGCAACTAGAGGACCTGCAGAATCTTTAATTATTATAGCTATTCCAGAAACAACCATTAATATCATTAATATTGTAATGCCAATCGCCGTGAACACTGTTATAGCATCCGCCATTTAGAATCTAAATAATATGTGATAAAGTTCTACTGGTATATGATGAATTAATAAAGCAATGTTTATTACATATTTTTTTTCTGTGTTTATTATTGGATACTTTCATTGTAGGAACAGAAAATGTAGATTTAATTATTCTATAAGTGTATATTCCCTTCCATACTAAATTTTCCTTTACAAATGTACCAGAAAATGTTGTATTTTTTAAAAATCTATCCTTTGCTATAATTAGAACCATGTTTAATCTTTTACTATTAATATGTGTTATAAAATCTATTCCATATCTTGAAACAGATCGTATCTCTACATTACATGGTAAATCAATTAATGAAATTAGTTTCTTTGGAATATAAGGGCTGACATTTAACGGTGTAGTTAATATAGGAACAGGGTAGTTATTTTCATTAAACATATAAACTAATTCACAAATTGATGTTAATACTATTGTAGGAAATTTTCTTGAAACACTAGAGTCAAAAATCCTAACAGATGATAATCTACCCACTTCATCAATTAACATGTTTATTTCACTTACTAATGGTTTTAATATCTCTATAACATATTGGAGTCTTTCTCTATAACTTATATAACTTATTCCACAATATGAATCATTACACACACCAAAGAATAATACTACAACTATAAACTCAGTATCAAAGGGAAAAAAAGATATTATACCCATAGGAATAGAGTCTGGAATATTAAATGTAGGTATAGCGATTTCCTTTTCTGTAGAATAAATTGTTAAATTATTAATTGTATAGTTTTCTAATAACTCTATAATCTGTGATTTTATTGATATTAACGATGTATTAAAAATTATTTTTAACATCACATGTGTTTCTGGATGTTCATCCATTCCAGTTAACCAACCTATAGGAGAAAAATATAAATCACTTATATATGATAGATTAATTAACAGTTTAATTAATTTCTTAATAACCATCTTTTCATAAGTAAACGATTCCATAATCAAAATTGATTTCATTACGTCCTCTGGTGTATTAGATTGTTTATTAAATAGTGCATTATTACAATAGTAAAAATTATCAAAATTAAAAGATATTATACATTCATTCATCGATATTGATTCATCTCTTTGTGATAATTTTTTATTTGGTTTTAAGGATTTAGATGCTATCTGTTTTACGAAGTTATTCATTGTTTATCACTCTATTTAACTTTGTGTTTAATTTATCACATATCACATTTATTGACTTCTTAGTCCATGCTTCCATACGTTTATATTCTCTTATTCCATCATTATTGGTATTTTCAATATATAAAGATGGTTCATCTAAATTAAACAATATACTTTTGAATAATGTCATTTTTTTATCTGCTAAAAACTTAAAAAATGTATATATTTTCTTTAGTGATTTAAAACTCTTAGGTGGATTACGTGTACATAAAATCATAAATAGACTAATAAACATTCCACACTCTGATTCTAAAAGTTGGTTAACTTCTACATTAATACATCCTATCTTTGCACCAAAAGAACATTCAAAGAATCTAAACAATACATCTATATCACAATTTGCATTATCCAAATTAGAATACTTATTATTAATATTAAACCCATCAGAAAAAGAATAAAAATAAAAATTATCATAGTGGTGGAACTCACTTGAAATATTACCTCCGGAATCATAAAACGATACCAACATTTGTTTTTTATCATAAATTACACATTTCCAATGTGATAGATAACAAAACCCAAACATAACAAATCTACATTTTGATTTTATAATTTTATCCTTAATAATATATGACAATATATGTTTATTCATAAATAAATCAAATTTCTCATGAATTGCTGCAGAATTTAAAAATCGCATATCAAACTGTCCGATGTAATCAATTTCAGATCCATATGCAAACTGTGATACAAGATTTTTTATACTTCTATTACTCATCCATGCCCCTCTTTCAGGTTCTATTTTTATCTTAACAACTTTTGTATTTTCCCCTGTATGAATGCCTCTACGTGCAAGATCATCTATTCGTAGATCCATTTGTGAAAAATCTATAGCTTTAGAAACTTTTTCTCTCAATCTAGGTTTAAAAAAATATGCTAGTGGAATCGATGTGGGTAAATCGAATATATCATATATTGAATTGAATTTAGTTTTTAATTGATAAGTTAATTCTTTCTTTTTATCTAATTCATTCCTACTCTGTGGTGGGTTTAAATGACCAGATTCTACTAATTCAAGCATCATACCTATAGGTATACATGATACTTTACCAACAGTTTCTGATTTATCATATTTTTCCATAACATAACCATTACAATTTGTTAAAAACTTTGATATGTCAATGCTAGTACATAAACCTGCTAATGAATATATATGACATAATAGATTTGTAAATCCCAGCTCTGGTATTTTACTAATAACTAAATCTGTGTACCTATCCATTTATCATGAATAATTTGCCAGATATCTTCTTTTTTCCAAACTGTGTTGATATATTCACGTATACATATTCACAAGATGAGTTTGATAAAATGAATAATGACGAAAGAAAAAAATTTTCATTGGCTGTTTTTCCATTACTTAAACATAGATGGAATGGGGCATATATCACAAAACATAGAAATATATATAGAGTGAGTTCAGAAATAAAAGGAGAAAAGACAAAATTAAATATATCAACTGTTCCAAAACATATAGACACAAAAAATAAACAGTATAGTATAGATGGTATTAAATTAAGTTTCGAATGTTACAGCTTCATAAAATGTTCAATTAATAAAGATATTAATACATTTGATGAGTATATATTAAGAGGTATTGTTGATGCGGGAAATAAAATGAATATCTTTTCAAATAGTATAGGAAACCAATCGAGTTCTATAGGTGTATTAGGAAATAAAGAGCCGTTTTCTAAAATACCACTAGCGTCTCTAACACGTGAAACACAAATTGAGATTTTTAAATCTTGGATATCACATAAACAAATTGTTTTAACAGGAGGCACTGGTGTGGGTAAAACATCTCAAGTTCCAAAACTATTACTTTGGTTTAATTACTTATTCGGTGGATTTACTAATCTTAACACAATATCTGAATTTGATGAAAGACCAGTTGTTTTATCTCTTCCTAGAATAGCATTAGTTAAATTACACAGCAATACATTATTGAGATCATTAGGATTTAAACAACTAAATGGATCTCCCATCTCGTTAAGATTTGGATCAATGCCTGTAGAATTTATAAATAAACATCCTAAAAAATATGGAATAATATTTTCCACACATAAGTTATCTCTTACAAAACTATTTAGTTATGGAACTATTATAATAGATGAAGTACATGAACATGATAAAATAGGTGATATTGTTATATCAGTTGCTAGAAAACATATTAATAAAATTGATTCTTTGATATTAATGACTGCAACATTAGATGATGATAGAGATCGTATAAAAATATTTTTACCAGATCCTGTATTTATACATATTCCAGGGGATACACTGTTCAAGATTAGGGAAATATTTATACATAATAAGATTACCCCATATAATAAACTCAAATATATTGAAGAAGAAAAGGCAAATTTGGTTACTGGTATAACTATGTATACACCTTCACCAGGATCATCAGGAATTGTTTTTGTTGCTACGGTTTCACAATGTGAAGAATATAAAAAATATTTAACAAAATATCTTCCATATGATATTTATATTATACATGGTAAAGTATCTAATATAGATGATATATTAGATACTATATATACATCACCTAATGTGTCTATTATAGTATCTACCCCTTATTTAGAATCCAGTGTTACTATTCGTAATGCAACACATGTTTATGATACCGGTAAAGTATTTATACCATCTCCATTTGGTGGTTCTTTGAAATTTATTTCTAAATCTATGAGAGAACAAAGAAAGGGACGGGTAGGAAGAGTGAATCCTGGAACATATGTTTATTTTTATGATATAATATATATGGAAACAATAAAACGAATAGATTCAGAATTTCTTCATGAATATATTTTGTATGCTGATAAATTTGACTTATCATTACCAGATGATTTATTTATTATTCCTAGTAATTTAGATATGTTATGGAAAACGAAAGAATATATTAACGACTTTGACATAGATAAAAAAACCTGGGATAAGTTATTATCTAATTATTATATGAAGATGATAGAATATGCAAAACTCTATATCAATCCTGAAATAGCCAATAAATTAGATCATTTTGAAAGAACTGGAGAATTAACATCGGATGTTCAAGATGCCATAAAGTCTCTGAATCTAAAAATAAAAGTTATAAAATATAAACAGTTAGAAGATGACTGTTACGTACATATATGTGCTTTATTATTTGGAATATATAAAGGAAAAAGAATGATGATACGATATCATAGAAGACTACAAGGATATTTATACATAATATCTGACAATATTTTTGTTCCAGAATATTAAATTTTAATAAGAACATCCTTCTTTAAAGATTTAAAATTTTCATATTCTCCCTTTTTTGATATAACTAGACATTTAGCAGATATTTGTTTATTGTTTTTTATATAATTATATACATCTTCTGTATAGATAGTAAATGTAAATAAATAAAAAGTGTTTTTACCATGTAGATTTGTAAATTCCATAGAGTAAATTAATCCCTTTTTCTTCAAGTCCCACATCATTTCAATGAGGTATGATTTATCTAATGATTTCCCTTTAACAATACCACATACAAAACTAGACTTTGATACTACATCATATCTTGTATTTTTACCAAATAAGATTTTATTTTGTTTAATATGCGAAAACTCTAAGGTGGATTCTCTGTTTGATAAAATATCATTTATAGAACTTCCACTAGCAAAGAATGATAAAAATATATATTGATACATAACAGCTGGTTTTGATTTAGTATATTTCATAAATGTTTCTGACTCCATTATCGATTGCATATCATCAGCTGAAAAACTATGTCGTATATTTATACCTTCTTCGTTTTTCTTTAATGAAATATCTTTACTCGATAATGCAAATGCAATAGTATCAATAAGAGAAGAATCACCATAACGTATGAATAACTCATTTTCATTCTGTCGTTTCATAAAATACAATGGTTTATATGGGTTATATGATATATTATCATATGTTGCATCCATGACAAGTATAGGATGTTGTTGTTTATCTTTAGTATTATACATAAACTTACTAAAATTAGGATAAACTACTATGATATCTCTATTTATTATAGCATTTGTGATCTCTTGCTGAAATGAGACTAACATTTTATCATATTCATTATTGATTCTTGTTATATAATCTAACATATCATGTGTTATCCAAGGAAAATTTATATATATGTTCATTAGATAATCATCTGTATAATTCATGTTAATATATTTTGGATGTTCAAATTTTAATATAGATTCTCCACGAAGAAAGTTTTCATAATCTACCTCATCAATAAATGAGATAGATAAATATAAATAATTACCTATCTTTTCATAATCTATCAGATGATATATTTCATATAAACACATTATTATTAATATATTATCTAATGTAGGATTAATTTTTACCATAACTGTATAAAATGGAGAAGGTGTCATAACTATTTTACCACTTGGATTATACGCTATTGATGAATGTATAGTTTCTGGACATGCGGGTAATTTACCAAATGTATCCTCTAATAGGTTTAAAATTTCAGGACATAGCTGTTTTACAAAAATAACAATATTAGAACCTGAAATTTGTTGCATCCTATTAATTAACATATTCCCAACGGTATTAATATCATCCATCATATCTAATCTGCCACCATTGTATAAATCACCACCGCTTAGAAACATTAGAACATCCATACAATGAAATATTTCATTTCTAAAATAGTATTCGTTCTCTAATTCTTTTATATGAAAACGAATACTAGACAAAGGAAAATTATCCTTTAATCTACCGTTTATAAAAAACCAAGAAATTAATGTCTTTATAGAGTCCAAGTATGAAGAGTTATTAATGGATTTACACCAAAAACTCATATAACTTCTAGAGGTAGAAGCATTTGCTAAAAATTTAGTGGAATCGAATGATATAAGTAAATGTTCTAACAAATGTGCTATTCCTAATATTTCACCAATATCATTTTCAAATCCAAAATTAGATATTCCAACATATATATCCTTTTTCATCTGATTATTGATAAAAATTCTAACTTTATTAGGTAAGAGTATCATTTACTAAGGAGTAAAATAGGAAGTAAAGTTCTAATATCATTATTATCATATAAATTAAATGTATATTTGGATCCTTTATACGACATTATTACATTTCCCATATTTGAATTGTAATATAGATGAATTAGAGACTTATCAATGGTTGAAGAATCTGTAAATATTACAGCATCTAATAATCTAGATGGTATTTCCTCATTTCGTTCTTTGATAATCTCATTTTCTATATCTATCTCTCTTACAGAAGACTCAAGTTTATTTGTGGGATAATATGTAAAATAATAGGAAATACATACAAATAACAAAAATAAAATAAAATACAATAAAGATGCCATTTAGAGACCTAATTTTGTTCAATTTGTCTAAATTTTTACTTACAGATGATATAAAATCATTAGAATTGGTATCATCTTTATGTAGAGGTTTTGAAATATCATATGATCAATTAATATCTTATTTTCCAGACAGAAAATATCATAAACATATTTCCAAAGTATTTGATATTAGAGAATTAACATCAGAGTTAAACATAGAATTTCCAGAAACAACACTATATGATTTGATTTATCTCAGATTATATAAGTATTATAAATATATAAAACCTTGTTATAAGTTAGATGCTTCAATGAAAGGTATAGTTATTATAAAAAATACAAATATATTTATTAGAGAAGCTAATGATATACTGCTAGAATATCTTTTTAAGGAATACAATCCACAAATATATTCTTATTCAGTAGAACATACAGATATTATAGGATCAAAAATTATTCTTTGTGGATTTTCAAAAGTTACATTTATGGCATATACAACATCTAATATAACAACTAATCAAAAAATTGATGTTGTTGTTACAAAAAAATGTATAGAATCATTATCTAAAAGTGATAATTATCAATTAGTTAAGCATATTTTTGATAAAGGAACAGGAACAATTAATAAAATACTAAGTAAAATATTTTATTCTTTAGGAGGTGGCCAGTTTCCATAAATGGCTTTTTCAATTTCTGTTTTTAATACATTAATGTTAATTAATTTTTTATTGGATGTATCATTTGTATTAAATGATTTATGAATATCAACAAATGCCATTTGTTTAGTTTCTGGATTATACTTAAACATAGCAATTATATAATTAGACAAATGTCCTGTAAAATTAGCAATAATAGTACCTCTTGTTTCATCACCCAATAGATTTGATTCACCTTCTTTTAAAAAAAATGATAATATATCAATGTTCAATATATCATATTCATTTTTTAATTCTTCTAACTCCTCACTTACAGTTTCGCATATAGCACAGTAAGGTTTACCGAACACAATTAATACATTCTTCATTTATGGGTATCAAAAATTTAAAAAAATTACTTATAAAGAATAACTCTCTAGTATTAATAGAAGATGATAAAGATTTAAAATACAATGGTGTATTTGTAGATACCATGAGTATTTATATAGCGGTTGCTAATTGTTATACTAATATGAAAGATATAATTAATGTGTTTAGAAAATATATAAACAGATGGATAAAAATAGGAAATCATGTCACTCTATTTGTAGATAAAGGCTCTATATTCATTAAAGAACCTATTAGAGATAAACGAAGGAAATCTTCTAAATTAACAAAAGAAAGAAAATGTAAGGATATAGAAAATATAAAATTAAAAATCGAAAATATTAAAACAAATGAATCATTCAACGAAGAACAGTTAACGGATATGCAATTAAAAATAGATAAATTGTCATTTCAGATATATCTATTAGATTCAAATAATATTAAGACATCGTTAAATACTCTATTATCAACATTTGAAGAAGATAACAATATTAGTATTGTATATTGTGATAATAGAGATGCAGAATTTGTTATGTGTTATGAAGCAAAAAAACAACTATATGATAAAGGTGAATGGCCTTTATTAATAAGCACTGATCAGGATACTATGCTATTTACATCTACTGATTATCATCCAAAAATGATAAAAACCCTCACTCAGTTATTTAGATTTATACCAACTTCAGAAGATGCATATTTATCTAAGTTAACTGTATTACTTAACGGATGTGATTTCTTTCCTGGGTTATATGGTACATCATTAACAACAGATAATATAGACAAGATAAAAATATTTAATGAATTTACACTGGATAATATATTAACTAGTTTAGTATTTAAGAATTATTACAAAAAGAATAATACATATACTAATATAGATATTTATAAAATTATTAAATTTATTAATAATTATGCTAACATGGAAGATGATGTATATTCAGAAGATACACCATCACAGTGCAGTATTCATGATTTTATATTTTCTGGATTAAATGAGAGATGGAATGTATTCAAAGAATCATATATAGATAATATACCAGTAACATGTCAGTTAATGTATTCATTAACACCTCGTAAAAATATTGTAGAAAATGAAGTAAAAAAATTGGTTAATTATATAGATCTTAAAAACAATATATTAGATATAAATATAATAAAAGATATAGCATTTATTTTTGGATACAATACTGATAATAATTCTAATATAAAGGTATTAGGTATTTATAATAATAAACTATTTTTAAGTTTTAATAGTTTATTTTATTTTAATGATAAATCAGTAATTTCTTGCATTAAAAGTGATAATATAATACATATAGGATATTAATTTATTGATATGGTTTTTCAACTAATATGTTCTACATGTGGTAGAGATATTTCACATGAGCGATATAAATTGATTATAGAAAAAAAACCATTAAATAATGTACTTAAAAGTGTTAAAAATAATTGTTGTAGATTAAAACTATCTACACAAATAGAACCACAAAGAAATCTAACCGTTCAACCTCTATTAGATATAACATAGATGGATCCCATGTACTTTATTAAAACATATGCACCTAGAGGATCTATTATTTTTATTAATTATGGACTATCAATGACTAGCCATTTTAACCCTTCTATAGACAAACATGCTGCTATATATTATGGTGTTTTTTTTACAGAACATTTAGTTGTAGAATCCACATTTAATAAAGTTGTTAGACTAAGAAAGTTAGAAGATTTATTAAAAGGATATATTAGTGTAAAAGTATATATATTAAAAGATATTGATATCATGTATGCTGCTGCAGATAATTCAATTACTCTATTAGGAATTCCATATGGATTTGGAAATAATAAAATGTACTGTTTTAAATTAGTTGCTACCTGTTATAAACTTTCAGGATTTTTTATAAATAGTAAGATGTTACTTGGTAAAGATATATTTATAAGTCAATGTTTTACAGAAGATAGTAGATGGATTAAAATATACGACTCTAATGAGGTATTACTTAGGTAGATTTATAATCTTTAATGGGGAATTGATATGTACCACTACACCATTAGATTTTCCAGATTCATTTTTTTTCTTAATATTGTTTGCCATCACCCTCATAATATATAAATATTCTAATATTGTAAATTTTTGCATATCTGACCCGGATATAGGTATAAATGTTGCTATGTTTCCATTGTTTGTTATGGGACTTGATACGGCACCATCTGTTTTATATCCTTTAATATATTGTTTTCCGATATCCAATAATTTAGAATATTCCATAATCTGATTTTCGTTAATATTTGATAATAATCCTTTACCTTTTGACGCTATTGTTGATACAGCTTCATTGTTACCAGTTGATAATCCACTGCTAGATATTATAGAAGGAAGTGTATTTGCAATAGTCTGAACTTCTTCTATTTTTAAACCAGCTATATATTCTGCAACATTATTACTAGTATTGATTCCCTTTTTATATAAATATTTATATACATTATCAACAATATCAGTTTTTACAGGTAATTCAATTAATCTATCAGCCTCTTCTGAATAGTCTGAAATTGGATCTTTACCACAAAAACCAGCTGTTATAATTGGTTCTCCCAGAATCATTGGAAGTATTCTATATTGTACCAAATTAACAAGTGCATATTTTAGTTCCAAAAGTTCAGCTAATTCTTGAGAAAAAGTTTTATTAGATGAATCCAAGCGTCCCTCTATAAATTCTACCATCTCTGCCGCATATATTAATTTATTTGATATAATCAATGTGAGTAGTGTGCTTAATGTAGCCAGGATAGTTGGTCTACATATGTTAAAGAATGACAAAGTGTGTGTTAATCGTTTTAATGAATTAAATAATCTCCAAAACTCAACTGTATTGCATACATATACGGAGTTACATCTAAGATTATCCAATACGGATAATAAATGTTCTTTATCTCTTATAACCAACTCGTTTTCACAACGACTATATATATTATTAATTAATGATTCTTTTTTTGATGGATTACAATAACATAATTGTTTAGCCCTATCCTCTATATAATCTGTATTAATAGACAAATCTTTAAACACATTTCTTACTAAACACTTTGATACTATATCAAAAATAATTGATTGTCTTTCTTGAGACATCATTTAACTTTAAATAATTTACAAAAATTTAAAATGAGTATCCGTATAAAAATAGATAAATTGCGTCAAATAGTAGCCTATTTTTCAGAATTTAGTGAAGAAGTATCTATAAATGTAGACTCATCTGATGGATTAATGTACATATTTGCAGCATTAGGTGGATCTGTTAATATCTGGGCGATTATACCACTTAGTGCATCTGTTTTTTATTGTGGTGCAGAAAATATTGTTTTTAATCTTCCTGTATCTAAAGTAAAATCATGTCTATGTAGCTTTCATAATGATGCAATTATAGATATTGAACCAGATCTAGATAATGATGTTGTTAAGTTATCTAGTTATCATATAGTTAGTGTTGATTGTAATAGAGAATTGATGCCTATTAGAACAGATACTATTATATCTTTAAGTATTGACCAGAAGAAATCATATGTGTTTAATTTCCACAAGTATGAAGAAAAATGTTGTGGACGCACCGTAATACATTTAGAATGGCTACTTGGATTCATAAAATGTATTAGTCAACATCAGCATTTGGCTATTATGTTCAAAAACGATAATATTATTATGAAAACTCCCGGAACTTCTGATTCATTTTCACGAGAATATTCTATGACAGAATGTTCTGAGGCGCTACAAAAATTTTCGTTTAAGATGGCTATTTCGTCTTTCAATAAACTTAGAGGGTTTAAAAAACGAGTTAATGTGTTTGAAACTAGAATTGTTATGGATAATGATGATAATATATTGGGGATGTTATTTTCAGATAGAATTCAATCGTTTAAAATCAATATTTTCATGTCATTTTTAGATTGATACTTTAAGAGATAAATGGGAGGAGGAAGTAGTGTGGAACTTCCAGCGCGTGACCCTCCACCACCTGCTCCTACAGTTGAAATGTTATTAAATGTAGATAAAATGTATGATATAATACCATCGGTCAAACTTTTAGATAATTTATTCATAGGAAAGGTATTAAACAGGACACAAAAAATCAACCAAACATATCCGGAGTTTACGTTAATGCCTAGTGGTCCTGGTGGATTATCAGTATTAACAAGACATTCATATAATGGAACACCTGTTAATTGTTGTCGTGTATTTGATCGTACTCATTATTGGAAGAAGGATGGAAAAATAATTGATAAATATATGCCAGGTTCTGTATTAGAATCATGTTGGCCGAATATACACGATACTGGTAAATGTGATGTTGATTTATATGATTGGTGTCAAGGAAATGCATATGATAGAAATGTATGCCATCAATGGATAGGATCTGCTTTCAATAGAAGTGATAGAACTATACAAGGTGAAAGATCTACAAGAGAGTTATTTGCTAAGTTAATAGTTTTATGTAGTAAAAATGCAAATATTCCAATATGTGAATCATTTTTATATCATTTAAGAGTAGCTAATAAGGAAACCAGTGATGATATGATTGATTATATATTAAGATCCCAGTCTAATGAGTTTAAACAAAAATACATGAAATGTAGTTATCCTACTAGAAATAAATTAGAAGAATCATTAAAATATTCAGAACCTAGAGAATGTTGGGATCCGGAGTGTATTAATACAAATGTCAATTTCTTATTGACTAGAAACTATAATAATCTAGGTTTATGTAATATTGTAAAATGTAACGCCAGTGTAAATAATCTACAAATGGATGATTCATCATCTTTAAGATTATCATGTGGTGTCGACAATAATAGATTTTCAATAGCTCCCGTAAATAAAGAGAAAGTTGTTCAACATAATGTAGAAAATTCGTTCGATCTAAAAATACACATAATTAGTTTGTTAACTCTCTTAGTAATATGGTTACTAATTGTAGCTATTTAAATGGGTGCTGCTGCAAGTATCCAGACTACAGTAAACACACTTAGTGAGCGTATATCATCAAAACTGATACAAGAAGCAAATGCTTCAGCGGAAACAAAATGTGATATAGATATTGGAAGTTTTATTATAAGAAAAAATAATGGATGTAACGTGACGGTAAAGAATTTATGTTCTGCTAATGCGGATGCACAACTTGAGGCTGTTTTATCTGCTGCTACAGAGACATATGCATCATTAACACCTGAACAAAAAGCATATGTTCCTGCGATGTTTACAGCGGCACTAAATATTCAAACAAGTGTTAACACAGTAGTTAGAGATTTTGAAAACTATGTACGACAAACATGTAATTCTAGTGCTGTAGTCGATAACAAATTAAAAATTCAGAATGTTTTCATAGATGAATGTAATGCTATTCCTGGGGAAAATACAACATTAGAATTTATTAATGCTGGAACTAGTAAGGGAAACTGTGCTATAAAATCATTATTGGATGTAACAACTAAGGCAACCACACAAATTACACCTAAACAAATTGCCGGTACTGGAATTCAATTTTATATTATTGCAATAGTAGTAATCGTGTTAGCATTTTTATTTATATATTATGCTAAACGTATGTTGTTTACATCTACTAATGATAAAATTAAATTAATCCTTGCAAATAAAGAAAATGTTCATTGGACTACTTATATGGATGTATTCTTTAGAAATAATTCTCCATTAGTGATGACTACAGAAGATGACTTATAAAAATGAAAACCTACTTTAATTTAATATTAATATTAATATGGAGGTAATTATATCATCTCATTTAACAGATATTCTTAAACGAAATAGAGCAGATGAGGCATTTGTAAACTTTATAATACATGGAATCGAAATAAGATATAGTAGTATAATCCGGTCACTATTTAGACTATTATTTGATATCCTATTAATGTGTTTACTTATTTGCATTTTTACAATAAGATTGTTTAAAAGAAATTATCCTGTATTATTAGTGATAATTTTATCCATATATATTAGCAACTATATAATGATATTGGCGGATTGAGATCTTGTAAATAGCTCACCTGCTATAAAAATATTGGAAATATTAAAGTCTTCTATTTCTAATACAACACCATCCATAGAAAATAAAACTCTGACATTGTCATTAATTGATACATCTGTTAATGATATACCAACAATATACAAATCATCTTTAGGGATATATATTAATGTTCCAGGATCTAATGCCCTATTTGCAGTTGATCCTGATACGTATTTTTTCTTAACCTTAAAAATATCTAAATTTTGTTTTGTTAATAATGATAGGTGATTTTTTATTAACCACTCAAAAAAATAATTAGACATTTCGTATCCTCTATTTGCAGTAATTTCATTATGGTGTATATAATCTAAGTAACATGATTGTGGTAAATTAGTTCTATATAATCTATTCCCGCATACGGATAAAACAACCAAAATATCTGTACAGATATTAAACATCAATTGGTTAACACAAAAAACTATATTTGTTTTAGGAATAGATACTAAATCAAATGTAAATTCATCGGAATATATTCCTCTTTTATACATAGAATATAGTATAACAACTACTTGAAATATGATATTATCATTTAAGCATTTAATATATGGATTTAGTTTTACCACTTTATTATTTTTAAACTGTTCAAAATATAACATTGATCCAATTGAAATACGCTTAGTACCCTTTAACAGAGGAAATCCAACAGCTTTTTTTGATCTTACCAATGATGATAATTCTGCCCAACAACTCATTTCTTCATCATCTGCTTGTTTTAAAATATAATACGCAGATGATAAATATCCATTATTACAATACTCTTTTTCATAAGCACATAATCTTATATTTATAAAATCAGCTCCATCGTCTTTAGATTTGTTAATATCGAATTGTTTGTTTTTATTTGATTTCTTCATATTTCCATCTTCTCGTTTATCATATCTTTTATGATCCGTTTTTTTATTGTTATCAATTGATCTAATACAAGTATTCATTTATCACAAAAAAAACTTCTTTAAATGAGTCTTATCTTAGAAAACATGATCGAAGAAGACACTATATTTTGTGCAGGAAATATGAATGATTATGATGAATTACAAATGGTTATCGCAGGAGCAAAGGCAAAATATCCTAGATCTATGTTGTCTATTTTTAATATAGTGCCTAGAACCATGTCTAAATACAATATGGAAATGATTCAAAATGAAAATATTACTGGTGCTGTATTTACTACTATGTATAATGTAAGAAATAATATAGGTCTTGGGAATGATAAACTAACTATAGAAACAATAGAAAATTATTTCTTAGATCCAAATAATGAGGTAATGTCTCTTATTATTAATAATACAGACATGAGTGCTGTAATACCTAAAAAGAGATCTAGAAAACAAAATAAAAATATGGTTATATTTCGACAAGGATCATCCCCTATTTTGTGTATTTTTGAAACTCGTAAAAAAATTAATATTTATAAAGAGGATGTTTCTAGTTCTAATAATGATTATATGCCTATAGGCGATAATAAAGCAGTAATATCAAAATATGCAGGTATTAGTATTCTAAATGTTTATTCACCATCTGTATCTCTAAGACTTAACGCCATATATGGATTCACTAATAAGAATAAAGTAGAAAAACTTAGCACTAATAAAGAGTTGGAATCTTATAGTGATAATCCTCTTCAAGAACCAATTAGGTTAAATGATTTTATAAAACTTGTTGAATCTGTAAAAAAAAGTATTCCATTAATTGATATTCCAATTAAAGATTGATAATATTATAAATAATGGAAAAACCACATGTATCTTTTAATCCTGTATTTATAGAGCCAACATTTAAACATTCTTTGTTAACAGTATATAAACACAGATTAGTTATATTTTTTGAAGTATTAGTCGTCTTTGTGTTAATATATGTTTTCTTTAAGTCAGAAATATTATCATTCCTGAAATATCGAGAGTTTTTACCAAATCCATTAGATAGATTAAGAGCGGCTACACTTTCATGTGAAGGCAATAATTTAAATATTCATGGTGTACCTATACTTGGTACAGAAAAATCTGCTATATCACTAAATAGTAAACCTATAGTTTATAAAGACTGTTTAAAGCTTTTACAAACAATAAATGGATCACGTACAATATCTTTTAACGATGTTCTTCGCCGAAGATGATTCTTTTTTTAAATACTTAACTACACAGGATAATGAATCATCATTATCTGACATATTACATATAACTAATTATATGGATTTTTTATTATTATTATTGATAAAATCAAAAAATAAATTAGAAGCTATAGGACATTGTTATGATTCTTTATCTGAAGAGTATAGACAATTAACAAAATTTACAAACTCACAAGATTTTAGAAAGCTATTTAATAAAATTCCCACAACAACAGATGGATTAGTAACTATTAATAGGGGGTACTTATTTGATTTTGTCGTTAGTATGATGAGATTTAAAAAGGAATCAAAAAATGATACGCCTGAATATACAAGATATATAGATCCGCGACGTGATATATCTTTTTCAAATATAATGAATATATTAGATGATACAAATAAAGTGAATAAATAATCAATTATGTTTTTACATAATGGAACAGGGTAATATTCAGTTAATATTAGGTCCTATGTTTTCTGGTAAAAGTACAGAATTGATTAGAATAGTTAAACGGTACCAAATAGCTAAATATAATTGTATAGTAATAAATCATTCCAGTGATATAAGATATGGTATTAGTAATGTCTTTACACATGATAATAATAGTTATTCTGCAATACAAACAAGTAAACTATCAGATTTAATAGATATTGTTGAAAATTTTACAGTAATAGGAATAGATGAAGGCCAATTCTTTCAAGATATTGTAGAGTTTTGTGAAAATATGGCAAATAAAGGAAAAATAGTGATAGTTGCAGCATTGGATGGAACATTTAAAAGAAAACCTTTTGGTAATGTATTAAATTTAATTCCATTATCTGAAACAGTAACAAAACTTACAGCTGTGTGTATGAAATGTTTTAAAGATGCATCTTTTTCAAAACGTATAGGTACAGAAACAGAGATAGAAATTATAGGCGGTAAAGATAAATATCTATCTGTATGTAGGAAGTGTTATAATGAATAAGTCTAATAAATATATTTTCAAAAAAAACTAAAAATAAATATAAATTAATTTTAATATATTACGTACATTTAAAAATGGATGTTGTATCTATGGATAAACCATTCATGTATTTTGAAGAAATAGATGGGATGTTAGACTATGAACATTCAAGTGCAGACGAGGTTGCTAAAAAACTCCCGTATCAAGGACAGTTAAAGTTGTTATTAGGTGAACTATTTTTTCTTAGTAAACTTCAAAGACATGGTATATTAGACGGTGCAACTGTTTTATATATAGGATCTGCACCTGGAACACATATACGTTATCTGAGGGATCATTTCTATAACTTAGGAGTCATTATTAAATGGATGCTAATAGATGGAAGACATCATAATTCTATTCTTAACGGATTACGAGATGTAATATTAATTACTAGATTTGTAGATGAAGATTATTTGAGAATTCTAAAGAAACAACTTCATCCTTCTAAGATTATTCTGATTTCTGATATACGATCAAAACGACGAAGTGGGGAACCAACTACTGAAGATTTATTAAGTAATTATGCATTACAAAATATTATGATAAGTATTTTAAATCCAGTTGCTTCTAGTCTCAAATGGCGTTGTCCTTTTCCAGATCAATGGATAAAAGACTTTTATATACCACATGGTAATAAAATGCTTCAACCATTCGCTCCTTCATATTCTGCAGAAATGAGATTATTAAGTATCTATACCAGTGATGCCGTTCGGTTAACATGTGTAACAAAATCGGACGCTATAAATTATGAAAAAAAGATGTATTATCTTAATAAGATTGTACGAAATCGAGTAGTTGTAAACTTTGATTATACAAATCAAGAGTATGACTATTTTCACATGTATTATATATTAAGAACTATATATACCAATAAAACTTTTCCCACAACAAAGTCAAAGGTTCTATTTTTACAACAATCAATATTTCGTTTCTTAAATATTCCAACTACAACTACTGAGAAAATTCATTATGAACCAGCACAACGTAAAATACCTGGCAAAAATATTGTGTCTAAAAACAGAAATAATACGCGACCCGTACGCTATAATAAGTAAAAATGTAATACTGAGATATGATACAGATATACAATATAATGATTTAATTACATTGATAACTGTAAAACATAAAATAGATTCTCTAAAAACTGTATTTCAAGTCTTTAATGAATCATCTGTTAATTATAAACCTATAGATGATGATTATGGAGAACCAATTATAATAACATCTTTTCTTCAAAAAGGACATAATAAATTTCCTATTAATTTTCTTTATATAGATATTGTGGCATCGGATCTTTTTCCAACATTTGTTAGATTGGATGAGTCAGATACTGTTATTGTAAATAGTGTATTACAGACAGGTGATGGTAAGAAAACACTTCGTCTTCCAAAAATGTTAGAAACAGAAATAGCTGTAAAAATTCTATATCGTAGCAATATACCTTTAAAAATTGTTAGATTTTTTCGCAACAATATAGTAACTGGAATAGAAATAGCCGATAGATCTGTTATTTCCGTATCTGATTAAAAAAATACTAATATTAATAAGGATACAATCATTAATCCTATAGGTAACCATTTAATGCTAAGTATAGGATAATTGATTTCTTGATTAAGATACCTAACAGTGGTTGAATTATTTGGTGTTATGTTAGAATCACATATATTTCTAACATCCAATATACCATCTTTTATAGTTACTTTACCTAAAGAAATATTGCAATCAGATACATTACATCTAGATATATTTTTTTTTAAAGCTGCTGGTATCAAAGCATCACTTTTTTTACATGGTTCATACCAACAATAATAAGGTAATCTAGTCTCTTCTCCTATTTTTATAATGCTTTTATCCGGATATATACATTTGCATCGAATATTATCTTTATTTTCATCACAAAATGAATAAATTTCTTCATCGGTCATGTTAAAAATTTAAAGTGTAAATAAAACTATTGTTTATATAAGCTGAAAATTGATTATATATCAACAATCTTAATAAAATAATCCATCTTTATAAAAATGGCTGTAATATCTAAGGTAACATACAGTCTATATGATCAAAAAGAAATAAATGCCACTAATATTCTTATTAATCATGTAAAAAATGATGATGATGTAGGTACTGTTAAAGATGGACGACTTGGAGCTATGGATGGTTCTCTTTGTAGAACATGTGGTAAAACAGAATTAGAGTGTTATGGACATTGGGGTAAAGTGAGTATATATAAAACACATATTGTAAAACCCGAATATATATCTGAGATTATAAGATTACTTAATCATATATGTATACATTGTGGATTACTGAGATCTAGAGAACCTTATTCTGACGAAATTAATATAAAAGAGTTATCTGGACATGAACTAAGAAGATTAAAGGATAAGATATTATCTAAGAAAAAATCATGTTGGAATAGTGAGTGTATGCAACAATACCAAAAGATTACATTTTCTAAAAAAAAGATTTGTTTTGTTAACAAATCAGATGATGTTACTGTTCCAAATTCTCTAATTTATCAGAAACTGGTATCTATACATGAGAAATACTGGCCATTACTTGAAATATATCAATATCCTGCTAGTTTGTTCTATACTGATTATTTTCCTATACCTCCATTAATAATTAGACCAGCAATTAGTTTCTGGATAGATAGTATTCCAAAAGAAACTAACGAATTAACATATCTACTGGGAATGATAGTTAAAAATTGTAATCTGAACGCAGATGAGCAAGTTATACAAAAAGCAGTAATAGAATATGATGATATCAAAATAATATCCAATAATACCACAAGTATTAATTTGTCATATATAACATCTGGTAAAAATAATATGATTAGGAGTTATGTAGTTGCTAGAAGAAAGGACCAAACTGCGAGATCTGTTATTGGGCCAAGTATATCAATAACTATTAATGAAGTAGGTGTTCCTGATTATATTAGAAATACATTAACGGAAAAAATATTTGTAAATGCGTTCACAATAGAAAAAGTGAGAGAATTACTTATATCTAACAAGGTAAAATTCTATTTTAATAAAAGACTAAACCAATTAACCAGAATACGTCAAGGAAAATTTATAAAAAATAAAATTCATTTACTACCAGGTGACTGGGTAGAGATACCAGTAAGAGAATATAGCAGTATTATATTTGGTCGTCAACCATCATTGCATAGATATAATGTCATTGCATCATCTATTAGAGAATCTGAAGGAGATACAATTAAAATACCTCCAGGAATTGCAAACTCTCAGAATGCAGATTTTGATGGCGATGAAGAATGGATGATTTTAGAACAGAACCCAAAATCGGTAATAGAACAGAGTATTTTAATGTATCCAACTACCTTGTTAAAACACGATATTCATGGAGCTCCTGTATATGGATCGATACAAGATGAAATTGTTGCAGCATACACATTATTTAGAATGGAAGATCTCACACTTGACGAGGTTCTGAATATATTAGGAAAATATGGTATGGAATTTTATTCAGAAGGTAAAGATAGATTTACTGGAAAAGATATTTATAAATTCTTAATAGGTGAAAAGATTAACTATCCAGGAATTCTAAAAGATGGAGAAGTCATAGCTAATGACATAGATAGTAATTTTGTTGTAGCAATGAGACATTTATCACTAGCAGGTCTTTTATCAGATTATAAGTCTAATGTTGAAGGTGTTAAGTTTATTATTAAATCATCATATGTATTTAAAAGATTTCTGACAATATATGGATTTGGTGTAACTTTTAGAGATCTAAGACCAAATTCTACATTTACTAATAAATTAGAGGCAATTAATGTAGAAAAGATAGAAATGATAAAGGATGCATATAGTAAATATTTAAAAGATGTTGATGATGGAAGAATAATACCATTATCCAATACATTGGAATCAGATCATATAGAATCATTATTGTCAAATTTGACAAACCTTAACATTAGAGAGATAGAAGAATATATGAGACAAACTCTAATAAATGATCCTAATAATAATTTATTGAGAATGGCAAAAGCTGGATACAAAGTTAATCCGACAGAATTAATGTATATTCTTGGAACATATGGTCAACAGAGAATAGATGGAGAACCCGCAGAAACCAGAGTATTAGGTAGAGTTCTTCCATATTACCTTCCTAATTCTAAGGATCCTGAAGGACGGGGTTATATACTTAACTCATTAACTAAAGGTTTAACTGGATCACAATACTATTTCTCTATGTTAGTTGCCAGATCTCAATCTACAGACATAGTATGTGAAACATCTCGCACGGGTACATTAGCTAGAAAGATAATTAAAAAAATGGAAGATATGGTAGTTGACGGATATGGTCAAGTAGTAATTGGTAATACATTAATAAAATATGCAGCTAATTATACAAAAATCTTGGGATCAGTATGTAAACCTGTAGATATTATATATCCTGACGAATCAATGACATGGTATTTGGAAATTAGTGCATTATGGAATAAAATCAAACAAGGATTTATATATTCACAGAAACAAAAAATTTCAAAGAAAACACTTGCTCCGTTTAACTTTCTGGTATTTATCAAACCCACAACTGATGATAAAGCAATAAAGGCTAAAGATCTATATAATATGATTCATAATGTTATGGAAGATATTCGTGAAAAATACTTCTTTATGGTATCAAATATAGATTTTATAGAGTATACCTTTCTAACACATCTCAATCCATCTAGAATTAAAATAACTAAGGAAACTGCTATTATTATATTTGAAAAACTTTATGAAAAACTCAATTATACACTCGGTGGAGGTACGCCTATTGGTATAATATCTGCTCAGGTATTATCTGAAAAGTTTACACAACAAGCATTATCTAGTTTCCATACTACTGAGAAAAGTGGTGCCGTGAAACAAAAACTTGGATTTAATGAGTTTAATAATCTTACTAATTTAAGTAAAAATAAAACAGAGATCATTACTTTGGTATCAGAAAATGTTGACAAACTACAATCTGTAAAAATCAATTTTGAATTTGTATGTTTGGGCGAATTAAATCCTATAATTACTCTTCATAAAGAAACAGATAAATATGTTATAGATATAGTTATTAATAGATTATATATAAAAAGAGTGGATATAACAGAACTAGTCGTTGAATATATGATTGAAAGGTTTGTGTCATTTAATGTTTTAGTAAAAGATTGGGGTATGGAAACATTTATCGACAATGAAAATATTAAGTATACTATATATGCTACTTTTATAGAACCAGAAGAATTAAATATTAACAAATTTATGATGGTTCTTCCAGGTGCTGTTAATAAAGGAAAAATTAGTAAATTTAAGATTCCTATTTCTGAATATACAGGATATGATGATTTTAATAAGACAAAGAAATTAAGTAAAATAACTGTAGAGCTTATGAATTTAAAAGAGTTAGGATCATTTGATTTAGAGAATGTTAATGTTTACACAGGTGTCTGGAACACTTATGATATTTTCGGAATTGAAGCAGCTAGGAGCTATCTATGCGAGGCAATGTTAAATACATATGGTGAAGGGTTTGATTATTTATATCAACCATGTGATTTACTCGCAAGTCTTTTATGTTCAAATTATGAACCAGAATCTGTAAATAAGTTTAAATTTAGTAATGCGAGTACTTTAAAAAGAGCAACATTTGGAGATAATAAAGCGTTATTAAACGCCGCGCTTCATAAAAAATCAGAACCAGTTTCAGATAACAGTAGTTGTCATTTCTTTAGTAAAGTTCCACATATCGGAACGGGATATTATAAATACTTTATTGATTTAAGTCTTCTTATGAGAATGGAAAGAAAACTATTAGATAAAATGGCTGAGCGAAAAATAGAGGAGATGACGGATGTGGATGATTTTTAATAATTATTTATTATATACCTTTCTATAATTTGACGTCTAAAAGATGAGTTCTCAACAAATGCTCCTCTTAGATCACGTAATGTATGATATACATATAAAAAATATACCATAGGAGAGACTGTTTTATTTCTAGACATCATATATGCCAAAATCATTGATCCGCTTCTATTAACACCAGCCACACAATGAACTAATACGGGTTCATTTCTTTCATCACATTTAGTTAAAAAATCTGTTACATAATCAAAGTATTTGCTTATATCGGTAGACATATCATCTATTAATGGAATATGTATAATATTAATATTAGAATCACAAAAAGAATAATTTTCCATAGTAAGATTTAAAATATATTTAAAATCAACAATAGAACATGGAGCCTCCATAGCATTTTTATAATTACCCATATATACATTTTTTGTTACTCTAGTCATGACAGTAGGAGATTTAGCTTTTTGCATATCTCCAGTGCATCGAAGTAGCAAATATTTATATAAACTTTTCTTATCCATTTATAACGTACAAATGGATAAAACTACATTATCCGTAAATGCGTACAATCTAGAATATATTAGAGAAAAGGCCATAAAAGGAGTACAAGCCGCAAAGACATCTACTCTTATATTTTTTATAGTTATATTAACAATTAGTGCACTATTGTTATGGTTTCAAACATCTGATAATCAAATATTTAATGAATTAAGTAGATATATGAGAATTAAAAATACAGTAAAAAAATGGAGGTCACTGGTTGATAGTAAAACAAAATTAGAAAGTGATAGAGGAAGACTCTTATCTGTAGGAAAAAATGAATTGTTCGAGTTTCAATGTATCGATTTTGGTACATATTTTGCAGCTGTTCGTTTAGATAGAAAAACATTTTTACCACAGGCTATTAGAAGAGGAACAGGAGATGCTTGGATGGTGAAGAAGGCTGCAAAAATTGATGTATCAGCTCATCAATTTTGTAAATATATATTAAAAAATCATTCTGATAATATTATAACATGTGGTAATGAAATGTTAAATGAGTTAGGTTATAGTGGTTATTTTATGGATCCACATTGGTGTACAGATTTTACACATAATGATAATATTATTAAATAAATCCAGTAATTATTGTACCTGCAAGGAACCATAATATTCTAGATTTCATATCAAATATAAGCATAAACATCATAAATAATATAGCTACTAATCCTATAACATTTATATCAAATAATCCAAAAAATGATATTAGTGGAGTTGTAGATATATACATTACAGCAGGAAAACGTTTTGATAATGCTTTACCCATTCTAGACCAAAAATTAGGCTTCATTTTATCAAATCTTTGTTCTGTTAATAGTCTAGGATCATGATGCACATATGAGACTGAATCGTCCATAATTTGTCTATTAATATTCAATTCATTTTCTAGTCTACCAATTTCGAAATAAAATCCAGATGATATTCCACCTGATTTTACAATCTCATTTGCTAGGTTTATTGCTGTATTAACATTAATAATGTAAGCAGATAAACTAACATCATATCCACCTCTATATGAATAAATAATATGGTCACCTTCATTAAGCAGTTCTGTTTTTATTCTACTACCTGCCATGATTTCTTTCATCTGTAATATATGTATTTTCTTTTTTTGCATGGCATCTATAACGGGACCGATAAATGAAATATCTTCTATAATATTATCATTTTCGACAATTAATACATATTCTATTTTTGATTTTTGTAATTCTAAAAACTGTTTAGATTCCCACAATGATAAATGTTTCATAATCATAGACTTGGTTTCTAGAGTACACATTTTATTACAAAATCCTGAAAAAAACTTGCTATAATTATCAATATTTTTTACATCTCCTTTCCAAGTTGCAAAATAAAAATCATCGTAATATGTATGATCATCGTTTGATTTACGCATTTTATCAACAGGATAGACATAATCATCCTTAAAAGCTACTATGTTTTTTTTAGGATCTTTTTTTGGATAATTCGGAAAACTATCATTTGCGGGTCTATCAACAACCTGTATAATAATAACTGGAGTTTTACTTCCCTGCTCCATTTAGTTATTAAAATTAATCATATGTAACTCTCTGATACGTGATATATTTTCATCTATCCATTGTCTTACATTAACATACTTAGATAAAAATATATAAAATGCGTATTCTAATGCTTCTCTATTAAGTGAATTACTAAAATATACAAATACATCACTATCTGGTAATAAATGATATCTTAAAAGATTATAACAATTTACTTTGTATTGAACATGTTCATGGTCAATTAATTCTTCATCGAATGGTAATGGATCACCAAATCTAAACACATATAAATACTGAAGAGCATAATAATATTTTAGAGTATTTGTAATAAATAGACTTTTTAATGGAATAATTAGTTTTTTTCTTTCTATTTCTATCTTAAGATGTGTAGGAAATACAACAAGTTTTGAAGCATTAGTGTCGTGAACTCTTATTAGTACCTTTAAATCACTATCATTATTAATTAATGACTTGAAATTATTATATAACTCATCATTTTGGTCAATTGATGGAGTTGGTGTATATATTGTTAGGTTATTAACTATCTGAATAGGATTCATATTCTTAACAATAATTGTAGTGTTATCAAAAAACTTTAAAGATGCTAATGGTTGTTCATCTCCACGATTTTCAACATCATAGTTAGGTTCTAATGCCGATCGTTGAATAGAAACCAGCTTTTTAAGTTCCAATGTAATTCTCTGAAAATGTAAATCCAGTTCTTCTGGTATAATTAATGTATACACATCAGTAAATAAAAGTATGGTTTCTAATGATCCCTTTTCACATATTCTAGTTTTTACCAAAAAATCATATATTATAACAGATATAGCATATTTGAGAGTTGATTCTTCTACAGTATTATTTTTTGATTTCATATATGAAACTATAAAGTCTGCACTGCTATTAAGAACAATAACCAATGCCACGATATAATTTAGATTCAACATTTTAGAAGCATAAAACAACTCCGTCGATGATACTTGATTTTCAAATAGATTAGCAGATAAACGAAGAAAAAATATGCCACGTTTTATTTCAGACGAAAACTTTTTCTCATATTCTTGTCTTCGAGAATTAATTTCTATAAGAAAATTAAGAATTAATCTGTTAATATTATACTTCATTACCCATGTTTGTGACTTCATAATATTATCAAAAGACATAATAATATTAAAGATAAATCTTTGACTATGTACAAAGTAACTATATGGTTCACTTAAGAATATAGTTTTATTAAACGTAGATACGATTACATTGTTTTTTATTACATCAGCGGCGTCTAAATTAAATATAGGTATATTAATACCACATATATTACAATATGCTACCCCGTCTTCATAATAAATAAACTCTTTAACAAAATTATTGATTTTATTAAAATAATCAGTATCTACTTTCATAGAATCTGTTAATCTAATCTGATGTTCACAAGGGGTAAATTCTATTATGATATCTTTGTTTAACAGTACTGGTTCATTTACTTCTATTATATCACGTTTCTTCATTTCTTTAAATACTGCGTTATCTTTTACTACGAGATCTTTATAATAGTCATGTAGGTGATAGCTAGAAAGAAACATATAACTATACAAATGTCTACGTTTTAAAAGAGGTATAATAACTTTGCCCCAATCAGTGAGACTATTATTATCTTCCGAAAATGAATTCTTATAAATTTTACCAGTATTTTCTAGGTATATATATTTTACATCTAAAAAGTCTTTAATAATAATAGGAATAGATAATCCATCGATTTTATAAAGAAATATATATCGCACATTATACTTTTTTTTAGATATAGGAATACCGATATTTCTACATAAATATGCAAAATCTAGATACTTTTTAGAAAATCTAAGCTGATCTAAATTTTTTTCTAAATATACTAATAGATTCTTCATATTAAATGGTATCTTTCTAACTTCTGGTTCTTTAGTTGCGTTAAATGAAGATACAATATCACTATTTTTATAACTAACAAGTACATCTCCATTAATATCATTATTTACTAAAATATTGACTTTTTTTTGACGTATATACATATCCAAATGATTAAAGAATAAATCATACATATTATATGCCATTTCATCGGTGGTATTTTTATTATCGTTTATAAAGATACTAGTTGTAATTTCTTCTTTAACAGTCTGTTCAAATTTATATCCTATATACGAGAATATAGCAACCAATGTTTGATCATCAGCATCTATATTTTGTTCTATAGTATTATATAATAATCTGATATCTTCTTCTGTGATTGTTGATACATTATATAAGTTAATAACAAATATATTCTTATGATCATTAATAAACCCATCATATGATTTATGTGATATATTAGGATCTAGAAGATATGCTTTTATTTTTGGGATGATATCTATTAGAATTGTTTCTTTAGAGTCCATTTAAAGTTACAAACAACACATAAAATAACACACTGTGTATATTTTTAATACTATTTAGTGATCTTTAATATATTACTTTAAAAAATGAAATAATATTATACATATTTTAAACTCCAAATTCAAAACACGTAATAATTATAAATTGTTAAAAGTAGTAATTATTGTTTATTTAATTATAAATGGCGTGGTCAATGACTACAAAAACAGATACTAGTAATTTCACAAAGATGGCTGAAATTAGGGCACATCTTAAAAATAGCGCTGAGTTTAAAGATAAAAATGATGATATCTTCCCAGAAGATGTTGTTATCCCAAGTGTTAAAAGTTCTGTAAAAAAACCTGCACGTAAACAACCAGTAAAGAAACTTACAAAGCAGGAAGCTGTAAATTTGTCAGATAATTACTCAACTGAAGAAAATTCATCATCCAAGTCTCGGTCTCAAAATATTGATACAGTAAATAATGATGACAGTGGTGAAGATGATGTAAATTGTTGTAATAATAGTACAGTTCAAAGTGATATTTCAGATACAAAAGTAGCAACTGACATGATTGTCAAGGATCTCAAGAAAATTATTGCAAGAGTATCAGCAATTGCTAGTGTTATTGAAGATGTACAAGCATCATCTATTACAAGAAACTTTACAGCACTTAATAAGTCTGTTAATACACTTTATGATTTGGTATCTGAAGGCAAATCTCTTGTAACTCGTAAAAAGGTTAAAACTTGTAAGAAGTAAATGCGAGAACTTTTTTATAAAGAGGGAAAACTATTTTTCGATAATAAATTTCTAAATCCTGTTCCTGATAATAATTTAGCATATGATGTTTTAAAACATATTAAGATACCTGCTTATTTAACCGATGTAATTGTTTATGAACAAACATGGGATGATGCATTATCAGGACTAATTTTTGTAGGACGTGATTCAAAGGGTCGTAAACAATATTTTTATGGTAAATTACATGTTCAAGATCGTAATTCTAAACGTGATCGTATTTTTATTAGAGTATATAATGTGATAAATAATATAAATCAGTTTATAGATAAACATATAAAGAAACCAAACGATGATACAAAATATCAGTTGGCTGTTTTTATGTTAATGGAAACAATGTTCTTTATCAGATTTGGAAAAATAAAATATCTCAAGGAGAATGAAACAGTAGGATTATTAACACTAAAGAATAAACATATATTTATTAATTCTGATAATATTAATATTAAATTTATGGGAAAAGATAAAGTATTCCATGAATTTGTTGTACATAGGTCGAGTAGACTTTTTAAACATCTTAAGAAACTAACTAAAGAATCTATGCCTGAAGAGTTTCTGTTTAATAATCTAAATGAAAGAAAAATATATAATTGTATTAAACAATTTGGTATTAGAATCAAAGATCTTAGGACTTATGGAGTCAATTATACATTTTTATATAATTTTTGGACTAATGTTAAATCTATATCACCACTACCATCTAATAAAAAGTTAATAGTATTAACCATTAAACAAACCGCTGAAGTAGTTGGGCATACACCATCTATATCAAAAAGTGCCTATATGGCAACCACTATTCTTGAAATGGTTAAAGATAAAGATTTTTTAGATAGTATAACAAATAATACATTTGACGAATTTATAAATAAAGTCGTTTCATATATTAAAACAAAATATACATAAAAATAATATAAATGTTTTAAATGGATAAACGGATGAAATCACTTGTAATGACATCGTTTTCCAATGAACTGAATACAATAGATATAATGTCTATTGTAATGTATTTATTTAAACATCGATATAAAAATATTATTTTTTCTATCGATAAAAGAGGCAACTTTGTAGTAGATTTTGAATATGATTCATATAAAGCATCTGATTATTTGGATATGTCATTAAATAAGTTATCAGATAATGAATGTAAGAAGTATGCATCTAGTATAGCTGAACAATTGACACATATAGATATTATCAAAGAAGATATTAATGATTATATTAGATCATCTACTAAACTTAAAAGATTTGTTAAAAAATACAGAAATAGGTCTAATAATAGAATTAGAGAAGATGTTAAAAAGCTTAAAATTGCTCTAGCTAATGATATAGATTATGATTATATAAAAGACGCATATTAATAGTAAATGAAAAAAAACTAGTTCATATTAATTATGGATGATAAACTATTAACATCATCAATTGCTAGATATATAGAAGATCTTGCCAAACATTCAACAGAACTCAAAAATCAATCTGCTACATATGATGTAAATAATGAGTTAGAATTGATTTTTACAAACCCTCCATTAATTACATTGACAAATGTATTTAACATTTCAACATTACAAGAATCTTTTATTAGATTCACTGTTACAAATAAAGATGGAGTAAAAATTAGAACAAAGATTCCATTATCAAAAGTTCATGGGTTAGATATAAAGAATTCACAATTAGTTGATGTTATAGAAAATATAGTATGGGAAAAGAAAACGTTAATTAATGAGATAGTCTATAATAAAGAAGTTATATTGAGATTATCTACAGAGGAAAAATATATATTCTTGGATTACAAGAAATATGGATCTTCTATTAAATTAGAATTAGTTAATCTTATACAATCTAGAACAAAAAACTTCATTATAGATTTTAAAATAAAATACTTTTTAGGATCTGGAGCACAGTCTAAATGTTCGCTATTACATTCTATTAATCATCCAAAATCAAAACCAAATATGTCACTAGAGATAGAATTTATATCAATGGATAATAAAAATGTACAATATGATAAATTATTAAATGAACTCACAACTATATCTAGAAACATATTTATGGCTTCTCCAGAAAATGTATATCTATCTCCTATTATAAAAATACCTGTTAATACATTTATGTTGCATAAACAGGATATACCTGCTTTAGAATTAGAGAATCTATATGCTGTATCAAAAACAGATGGTATTCCAGTTACTGTGAAACTTAAATCTACAGGTATATATTGCTACTTTGGACATATAGGATATATAATTAGATATCCTATTAAAAAGAATTTAGATACAGATATAATACTGTTTGGTGAAGCTATAAAAGATAAAAATCAATGGATTATTTATCTTATTAAGTTATTAGAACCAGTTATACATGATAGATTAGATGAAAGAAATTATATAGAATCTAGATTAGATGATGTATGTGATAGAATTATTTTCAAAGTTAAAAAATATGAGGGTCCATTTACTACATCAAGTGAAATAATTGATATGCTTTCTAATTACTTACCAAAACAAAATGAAGGTGTAATTTTATTTTATTCAAAGGGTAATAAAAATGATTATAAAATTAAAAAAGAGAATACTGTAGATCAAATGGTTAATATTGTATTTAGATATATGTCTAGTGAACCAATTATTTTTGGGGATAATTCTATATTTATTGAATATAAGAAGTTTAGTAGTGATAAAGGGTTTCCAAAAGAAAATGGTTCTGGAAAAATTATTATATATTCTGATGTTAATTATTTAAATAATATATACTGTATAGAATTTAAAAATATATACTTGGATGCTGGACTTAAATCAGTTGTTGTTCCTATAAAGTTTATAGCAGAGTTTTCAACTAATGGAGATATAATTAAACCTAGAATAGGAAAGACAATGAGATACATAAATGAAGAATATTATGGAAATCCATACAATGTAGTTGTTGAACATCTTAGAGATCAAAAAATTAGTGTTAATGATATATTTAATGAAGATAAGTTATCCGAGATAGGTCAACAATATGTAACTAATGATAAGTTTAGATTAAATCCTGAAGTTAGTTACTTTACAAATAAAAGAACTAGAGGACCATTAGGTATTTTATCAAATTATGTAAAAACTTTACTTATATCTATGTATTGTTCTAAAACCTTTTTAGATAATTCCAATAAGAGAAAAGTACTAGCTATTGATTTTGGCAATGGGGCAGATTTAGAAAAATACTTTTATGGAGAGATAGCTTTATTGGTTGCTACAGATCCAGATGCTGATGCTATATCTAGAGGAAATGATAGATATAATAAATTAAATTCTGGAATAAAAACAAAATATTATAAGTTTGATTATATTAAAGAAACTATTAGATCTGAAACATATATTTCTAGTATAAGAGAAGTGTTTTACTTTGGTAAATTTGATATTATTGATTGGCAGTTTGCTATTCATTATTCATTTCACCCAAGACATTACTCTACAGTAATGAGAAACTTATCCGAATTAACAGCTTCAGGTGGTAAAGTATTGATAACCACTATGGATGGTGACAAACTTTCATTGCTTACTTCTAAAAAGACTTTTATTATTCATAAGAATTTACCAGATAGTGAAAATTATATGGCTATTGAAAAGATAGCAGATGATAGAATAATGGTATATAATCCATCTACCATGTCAACACCAATGACTGAATATATTATTAAAAAAAATGATATAACTAGAGTATTTAACGAGTATGGGTTTGTATTAATAGATAATGTCGATTTTGCAACTATAATTAACAGAAGTAAAAAGTTTATTAATGGAGTTTCCAAACTGGAAGAAAGACCATCTACAAAAAACTTTTTTGAACTAAATAGAGGGGCAATTAAATGTGATGGTATAGATGTTGATGATTTACTTAGTTATTATGTGGTTTATGTCTTTTCGAAGAGATAAATAATAATAAGGAACAGGTTCTGATTTACCAGTAACGAATGAATTAAATAATTCCAATAGTGCAGTTTTTGTTCCTATATTATTGTTATCCAAAACATTATTTTTATCATCTTCATATGTTAAGTTAATACTTTTAATTGGTATCAGTGGTTCTATATTTTCTAGAAATAATATTCTTATTACATCTGGTCTGTTTCTAAATAAAAATTTGGCAATTCTATATATAGTTAAATTATCAAATCTTGCCATAATATCATATACATGTGCTATAACAGGTGTTCCATTTGATTTTCTTTCTATAACTACATATTTTTCATTTAAAAGATCTTTTATATCTCCTGGAAATAACATATTATAATTTAATAAATTAATTATTTTTTTTACATCTATGGACATATTTATTGTCAAGGATAATAATTATCCAAAAATAGATAACGATGATAACGAGATATTTATACTTTTGGGAAATCACAACGAATTTATAGATTCAAAATTGTCTAAACTTAGGACTTATGTATTTTTTACTGAATACTCTGTAACGCCAGATGAGTATGGATCATTATGTGTAGAAGTATCTAAATCTAGTTATAAACACAAAAATAGATATATAAATGTAGAGGAATTTATAGACTCAGGATATATTATAAGTTGGTGTTCAAAATTAACAAATAGAATAAATAGTATACCATCTGATAAATTTATTATTTATGATATATATACATTTGATATATATAAAAATAAACGGCTAGTTTTTGTTCAAGTACCTGAATCAATAGGAGAAGATATTTATTTAACAAATCCATTTTTATCATCAAATTATCGAAATCTAGTTACTAGACAAGTTACAAATGATATGATATTTGGTTATGAATCATTCTTAAAAATTCTATTAGAAAATTTAATTAGAAGTCATTATAATAAATCGAAAATTATTACATTAGTAAAGTTTAAGGATACAAATGAGTTAAATTTAACAAGATTATCATACAATAGAAATAGGTTTAGAGCATTCATATTTGCATGGTTTAATAATATTCCAGAAAATGAAAAGGTATTAAAATCGTATGATGAAATAATAAAGTTGATATGATCAAATCTATATCAGTGTCATATTCCCCATATAATATAGAATATCATGAAGATTGGGAACCTATTATGTCACAATTAGTGTGTTTGTACAATGAAATAGCTAGTTGGTTGTTGAGAGATGAGACCTCCCCAATACCGGATAATTTTTTTGTACAATTAAAACAACCCCTAAGAAATAAAAGAGTATGTATATGTGGAATAGATCCGTATCCTAAAGATGCCACTGGTGTACCTTTTGAGTCTCCAAGATTTAATAAAAAATCTATAAAGACTATAGCCGAATCTGTTTCTAAGTTAACGGGTGTAACAGATTATTCAGGATATAACCTTAATATAATAGATGGTGTTATTCCATGGAATTACTATTTAAGTTGTAAAATAGGTGTGACAAAAAGTCATGCGATATATTGGGAAAAAATATCAAAATTATTATTGCAACATATAACAAAACATGTAAATATACTTTATTGTTTAGGGAAAACAGATTTTTCAAATATTAGGGCTAAATTAGACACACCAGTTACTGTTGTAATAGGATATCATCCAGCAGCTAGGGATAGACAATTTGAGAAAGATAAAGCATTTGAAATTATTAATGTATTATTAGAATTAAACAACTATGAGCCTATAAATTGGGCTAAAGGTTTCTATTATTAATCTTTAGTGAAATTTTAACTTGTGATCTAAATGGATCCAAATATTAGAAGAAACGATATTATATTTGTTCTTAAATCCATAGGTGTTCCTTCATCTTGTAGACAAAACGAAGATCCTAGATTCGTAGAAGTATTCAAATGTCATGAATTAGAAAGATATATATCTGATAATCCAGATTGCACATTATTTGAAAGTCTTAGAGATGAAGAATCATATTCAGTTGTTAGAATATTTATGGATGTTGATTTAGATGCATGTCTTGATGAAATAGATTTTCTAACAGCAATACGTGAATTTATAATTGATGTATCAAATAAAGTTGCCAGATTTGCATTTATGGAATGTGGTGCATCGCATGAAGAAGTATTAAAATCTATGAGGTCAAATTTTTCATTAACAAAGTCATCGAATACTGATAAAACTAGTTTTCATATTATCTTTTTAGATACATATACTACACTCGATACACTTATAGCTATGAAAAGGACATTTTTAGAATTAAGTAGATATTCTGAAAATCCATTAATTAGGTCTATAGATACGGCTGTATATAGAAGAAAAACAACACTTCGTGTAGTTGGTACTCGTAAAACACCAAATTGTAATACTGTTCATATGATGCAACCACCTCATGAAAATATATCCGATTATTTATTCACATATGTAGATATGAATGAAAATAGTTGTTATTTTTCTCTACTACGGCGATTAGAGGATATTGTACCAAATAATTTATGGGAACCTGGATTTATGGCATTTGGTGATGCTATAAAAAAGGTATCTAAAGCATTAGTTAACGAAATTGTAAATTTTAATGATATAGATGAGAATAATTTTACATCTATTCCATTAATTATAGATTATGTAACACCGTGTGCATTATGTAAAAAGAAAATGCATAAACACCCACATCAACTATCATTGGGCAATGGTGCTATTAGAATTTATAAATCTGGTAACCCACATAGTTGCAAGATTAAAATTATCCCATTAGAAGGAAATAAATTATTTAATATAGCACAGCGTATTTTAGACAGCAATTCTATACTGCTAACTGATAGAGGGGATTATATAGTCTGGATTAATAACTCATGGAAGATTAATATAGACGAACCACTAATTACAAAATTAATTCTATCTATTAGACATCAACTTCCTCCTGAGTACGCGAATGAACTTTTATGTCCAAGGAAACGAAAAACAGTTGAAGCAAATATTAGAGATATGTTAGTTGATTCGATAGAAACAGATTCTTATCCTGATAAACTCCCATTTAAGAATGGTGTATTAGATTTGGTAAATGGAGAATTCTATACAGGAGAGGATGCTAAGAAATATATATGTACAACATCAACTGGATTTAACTTTGATAAAGATAAATTTGTAGAAGAGAGTGATGAAATGCAGGAATTAATTAAAGTAATTAATGATATACAACCATTAACTGATGAAAATAAAAAAAATAGAGAATTATATGAAAAAACATTATCTAGTTGTTTATGTGGATCAACTAAACAGTGTATAACATTCTTTTTTGGAGAGACAGCAACTGGGAAGTCTACAACAAAAAGATTGTTAAAATCATCAGTAGGTGAATTATTTGTAGAGACAGGACAGACTATTTTAACAGATGTTCTTGATAAAGGACCTAATCCGTTTATATCTAACATGCATTTAAAAAGAGCGGTATTTTGTAGCGAGTTGCCAGACTTTGCATGTAGTGGATCAAAGAAAATAAAATCTGATAATATTAAAAAATTAACAGAACCATGTATAATTGGACGTCCGTGTTTCTCCAATAAAATAAATAATAGAAATCATGCAACAATAATTATTGATACAAATTATAAACCAATATTTGATAGAGTAGATAATGCATTAATGCGTAGAATTTCTATGGTTAAATTCAGAACACATTTTTCACAACCTTCTGGTAGAGAAGCTGCTGAGAATAACGAAGCGTACGATGATGTAAAATTACTAGATGAGAGTTTAGATAACAAAATTCAAAACAATCGTTATAGGTTTGCCCTATTAGTGTTATTGGTAAAATGGTATAGACAATATCATTTACCTTTAATGAAACTATTACCCACTCCTGATGAAATTCCAGATTTTGCATTCTATTTACGAATAAGCAAACTTATAGTTCCTAGTTCTATAAAACATATTCCTTTAATGTCTCATCTTACAAAGAAAGGTTATAATTTATATGATAATAATGTAATTATACCATTACAAACATTTCGACAAAAAGTAAGCAATTATTTTAATATTAAAATATTTGGTCAAGATATAGAAAGTTTTATAACTAGACATAAAAAATTTGCTAATGTTACGGATGAATATTTACAATATATTTTCGTAGATGATATTGGAAATGAGTAATATATTTATAAAAAAATGATCTATTTTAAATGAATACCGCAATAATTGACTTATTTAAAAACCATGTTGATAATATACCTACTATATTACCTCATCAACTTGCTACTCTAGATTATTTAGTTAGAACTATTATAGATGAAAACAGAAGCGTATTATTGTTTCACATTATGGGATCTGGTAAAACAATAATTGCTTTATTATTCGCTTTAGTAGCTTCTAGATTTAAAAAGGTATATATCCTGGTTCCAAATATAAATATTTTAAAAATTTTTAATTATAACATGGGAGTAGCTATGAATTTGTTCAATGATGAATACATAGCCGAAAATATTCATATTCATTCAACTACTAGTTTTTATTCACTCAATTATAACGATAATGTTATTAATTACAATGGATTATTAAGATATGATAACTCCATTTTTATAGTAGATGAGGCACATAATATTTTTGGAAACAACACTGGAGAACTAATGTCCGTTATTAAAAATAAAAATAAGATCCCATTTCTTTTATTGTCAGGATCCCCAATTACCAATACACCAGATACACTAAGTCATATTATAGATTTAATGTCAGATCAAACAATAGATTTTGGAGATATTATTATCAGAGGTAAGAAAGTTATTGAAATCCTTCTCAACGAGCATGGTGTTCAAGTATTGCAAGATCTACTTAAGGGAAGAATATCTTACTATGAGATGCCTGATAAGGATCTTCCCATGATAAGATATCATGGACGTAAATTCTTAGACACCCGAGTGGTATATTGTCATATGTCTAAACTTCAAGAAAGAGATTATATGAGTGTTAGAAAACTTTGTGATAATGAAATGTTTGATAAAAATATGTATAATGTTTCTATGGCTGTATTAGGACAACTCAATATAATGAATAATTTAGATACATTATTTCAAGAACAAGATAAAGAATTATATCCAAATCTTAAAATAAATAATGGTGCATTGTATGGCGAGGAACTTGTAACATTAAATATCAGTTCCAAGTTTAAGTATTTTATTAATAAAATACAAACACTCAATGGTAAACATTTTATATATTTTTCTAATTCTACATATGGTGGATTGGTAATAAAATATATTATGTTAAGTAACGGTTATTCTGAATATAATGGATCTCAGGGAACAAATCCACATACAATAGGTGGCAAACCAAAAACATTTGCCATTGTTACCAGTAAAATGAAATCATCCCTTGAAGAATTATTAGAAGTATATAATTCATCTTCTAATGATGATGGTAGCCAATTAATGTTTTTGTTTTCTTCTAATATTATGTCTGAATCATATACATTAAAAGAAGTAAGACATATTTGGTTCATGACCATTCCTGATACGTTTTCTCAATATAATCAAATTCTTGGAAGATCTATAAGAAAGTTTTCGTATAATAATATATCTGAACCAGTTGAAGTATACTTATTAGCAGCTGTCTATTCTGATTTTAATGATGATATAATATCTCTTAATGATTATACACAAGATGAAATAATTAATGTTTTACCATTTGATATTAAAAAACTATTATATTTAAAATTTAAAACAAAAGAAACTAATAGAATATATTTTATTCTTCAAGAAATGTCTGAAAAATATTCATCTCCTCCACATAAATATATTATAAAAATTATATTAGGGGAGTTAATTAGACAATTTTTTTATAACAAATCTCGAATAAAGGCAGATGATCCAAGTCTACTAAATATTGTAAATGCTGTACTACAGAATAAAAAAGAGGCTAAGAAATATATAAATGAGATTGTAGACGGACATTTTTTTGTATCAAATAAAGTATTTGATAAATCACTTTTGTATAAATATCAAAATGATATTATAACTGTTCCTTTTAAACTATCATATGAAAATTTTATGTGGGGTGTAAATTTTCGTAAAGAATACAATGTTGTAGAATCTCCATAAAACTGATGAGATATAATAAATAAATAAATGTCTAGCTTCACAGTAAACGAGTATCTTAGCATTACATTAGATCCTCATGAACTAACACTGGATATAAAATCTAACATTAAGAATGCTGTGTATAAAACATATCTACATAAAGAGATAGGGGGTAAAATGGCTAAAAAGATACAGATTCGTGAAGATGTAGAAATTCCTCTAGGTGAATTAGTTAATAACTATATAGTTATTAATGTTCCATGTACTGTAACATATATTTATTACCATGTTGGTGATATAGTTAGAGGAACATTAAACATAGAAGACGAATCAAATGTAACAATCCAATGTGGTGATTTGATATGTAAACTCAGTCGTGAATCCGGAACTGTTTCATTCAGTGATTCAAAATACTGTTTTTTTAGAAACGGTAATGCGTACAATAATGGTAGTGAAGTTTCTGCTATATTAATGGAGGCACAACAAGGAACTGAGTCTAGTTTTGTTTTTCTCGCGAATATTTTTGATTCATGAAATAAATTATATATGTAATTATTAATGCGATACATAATGCACCGACAGCTAACCAAAATTTATTAATTTTCATAGTTTCATTATAATAATAAAAACATTTATCCCTTATGTTATACAAAAAATCCGTAAAATAACTATTTTTTGGAGATATAATATTTTCTTCTTCTTTTTTAGTTGATGAATATATTCTAGTTATAGGCTTTAGTTTATGTGGATTTTTATAATTCTCTAATATATTCACAAACTCTTTTTTTCCTGGTGCATAGTTAACCATATGTCTAAATACTGCTAGTTGGTCATGTTTAATATATAATGGTGTTGAAAATATTATCCATATAACATTATACTTATTATTTATATCTTTACCATTATATAGCCAATAATGTCTATTTTTTGGAACAAGACTACTTGTTATAAACTTATTTGTAAAATCTGATATATAATTTGGATATTTTATTGATTCAATTTTATCAACTATTTTCTGAAATTGAAAATTTTTTTCATTTGATGTTTTTAAGAATATTGATATAATGACTATTCCATCATCTGTATGCTGTTTTGCATTTTTATAAGAATTATATTTGTTATTCCAATGTATTAGGTTAAGTTCCCCAGAATATTTATTTACATCAACCAAGTGATTAGATCCATAATCATCATCCTTGCCCCAATATATATTCATTTTATGCAATATATATTTATCTTTTATATATCGCCATCCCATATAACCATTTTTATCAAACTTAATAGTTACCTTAGATTTGTTATTTTTTATTGATAATGGAATACATTTTTCATAGTTAATATATAGTGATTCCAGTTTATTATCATATATTACATTTTTACTATCTATATTAATAGGAGAATTTTGTGTATCCATTTTATTACTAATAAAATGAAATAAGAAGAATTAAATATTAGCACATATATTCCGTTTAAACAAAATGGATAATAGTGAAATTATTTTCGAAACTCCTAGAGAAACTGTAAATATAAAACTAATAAAAGAAATTCCCAAATCAAAAGATACACATGTATTTGCTGTATGTATTACTAGTGATGGGTATCCACTGATAGGAGTTAGAAGAACCTCATTTGCTTTTCAAGAAATTTTATCACAAGAAACATCTGATTCTATTTTTCGTGTATCTAAAAAATTATTAAAATTTATGTATCATAATGAGATACAAATAATATTTAGAAGATTAAAACGAGGTTATATAAATAATATAGACCCGTATTTTGAAGAACTAATACTATTAGGAGGTAAGATAAATAAAAAAGAGACTATAAAAGATTGTTTACATAGAGAATTAAAAGAAGAAAGTGATGATATTATAACAGTAAAAGAATTTGGTACTTCTATAATAAAACTTACAACATATGATAAGATATTTAACAAAAATTATATGGGGTATTGTATGGCATGTTATATTAATCAATCACTAAATGATTTGATTAAACATAGTATTTACAATGTAGAAATTAGAAAAATTAAATATTTAAACGAATGCAAAGATAATGATAAATTCGAATATTTGTCTTATATTTATAACATGCTAATTAATAGTAAATGAATAATTTATTTAGATCTAGTATAATACATCAGATTATAAAATATAATAGACAATTATCAAAGTCCATTATCCTTATGGATGATACACAAATTATTACACTTACACCATTTGTTTATAATTTTTTATGGAATCTATATAGAATATCAATATGTGCTATATTAATCACTGCGGATAATAAAATATTAGTATGTGATAGAAGAAATAGTTTTTTATATTCTGAAATAATGAGAACAAAAAATATGACAAGAAAGAAACGCCTTTTTATAAATTATTCAAAATATTTAAACAAACATGAAAAAAACAAATTACTTTCATTATTTTCTTCGAATAATGATGAAAAGAATGAAATACTTTCATTCTTTTCTTATGGAAATGATGATATCAATGATAGACATGAAATAATATATCCAGGAGGTCTTCCTAAAAAAGGAGAAGATGTTTCTACATGTCTATATAGAGAAATAAAAGAAGAAGTAAATTTAGACAATTCATATATTTTTATAGATAGCCGTTTCTTTATTCATGGTATAATTGAAGATAAAATAATCAATAAATTCTTTGACGTTATATTCTTTTTTGGAAGTATAAAATTATCCAGTTCACAAATAATTGATAAATTTAAAAGTAATAAAGAAATTAAGGATTTAATATTTATAGATATTAATACAGGTAATGGATTACAGCACGATATTGCAAAATATGCCATACAAACTTCAAAATGTAAATGTCATGGACATAATGGATTCCAATATGGTTCATTAAAAAGAGTTAATTAGGCAAATATAAAAACTAATTTACCGTCATATATTTTTATAACTGGATTTTCCGGCATATCATATATATAATATCCGTCAGAATCATATATACGACCATCTATGCCTTTAAATCCTCTATTTATAGTTAACATTCGTGTGGAATTTGAATACCATATATTGCTACCTTCTATTAGTTTATTGTTTATATTGGTTTTAGAACTGAGATCAATTGTACGAGATATTAATGTTTTCCATCCAGATTCATTATCTATAGGGGAAAAATCTTTCTCATTTTCATGAATCCATTCTATAGATGTACGTTTTAACACTCTAAACAATTGTACAAATTCTTTGGATTTGTCTTTTATTATTTCAAACAAGTCTTCATCTACGGTAGGTGATCCATTATATAATCTAGCTAATATAAAATGTACATTTACGTATCTCCTATCTGAAGGTGTTAATGCATGACTATTTAAACGAATTGCTCTACCAACAATCTGTCGCAACGATGCCTCATTCCATGTCATATCCAAAATAAATATATCATTGATAGAGAAAAAACTAATTCCTTCACCGCCACTAGATGAAAATACACATACCTTAATTATATTTCCATTAGTATTTGTTTCTTTATTGAATTCAGAAACTGATTTTATTCTTGTATCCTTGGTTCTAGAAGAAAATTCTATACTGGTTATTCCAAAGACTTTAAAATATAATAATAGAATTTCTATTCCGGACTGATTAATAAATGGTTCAAAAACAAGACATTTACCAGGAGATGATAAAATACCCAAACAAACATCTATAAATTTAACACTATGTTCTCGTAGGTGTGTAAATAGTGATATATCTAATGCATCTGCATCTCCAGGAAGTGTATCACCTTGTTTGAAAATATTTATAGCAGATTCAGAAAATGATCTATCAGATAATGAGTCTTTAAAATCTTTACACATAGTCAGAATTTCATTATTATAATCTTCTGGATCTCTACCTTTTCTTTCTGGAAAACTATCAAATGTGAATGTTGTAGCCATTCGTCTTAAAATTCTAAATGCTGTGATACCTGTTTTTATCTCTGCAATTTTAGCTCTCTGATATATTTCTTCTTGTTTCCTTGACATATTAACATATCTCATTAGTACTGTTTTTTTTGCAAATGATGTAGATCCTTCAACGTCTTCAAATATAGAAAATTCATTATTTACAATATATGAACATATACCTCCTAATTTTGTTACCAACTCTTTTTCATCAACCAGTCTTTTATTTTCAAAAAGAGACTGATTTTGTAAGGATCCGGGTCTTAATAAATTTACAAGCATTGTGAACTCTCTAACATTATTAACAATAGGAGTAGCTGATAGACAAATCATCTTATGGTTGTATAATGCTATATATTTTGATAAAAAATTATAGACTGTTCTAGTTGGTCGTTGTTTACCATCTTCTTTTATTAATGATTTTGAAATAAAATTATGACATTCGTCGATAATAACACATATTCTACTTTTAGAATTTACAGTCTTGATGTTAGTAAAAAATTTATTTTTAAAATTCTGATCATCATAATTAATAAATATACAATCTTTTGCTATTTCAGGTGCGTATCTAAATATAGTATTCATCCATGGATCTTCAACTAGTGCTTTTTTTACTAATATTACAATAGTCCAATTTGTATAAATATCTTTAAGATGTTTAAGTATATATACTGTTGTCATTGTTTTACCCACTCCAGTTTCGTGAAATAATAAAAGAGAATGCATAGTATCCAATCCTAAAAAAACTCTAGCTACAAAATGTTGATAATCTTTTAACCTAATGATATCAGATCCTACCATTTCTATAGGCATTGAAGTTGTATGTCGTAATGCATAATCGATATATGCTGCATGTGATTTACTCATTTATGAGTATAAAGTAAATTTATGTTCTTTAATCACAATAACGCTTTTGCTAGTCTTCTTTGGTATTCATTTTCTATACTTTTTGAATCAGAAGTCATGCTTAGGTACAATAATGAATGAATATAATACAATGATTCATAAACTTTATTAGAAAATTCTAAAAATTTATTTATAAATTCTTTATCTACAGGTTCCTTTAATATACTAAATTGAACACTGTTACTATCTTTCCAAATATTTGACTTTGTAACTGATCTAATATGAAGCATAAAAATATCTAAATTCTTTTTATTTATATCACTAGCTACCATTATAGAACTATCTTTTAACCAACTATCACTAACACACTTAAATAGTCTTACATTCTTAAATATACTACAATAAATTCTCATAGAATCTATAACACATCTTCCAAAAAGTGTAGGAAGTTTAACTATACAATATTTTTCAGATACTATATCAAACAATGGACGAAATATATCCAATGTTAGCATTGTATAATCACTAACATATAAATTATTTTCGGTTAAGTAATTATTTGATTTGATGCCCTCTCTTTCTTTTTTGAACAATTTATTACGTGCACTAAGATCTGCAACAATAGCATCTGCTTTAATTGTTCTTCCATATGACTTAACAGATTTAATATTTAAAATATCATACACTTTTTCTAAATCATTTTCTGGTAACATAATATTGTGTGTAAAAAGTTTTAACATATCAGTAGGCATACGATTTAAATCATTAACTCTAGATATGTGAAGAAAATAATTAGTACCATATTCTAAACTAGGTAATGGTGTCTTACCAAGAACAAGATCTAAATCTGGTAAATTTTCATAATACGGAAGAAGTATATAAATACCATCTTTAATATTTTTTATAATAGATTCCATTTACAAGTATATAAGTTTGTTTTCATTATTCTCCTGTAATTTTTGTACTTGTAACTCCTTGATCATGAAACACTTTATAAAGATCGTTACATACAACTACTAGTTGTTTTTGTACATAATAGATCGGATTATTAACATCCATAGTAGAATATACAACTCTAACAGACAATTTATCCTTTCCTCTAGATGTATTAGCTGTAATAGTCGTAGGACGAAAGAATGTTTTTGGTGTAAAATTAAATGTTAGTGTTCTCATTCCATTGTTAGTCTTTGTTATCAATTCATTATAAATTCTTGATATGGGACTATTTTCTGAATATAGTACATCGTTTCCAAATCTAACTTCTAATCTGGAAATAATATCTGTTTTATTTTTGAAATCTATTCCTTTAATAAATGGATCATTGATAAATAGATCTTTTGACTTAGATGTGTTAGATCTATTATCTCCATGATATACATTTCTTTGACTCGTCCATAGACTTACAGGAATAGATGCATCTACAATATTAATAGTATGTGATATCTGTGAAAATACAATTCTTTTTGTTACCACACTATATGATCCTGTAATAGCAGAGAACTTCTTGGAAATATTATATATAAACGAGTTTTTTCTAGTACCAAACATTAACAAATTAGTGTGTAGATAAACAGACATATCATCTGGAACATTATCTATTTTAACAAACACATCCGCATCTTGAATAGATACAATTCCACAAAATGGCACTTCTACAATTTCAGCAGTATCTGGATAATCTGTAGGTGGTCCTTCACTAACAATAACTATATCATCTAACAATCTGTTTACAAATGCATTAATATAATCATGTTCTCCTTGTGCATATCCAGGATATGAAATAAATTTATTATCTGTATTTCCATAATATGGTTTAGTATACACAGATAATGATGTGGCTGCATGTACCTCAGTTACTGTAGCAGTTGGTTGGTTTATTTGTCCAATAATTCTTCTTGGTTTTTCTATAAATGATGATTTTATATTAATATTCTTAACCATATATCCGATAAAACTCAATTCAGGAACATATACAAATTCTTTACTAAACGTTTCAAAGTCGAACGATGTGTCACGAATAACGATATCAGATACTGGATTAAATGTTACAGTTACTGTAATTTTGGAATCAGATAGTTTAAGACTACTAAATGTATCTTCAATATCAAACGGTGTCTTAATATATGTATATATAGTAGTTGATTCTTTAATAGTATCATTAGGAGTAAGTCCAATTGATATATCATTAAGTTCGCTAGAGTAACCTGAATTTTTTAATGCTATTTCATTATTACAACAACTGTTATAGAGTTCTTCTCCATCAATTTCCCAAATAACTCCATTACAAGAAGAAATAGAAACATTGTTTATAGATTTATAACCAATATATGGAACATACCCAAATCTTCCTATTCCTTTAACTTCTGGAAGATCTAGACTCAATATTAGATTATTAATTGCGCTTATATATTGATCTCTAATTTCAAAACTAGCAATTATTTGATTTTCTGAACCATCGTTTGTTACAACACCCGAAAGTGTTACATACTGGGGCATATATAGAGTAGGTACTTGTGTATCTACACCAAATACATTTGATCGTTTAATAGATTCGTCACCAATCAAAGAATTAATTACCGTATTGTTCATGTCTATTTAGTTATTAAAACCTTATAATAAACTTCGTAATGAAATATCTATAATCTGTGAATTTTCCTTATAATAACAACTGCCGTATATGCCTTCTTTATCTCTTAAAAAATTTATTGTATTTATAATTTTATCTTTATCTTCATAAAATACAATTGGTAATAGTGATATTTTTGGTTCTTCTCTAAGTGCAATATGGGATTTTACCATAGAAGCCATTGAATCTCTACATATCTTAGAACAAAAATATCCAATATTTCCACCTTTTAGAGTCTCGATATAAAGTGGTTTAAAAATCATATCCTGATTACAGAACCAACATTTATCAATACTATTATTAGATTTAATTGATATATCAACAATAGATTTATAATATCTGGGTAATATACATGTTAGAGATTCTTCTTTTAAAGGTTTTCGTACAGATTTTGGCGTGGAAATAACAATATCGGGAATACTTACTCTCTTAGCCATTTAACTATAAAACTATTTTTATACTTCTAGAGAACATGTAGAAAAACGTTCATCGATGAATACATATTCATGTCCATAATCTTCTATAACACCTTTATGTTTCTTATTACGAATATGTAATAAGAAGTTTTCCCATATTAATTGGTTACTATTGTTTTTTGTATAATTTTTTACAGTTTGAGGTTTTAAATTTTTAGTTACAGATGTAATATCAAAAATCTTATCTAAGAAAAATGAATAATTAATTGTTTTAGATGGTGTATTTTCTTGACAGAAGAACACTAAATGTTTAAATATTTCTACAACTTCATTTATCTTCTCAGTTGTTAGATTTAGTTTTTCATCCTTTACTTGATTTATAATTTCAAATACAAGTTTATAATCCTTTTTATTTATTCTTTCATTTGCTTTAAGAAAACTAGAAACAAAATTAGCGTCTACATCATCAATAGATATTTTATTTTTTTCCATTATGCAAAATAGTTCAGAAATTATTTCTCCAGAACATTGATGTGATAATAATCTTCTTAAGACATTTCGTAAATGAATTAGTTTGTTAGACACATGAAAATTTGACTTTTTTTGTATTTTTGAACATTTATGAAATATTGATTCACAAAAAATACAATATTCATATCCATTTTCCGAAATAACACCATTATGTTTACATCCACTGCATAATTTTAGATTCATGTTAATACTCTACACACCTCGTCGTCTAATATTTTATATAAAAACGTTTTATTTCTAGAAGTTGTTAAAAACTCTCTTAATATTTTTAATTTTTCTGGTTGTGAGTATAATATCATTTTAATATTATTACCATCAGCTGCTAGTAAAGTCATTAGATTTTCATTACAACTAGATGAACAACGTTTTGGTGGTGTTAATGTAATATTATATTTTTGATACCAGTTCATTTAAATATTATAATCTAAAATAATTCCGTAATATGTTTACCATTTATATATTGATCATAATCCTGTGCATAAATCAATATACAACAATGTCTTGAAATCATAGACATTGCTTCTTCCATTGTTAGAAGATCATCATCAAAACTTACAATATGATTCATCAACATTTGTTGTTTTGATGATACATATGCAGCACCCTCTCCTTTCAACCAATCATAGAAACCTTCATCTTGATCCATATAAAGTTTTTTGTAATGATTTTTGAGCGATCTCATCAATCTAGCATTTCTAGCAGCTGGGTTAAATATAGAAAGAGGATCATACATCCAAGGACCATGTTCGGTAAATATAATGGTATAATGTCCTTTCAAAAAGATATCAGATGTATTGCTACAATCAAAGAACTGATCTCCAATTTTATAACAAACTGCTGATTTCAAACGATACATTATACCATTGAGCATTATTTCTGGTGACACATCCATTGGTACATCATTGATTAGAGATCTGAATCCTGTATAACATTCTCCTCCAAAAACATTTTTGTTCTGTCGCCGTTCTACATAAAACATTAGAACTCCGTTAACAATAACTGGTGAATTCATTGCGTTACCAAAAATAGAACTACCCGCCGGTTCTACATGTGTTATACCTGAACATCCGCTATATCCAATATTTGGAGGAGCAAAGACTACTCTACCACTATTGTTATCAAATGCCATAGAATAAATATCTCTAGAATTAATAGATATAGGACTATCAGATGTGGTTATCATTTTCATGGGGTTAACGACGATATATGGCGCAGACTGAAGTCTCATATCATAACTTATTCCATTCAATGGTCTGGCAACAGATACTAGGGTAGGTCTAAAACCAACAATAGATAAAATAGACGCTAGCATTTGTTCTTCATCTGCCATTACTTGAGAACAACCTGTATGGATAATCTTCATAAGATGCGTGTCAATTACGTCATCATCTTCGCAATAAAAAATTCCCATTCTAATATTCATAATAGCTTTTCTAATCATAGTATGTATATTAGCTCTTTGAATTTCTGTAGATATTACATCAGGAATACCTGTAATAACTATTTGATTATCTTCTGTTAGACGATTAATTAATAACATATAATTATATGACTTAACTTTACGAAATTCATAAAGTTGTTTAATTAGAGTATGTGTATCCCCGTATACAAATACATTTTCTAGTGCTGGAAGTTTAATACCAAAAAGTGCCATAATAATAGGATGGACATAATTATTAGTATGTTGTTTCTTATAAATAAATGCTAAATCCTGAGAACTAGACATATCTGTAAAATGAATAGATTGAAACCTAGTAGTAGAAAGAAGAATATGGTGATTAGATGGAGAATATATTCTATTTAACTCTTTGAGTTGATTACTGATTTTGGGATTAGAATGTGAATGAATAAGAACTAATGGATGTGTACATTTTACAGATACACTAGCATTATTAAGTGTACTTTTTACATGTGATAGAAGTTGAAATAATTCACTCCTATCTGTTCTAACAATGTTTAATTTATTCATAATGTTAAGCATATCTTGAATAGTAAAATTTGAAGTATCATATTTGTTAGTAGTTATAAACTTAGCAATTGCATCTCCATCTGTTCTCAATCGCATACTCCAATCATGTGTAGATGCTACTTCATCGATTGGTACCACACAGTCTTTTTTTTGTGTTTGTGTATCATTAGTTTGATTTGGATTTCTTTTTTGTTTACTACGTTGATTTCTAGCGCCGGCTGATATAAAATCGTCATCTATAAGATTATATAATGTTTTACAAACACTACATTTAACATTTTTATCAGAAGTGTGAATGTGATCATCATCAACTAGAGAAAGAGTTTGATTAACATAATTTGATTTAAGATCAAATATAGAGTTTAAAAAAACGTCTCTGTTATCTACTGCTTCCATTATTTATATTCATAGTTTTTACTAACAGCAATATGATAATAAATTGTATATTATGATTATTATTTCTTTTGGAATTGTTCTAATCCTTTAACCAATTTCATTATCTGATTTATCATCTTTGTTGTATATTCTTTAGCATCCGTAACATCTGTCATCAATTCATCAGATTCTTTTTGTAGAGACATAATGTCTTTATTTACCCCTGTAATAAGATCATTAATTGACATGTTATCGAGATTTTGTTCAGTGGTACAAATAGTGCCTCCTGATGGAACGGTTGTACAAACGGATGTAGATGGTTGATTAGTATTAGTGCTCGTACATGACATTGTACTTTGTGAAGAATTACTAGATGGTGTTACTGTAGTTGTACATAAAACATTACCATTCGATTGAGTACATGTGGTATTTACTGGAGTTGATGCACTACACACTGTTGAATTTGATGATTTTTGTTCGTTATTAAATTTGTTAATAAAATCCTTAATTGTCATTGGTTTTTGAGATGTGTTAACATCAACTGGATTAATAATAGGAACACAAGAAGGTTTATTATGTTGATATTTAGAAACTGGTGTAATAACAACCTTATTTTTGTTATTAGCTAGTGATTCTCTTAACTGTCGCTGATAATACAATTCTCTATTTTTTAGATCTATATCAGTTTCTAAATTCTTCTTTTCATCCTCTATCTCTTTTTCTTTTGAATAATATATAGACGATTTTGGAGTAGAAGACGAGGCCAAATCACTACCAAATTTGTTTAAGAAGTCCATTTAAGACGTTAAAATTGAATTGAGACTATAACAGTAAATGGCCGACACAGATGATATTATAGACTATGAATCTGAAGAACTAACTGAATATGAGGACGATGATGAGTTATCTCTAGTATATAGTGATGTTGAACCAAAGTCATCTTATAAAATTATAGATTCAGTTTCTACACAAATAGAAGAATCTCAAACCAATCTAAAACAAATAGGGGATTCTATACTAACAGCTAAACGCAGATATACTAGACGTATTAGCTTATTAGAGATAACTGGTATATTGGCTGAAAGTTATAACTTGCTTCAACGAGGAAGGTTACCTCTAGTTTCAGAATTTTCTGATGAGACTTTAAAAAAGAATATGTTAAGTATAATAATCAAGGAAATTGAAGAAGGAACATGTCCTATTATAATAGAAAAAAACGGAGAATTATTATCTATCAAGGATTTTGATTCAAATGGTTTAAAATTTCATCTGGATTATATTATCAAAATTTGGAAGTTGCAAAATAGATATTAATACTTTTAGAATCTATCAGAATATTTAGTTCTAAAAGATGTAATCAATGATCTGATATCTAAAAGATTATTTTCATATGTTATATTGTATTCATTTACAATATCTTGAAGAATACAGATGATCTTATCTTCCTTTGATATATATTCTTGAGAAATGATAGTTTTATACTCTGTTTTATTATCCGAAATAAATTTTATAATTCCTTGAATATTATTAATTCCAGATTGTTTAATCTTTTCTAGAGATATTTTTGTTTTTGCAGACTCTAGAGTCTCCAGTAGTAGATTTTTAACATTTATATTAGAAGTTAACTCATTATATATCAATACATAGATCCTGGAAACTATATTAGCAAACAGTTGTGAATTGATATCATTGTTCTGAAACAACATAATCTTTGGTAAAGTTTTCTTTACAAAAAGAACATATTTATTATTATTTAATTGAACAGATGACATATCAAGTTTGCAAATACATTTAATGCCATGGACTAGACTATCAGTTGAAATTGTATATAATTGTTTATATTCATTTAATTTGTCCTTTTCCATAATTAATTTTGAATCAAATACTGCGATAATTTTTAGAAGATAATTTTCATCTGATAAAATTTTATTAAGTGTTGCAGAAATAAAACTATGGTTAGTTTGAAGAACTTGATATGCAGCATTCTCATTTACAGCGTTTCTTAAATGAGAAATAATTTCCATTATCTTTTTGGAATCTGATACAATATCTTCAGTGTCTTGTTTAAGTTTACTATACATTGAATTAAGAGAAACAAGAGTTTTTACATTTAATAACATTTCCTTGAATGTTGTTAGAAATAATTCCTTCTTATCATCATCTAGTTTATTATACACAGATTTTACAACAGCACCTGATTTTATAAACCAAAATGAAAAACTCTGGTAACTGCAATATTTCATCATCTTTAATATATTATCATTATCAATATCCTGTGTAATAGTGATTATCTTTTTTTCTAACACAGGAATTAATGTCATTAAAATATTCAAATCAAATTCAAAATCGACATCTGATGAAGTAATTCCAGTTTCCTTTTCTAGATATTCTTTACTGAGTGTTACAAAATCATCATATAATACTCTAAGTTTATCCATATTTAGTTATTTATTTATTTACTACAGTTGTTTAATTTATTTTTTAGATCTTCCAGAATTTGGATAATACTTTTCTAATTCTTTATTAATAGTTGATGTAGTTTTATCTATGTTTAAATTTAATATAATATTTATAATCCATGTTTTGATAAATCTATCTTTGGATTCTATAATAACATATTTGAACAAAGGAGCAAAATATTTTGCTATTATATCACTGTTTGTTATATTTTTTGTAAATGTTACATACTTTGATGAGAGATCATCTTTAAATAGCTTTCCATCTATGTAAAATCCATCAGTTGTTAATACCATACCAGAGTCTGATCTTATAGGTACTTGAACAGTTTGTTTAGGAAATAATTTTTTTAACTTTTCATATTTGGGTGGATAAAAATCTATTTTATCAGTGGATTCATTTTTTTTAACAATCATTATTTCATGTACTATTTCTTGAATAAGAATATGAATTTTTTTCCCAATATCTAGTACATTCATTGGAAAATAAATCATATCATTATATATAAGAATATTTTTATCATCGTTTACAAACTTAATAATATCAGAAATTGTACGTAAACGAATTATATCATCTCCAGTACAACATCTTACTATATGATATCCAGTTGTTTCCTTGAGTCGTTTATTGTCCTGTTCCATTATTGCTGTCATATCTTCATTTAAATAATTATCAAATATAATAGGAAGAAATGACATTTTTGACTCGGTAACCACTTTTCCAAAATTAAGAATATATGGACTTATTACTTTTTTTTCTGTATCTATTTGATGGACACATGATGAAAATGTACTTCTATGTGATTGATCATGTAGAAAACAACAAGGTATACAATATTTTCTCATATCATGAAAAATATTTAAAAATCCTACCTTATTATATTTTCCTAAAGGATCCATACATGTAAACATTATACCATTATCATTAATAAACACTTCTTTATTTTCAGATCTATAAAAATTGTTACTAATTTTTTTCATATTTGGATCTATATAATTAATAATAACAGGTTTCCTATTCTTGTTTTTTGTGTTTTGACAAATTCTAGACCAATATACCGTTTCAACCTTTGTAAAGTCTGCAGATTTTTGAACACTATTAAACATATTATTAATAGCAATAACTAAAAAGGTAAAATATTTTTCTATATTTGGGATAAAGTTCTTTACTTTTATTGATACATGATTTTTTGCCAATATAATAGATATCTTCTTATCCACAGATAATAAAATATTATTAGTTGCTGTTTCTACAAAAATAAAACTAGTTTCTATGTCAAGTTTTATTTTTGATGTAATAGGTGTAGATAAGTTAACTTTATATGTGATATCTCCCTTTATTCTTTCCATCTGTGTATCAATATCCGATACAAGATCAGTAAATAATTTTACATTATTAATTGTTACTGTATCACCATCACTAGATAATGCCAACGATCCATCTATATCCCAAATAGATAGGTTCAATTGTTTATCAGTCAAAATAAAATGATTACCTGTCATATTAATAAAATGATCATTATAACTAGATAATAATGATTTATAATTAATATCCAAATCCTGAATACGTTGAATAATTTTTTTTAATCCTGTAAATTTTAAATTTGTTCTGAATATATTATTAAACTTTGATTCTATTGATATATCCAGATCTAAATGATTAAATACTTCCATTAGTCTTGTTTCAAACTTAATAATATTATGTTCTACTTCCTCATATGATCCAAATTCTGGAATAGATGTATCGGACGCCTTTGATACCCAAATAACTAAGAAATCAAACGCTCCTGGATATGTATTATATAAAAAGTTATCAGATTTTATCAATGTCTTCTTCTGAGTATGTATAAATGGATTAAATATAGTGTTATCAACATAACTGTATTCTAAATTATTTTTATGAGAATATATAATAATTTCTTCTGTTATGTTTAACAAGTCACATAAATAACCTTTTAGTTGTCTCATACGCAGTGTCAATAAAATATGGCGTTTAACAACTTCTGGATGTTGTATATTTAAACAACTACGTAAAAAATAATATATTGGTGATTTTTCATCTATAGTATTATAAGGTGTAAGATATAATGCACGTTTTACCTCTTGACCCTTTCCTACTAATAATACCAATTGAGGACTTAATATATATCTCATTTATACAGCATGTAAAGTGAAAATCTACTGTTTTGATATAATTATTACAATGTTTGAACAAGTACCAGATCTTAATTTAGAAGCTGATGTTGAATTAGGAGAAATGAATGTACATTCGACAAAACCTATGATACAAGAATATGGTTTTATTTCTAGAAATAGACGTCTATTTTCACATAGATCCAAGGATGATGAAAGGAAACTGGCATTAAGATTCTTTTTACAACGACTTTATTTTTTAGATAATTCGGAAATAAACTATTTATTTAGATGTGTTGATGCCGTTAAAAATGTGACAATCACAAAAAAGAATAATATTATAGTAGCTCCATACATTGCTCTTTTAACTATATCATCTAAGGGATATAAATTAACTGAATCAATGATAGAGGCATTCTTTCCAGAATTGTACAGCGAAAATAGTAAAAAGTTCAAATTTAATTCTCAGATATGTATTATACAAGAAAAATTGGGATATCAACAAGGCAGTTATCATATATATGATTTTGAACCATATTATTCAACTGTTGCTCTTTCTATTAGAAATCATGTATCTTCGGGTATTTTTAATACTCGTCAAGAGAGTGTATTTATAAGTTCTTTATCAGAAATAACATATAGATTTTACCTAATATGTCTAAAGGATGATCTTGTTAAATGGAGTGCGAGTACAGGAACAATCATTAATCAAATGATAAATACAGTGCTGTTAACAATTTATGAGTTATTGGAAAAATATATAGAATATAATATACCATTAAATTGTAAATTGGCTGTAGAATCTGAATTACCTATGACTTTGTTATTGGATAGAAAAGATCTATTTACTAAGTTTATAAACGAATTAAAGAAAACTTCATCTTTCAAGATAAGTAAGCGTGATAAAGACACATTGAGTAAATACTTCATCTAGAATTTTTCGTTATATGATTATCAGGTATATCTTCTTTAGAATTATAATTATAACTACTTTCAGAGATATATATTAGTATTAGACCCAATACCAAGTACATAACCATACTAAAAATTGATCTAATGATAACAAACCAAAAACTATTATGTCTTAGTTTATTCTCACAAAAATACATAAAAAAGTGTCTAAATAAATCTATTGCACCATTTGCTACTTGGAATAATGCTAATCCACCTATTGATTTTAAAATAGTTATATAACATGATGATGACATTTATTCATCATCAAAAGATGTAGAATCCCCATCTATCATATTTAAATTTTTTTTCATATGTTCAAAATAACTTTTACTCATTTCATTGTAATACTGTATCATATTCATAATCTTTGGTCGTATTAATGCATAAGATTTTTCAAGATCATCTGGTGTGATATATGCATCATCAATTTTACATCCACTTCTCCTAATAATATACAACATCGCTTTTATATTCTCTACAGCTATTAGGTCTTTATATAATGACATGGAAATATCTGTAAACATTTTATATTTTTCTAATAGTGAAGATTTTACATCATCATTAACTTTTGTGTTAAAAATACGTTCAACTGTATATATAGATGTTACTAGATTTTTAAACAATGTTGCCATTTTACAAGACGATTGTTTAAAATCAGATATCTTTTGTTTTGAATGTGTTGCTACAGAATCAAGAGCTTGACTGACTAACATTGTATTATCTTTAGATATTGTCATCTTCAACGCATCATTAATAATATCTGTTATTTCATTAGTCATATTGCAATCATTTTGTTGTGTAACATTATCCAACATTTCTCCTATCGATACAGTACATGCCCCAGCATTAGTAATTATTCTATCCAATATATTATACGGCATTGCATGTAATATATCTTCTCCAGATATATCACCACTTTCAATAAACTTACTTAAATTATTTTTAAATGCCCTATTTTCTGGAGCAAATATATCAACATCCATCATTTCATTTATAGTGGATGCTGAAAATATTCCTCTTGTATCAATACGATCTAATATACTTATTGGTTCTGTGTTATATATAATTGATTCTAAATCACTATTGTCAGTACTAGGAGATCCTCCGTAAAAATATTTAGGATAGCAACTCCTTAATTGTTTATAACTCTGATAGTTTCTAAAATCACTAACAGAAACCATGAAATGAATAAGATCAAATGCTGATGACATTAGTTTTTCTGCATCTTCTTTACCACAATTAGCTTTCATCAATGTATTAATCATATACTGTTTAGTAACACGTGGTCTTATACTAATTATAGATATATTATTACTTCCAATAATTGATCTACGTGTTGTTACTTTAAATCCCATTGCTGAAAATAGTAGATATATAAAATCTTGATATGACTCTTTTCTGATATAATGAGGACTTCCTTTATCATCTAATTTAATACCGATATATGTCATTATTACTTCTTTAACAGCTATCTCATGAGATTTGTTTACCATAAGTCTCAGTAGTTGGAAGAATCGCATAAACCCTGATTCTGAAAGACCAATATGCATTAATGATTTATCTTTTTTAGGAAAATCTTTTATAGACATAGATGAAATACTTTTCAATATCTCAGAAATAATATTAGTAACTGTTTTTCCACCAACTACTCTAGGTAAGAAACACACTCTAATAGGAGTTCTCTCAGATGCAATAATATCAGAAAGGATAGAACAATAGGTAATATTATTATGGTTATATAGTCCAAATACATAACATGTAGAATTTAAAAACATAACATCTTGTAGATTCTTTGTCTTATACTCTTCATAACTAATTCCATCCCAGAACATAGATTTGGGAATCTTTATTGGTCCTGATCTACTCATTTTTGAAAGCATGTTTAGAAATATTATAAAGAATGATTGTCTAGATGAAATATCAATAAACTTCATGTTAGGAACATTAATTGTGATATAACCATAGTTTGTTCCCTGGTTAACAAACACATTCATATCGTTTCTTACAGGAATATCTGGAAAATATTCCACCAGTTTATCGATAAAAGGTTGAAATCTCATAGAAACTGAAAAGTTCATAATGTCTACATGATTAACCATTCGTATTCCATTATAGAAAATATCTTCTGTTGCATATATATCAAAATACTGATAATACATAACTAGATATTTGTATGTAGGCATTGTTGTAAGATCTAGATTTGGAGGAGGTAATGTTGCAAGATTAACACCATAATAATTTGCTGCATTTACAATATCATATCGTGTATCAAACATTTGTTGATTACCTTGTGTTAAATATTGTCGTACACCAATGAGATTATCAAAATCAGGTCTACTCAAAACACCATTTACAATTTTTGCTCTAAATCCATTACCGATATCTTGTGTATTATCTATAACATCATTATATAGAAGATTAAAAAGATAAGTATTTTCAAAATTAATATCTGGGAATTTTTTATCTGCTAAAATATTAATTATATCAGTGCTATCTTCTGGTTTAACATATCCTCCAACAAATCTAGCCTTGTATTCTGAGTCACTTAATCTAATATTAAGAAGTTGTTGTGTAAAATAAGGGAGATCATAAAAACTATGTGTGTTATTGATAGGATTAGATTCTACACTAATATTAATAGGAGAATTAATAACATCTATATTACCAGCATTAAGTTTAACATTAAACATTCGTAGATCCGTTACAGATGAATCAAGTAGATAATTAATACCCAACTTATAGATAGCTGCTTGTGTTTCATCTGGTGATGTTACAGATACAAATGACTTATTAAGTAAAATATCAAATGGATGTATAAATGATGTTTTAATTTTATCACAAACTTTGTAGTCTAAACATAAATGTGGAAGAACTGTTGAAACTATACGAAATATATATTCTGAGTCTTCAAGTTGATCAAGTGTAACTATTGACTTAATAGGCATCATTTATTTAGTATTAAATGACGGCTGTACCCGTGACTGATATACAAAATGATTTAATTACAGAGTTTTCTGAAGATAATTATCCATCTAACAAAAATTATGAAATTACTCTTCGTCAGATGTCTATCCTGACACATGTAAATAATATCGTTGATAAAGAACAAAGAAATATTATATCTCCAGAAGAGATCTCTTCTGAGATTAATGATGATTTGTTTCCTGATGATTCATCTCCAGCAACTATTATCGAACGGGTACAAACGCCACAAACAACAATTATTGATGATATTCCACCTCCTACATTTCGTAGAGAATTATTAATTTCTGAACAACGAGACCAACACGAGAAACGTCTCAATATAATGTTATCAAAAAATACAGATACTGTTTATGAATCCAGATCAATAATAACATCTATGCCTACACAAACTCCTTCGTTGGGAGTAGTTTATGATAAAGACAAAAGAATACAGATGTTGGAGGATGAAGTTATTAATATGCGAAATAAAAAATCTAATACAACATCTTCTGATAATTTAGAAAATTTTACAAAAATATTATTTGGTAAAACACCTAAGGATAGTGAAATAAATAAACGTATAGCTATAGTTAACTATGCAAACTTAAATGGATCTCCATTATCTGTGGAAGATCTAGAAGTATGTTCTGAAGAAGAAATAGATAAAATATATAAAACTATTAAACAATATCATGAAAGCCGAAAACGAAAAATTATCGTTACTAATGTAATTATTATAGCAATAAACATAATTGAACAAGTTTTAATAAAACTTGGATTTGAGGAAATAAAAGGACTAAGTACAGATATTACATCTGAAATTATCGATGTAGAAATCGGAGATGATTGTGATGCGGTTGCATCAAAATTGGGTATAGGTAATAGTCCTGTACTTAATATAACATTATTTATTATAAAACTATTTATCAGAAGAATTAGAATTATTTAATCATTAATTCATTCCTCCCAAATCAGGACAACAATTATCAATTCCAATTTGTTCCTGTTTCCTCATACCACCGGATGATGTTATTTTTTTAGATGGTATTTTCTTTGTTCTTGTTTTCTTTTTTCCCGCATTAACTGAATCTATTCCTAGAATATCATGATTAATTTCTCCTACAAATCCACGTACCTCAAATTGTCCATCCTTTACAGTTCCACATACAATTTTGCCACAATTTGTAACAGCTTGAACAAGTTCTCCATCTGTTACATTAAAAGAAGCAACCTTTCGTCTAGGTGCTCCGCTGTTTGTTAAGGTTCTGGAACTCTTAGATTGTGTTTTTTGCTTATTATATGAATATTTTGAATTTTTTGTTTTTGTATCATTTGCTCCAGCCACAATATCTATTTGTGAATTTAAATTAGGTTTTTCTCCACCAATTTGTGACAAAAGATTTTTCAATTGTGGGGTAATTTTATTAACAGTATCTATATAATCATCATAACTGCTTCTAACAGATAAGTTTTTTTTATCGGTCATTTAAAAGCTAAAAATATTTTTGTTTATGGTGAAGATTTAAACAAATTATATAAAGAATCAATATGTTCTTTTCCTAAACTATTTACGTATTTTGTTTTTTTGTTATTGTTTGAGTTATTTGGTCGCTGTTTATTTCTATAATATACAGCATAAATAATCCCACCAACAATAACAATACATACTCCAATAAGAATAATACTAAGTATCATTTATTGACTAATAACTTCTGTGTGATTACCTGTCATAACAGTCTCATTTATTAGGCTATGACGACAATGTTTCCCCCACATTGAATAAATAAGAATACCAACTGTCATAATGATACCAAAAATAAATGCGGCAATACTCAACCCTCTCCATGTATATGTTACGGCTGTGGTCTTTGTAAATTCAACAAATGCAAAAATACATGAGAGCGTCAATAGGATAATTCCACAAATAAGTACTCCTGAAAAATAATGATCCAATATATGTAACATGTCCATTTAACTAATAAAAAATTTAAATTGCTGAATGTATAAAGTGGAACACAAACCATATAAACACAATAGTTTGTATCCCAAAAATAATATCTATTTTTGTTTTTGATGATATAGAAAAATTAAATAATATTACTGTAGATGAAATAAACAGTAATATAAAAGGTTCGTAATTACTTATCATTTACTAGTCGAAAAGGTGGTGGTATATTTTCATTTTCAAATAATATAAAAATATCCCCATTCCATTTACAATATTTTATATATACACGTATCTTTAGTAGGTCTATAGATGATGGATTAACTAACACAATAGATGGTACATTATCTGTTAGTTTAAATTCTTCTTTGAATGTAAATGATCTATTATCTGGCATAACTAAAACATTACCTGTTGAATTTGATAATGTTGTAGGCCACTTTGAGTAAATTATTAATGAATTATCTTCTACGAACATTTATGGGTTTTGTTTTGATTATATTACGTGAATAAATAGATATAAAATAAAAAATAACAGATAAAACAATAACTGATATAACTATTCCTACCCAACTAGGTAAGATTTGTTCTTTTGCTTTTATTGTTGGTTTTCCGGGATCTATATCACCAACAATGGTATTACGCTTATTACAATCAGATATTATATCTGCGTGTGAATTATTTAACGTTAACGAATTAACATTTATTGAACACCCTATATATTTGCATCTAGTTCTTTGAACATCTTGATTATAATATAGCCATTTTCTATCTTTGGATTCGCTTGTACATTCAGGTGATAAACACACTCTTGGTCCTAAGTATTTATTTTTATATTCATCATTTGGATGGTTTACGCACCAACAGTTGCTATTTCCTATATGATTACTACAGAAAACAGACAATGATACATCTCCAAATGTAAAATAATCTGGTCTAATTACTCTTATAAACTCACTACAGAATCTCTTATCCATATGCTTTGCACATATTACAGAATATAATGCCATTGATATTTTTCTTTTTTTACGTAACCATTCTAAACAATTAGGGTTTCCAGGATCTTTAATACAAAAATCTTTCATAAAATTATCACAATGTTCTGTTTCATAACTACCATTATATATTTCTGGACAGTTCTTTTTCTTCTTTAAACAACAATTAGAAACATCATCACTTGTACTAATTAGAAAATCCTTTTTTATAAAATTACATTGTCTACCATAACCTATATAATTACTTGCTTCTAATTTTTTAATAAGATCAGGTGTAAGAGTATTCTTATGTTTTATTAAAGACCCTGGTCTAAAGGTAAAAGAATTACATGGTTTACCATATGTTAATGTATATTTATCACGTATATGTGGTGATAAAAATGTGCCACAATGTTCTATTGGCATATTAGGCAGCAAACAGAATTTAGGTTTTATCTCATCTCTTGCAGTAAAGTAGTAATTTTCCCAATCTTCCGAGAAGGTAATATATTGATTATATTTTGATTCATTAAATGTTACATAATATGTGATATCTCTAGGATCTCCAATATTTCCTTCACGTTTTATACTAGTTATGGAAATTCCCGCGCCCATTTTTATTTGAAAAATCTGTGTCTATACTATGGAAGCTGGGCATATCACCGTCGAATTTATCACCTGCAATAAATGTACGAGTAAACTTTTTTTCAGGAATATTTATCTTAGCCTCTATATCTTCTTTTCTATATACATTCATAACATATGCAACAAATAAAATAACCAAAATAATATGAGAAATAATATTAAATATTCTCGAATACATAAACATTCTAACAGCCATAATAAACATAGATGCGATAATACATACAATCGACATTCCCATCATTGTAGAAGTTCCTTTAGACATTTGCATTGTTAGACAATAAGTAATAACTAGACTAGGAAATGGTAATAAAAATGAAGCAGCAACTATCAATAGTATAGCGGCTAGAGGAGTACTATATAGTCCCAGAACAAATAGAATTAATCCAAGCAATGTACGTATATCATTATTTTTGAATATTCCTAGATAATCATCTAGATTACCTAGACCTCCTTGAGTTCTTTCTAGTCCGGTTACATCTTTAGGCATAAAAGCCGCTTGTTGTTCTTCAGTAAACAACTCATTATCTAGTACACCTCCTCCAACAAATTCATCTAACATATTATAATATCTTAAATAACTCATTTATATATTAAAAAATGTCATTATTAAAGATTGACTATAATCTTTACACTGAACTAAAAAGTTTAACAGGCAATAGCATAGTTAATCTTTTTAATGAAAATGGAGAATTTGGTGAAGTTATGGTATCGTCATTTAAGTATATTATACCAAATGGATTATTTTCATCTATGAATATAAAAACTAATTTAGTATTTGAAACATCAACATGTAATAAAATTACTAATAAAGTTGATTCTACAAAATCACCTAAATTATATCCTCTTCAATATAAAGTTGTATCATTTGTATTTTCTACCATAAGAAAACTAATTTTAGAAAAACGTCCTATATATATTACTTTACATTTATCATGTGGGTTTGGTAAAACAATAACTACATGTCATCTTATAGCATCACATTGTCGAAAAACAGTGATTTGTGTACCTAATAAATTATTAATTCATCAATGGAAAACACAAGTAGAAGCTTTTGGATTAGATCATGTAATATCCATAGACGGTGTTACACGTCTATTAAAGGACAAGTTATCTTCTAATGTACCCGATATATTAATAATAGTTAGTAGACATTTAACAAATGATGAGTTTTGTAAATATATTAATACACATTATGATATATTTATTTTAGATGAATCACATACATATAATCTAATGAATAATACATCAGTTACTAAATTCTTATCTTATTATCCACCAAAGGTATGTTATTTTTTAACAGCAACACCTAGACAATCTAATAGGATATATAATAATAATGTAATTAATGTAATAAAGTTATCAAATTTAAAAAAAATATTAAAAATAATTAATAGCTTTTTTGAACCATATTCTAATGACAATATTCGTCAAATGGTAAAAAAGCTTGATAGTGTATGTAATAAATATCATGTATATACTGAGAAATTATTATCTATAGATAAATATAGAAACAATCTTATTATTGATACTGTTATCAATGATTTTAACTCTGGATCCATTAATAGAATACTAATAGTTACCAAACTAAGAGATCATATGATAATGTTCTATGAAAAGTTATTAGATATATTCGGATCTGATATTGTGTTTCTGGGAGATGCCCAAAATAAAAACACACCAGATATAGTTAAATCAATTAAAGAATTAGATAGATTTATATTTGTATCCACTTTATTTTATTCAGGTACTGGATTAGATATTCCCAGTCTTGATTCATTATTTATATCATCTGCAGTGATTAATAATATACAAATCGAACAATTATTTGGTAGAGTATGTAGAGAGACAGAACTATTAAACAGAACAGTATATGTATTTCCTAACACATCTATTAAAGAAATAAAATATACGGTTGGTAATTTTATTCAACGTATAATTAGTTTGGCTATTGATAAATTAGGATTTATACAAGATTGTAATCCTTCAAACAGGGTAGAACATGCATTATGCAAAGTATTTAGTGGACAAAATCATTAAGAAGTCTAAGTGTTGATCCACATGAGGAACACGACAGTGTATTAACACTATTTGTTGGTTGAATATAATCTAGAGATACTCGTGTAATATCAGATATTTTTACCAATTTTGACTGACATACTGAACAGGTCATACAATCATCGATTACTTTAGTTTTTGGTTTCCTTTTGCGTATCTTCATACCAGCCTTTGAATAATCCATTATTTATGTAGTGAAAAATAAATCAGAATATGCCCTGTAACATAATCGTGTAAACTGAGGAATATTATCTTTTTCTTCATTGTCACAGTAAATTATATTAGTATTTTCATTGACTTTGTCTATTTTAGAACAATTAATTGGTAAATTATTATCATCTACTGCTATTCCCGCTTTAACACCAGATGTAGTGAATTTATAAGTAAATAGATGATCATTTACACAAATTAAATTCTTATTAATACGTTTAAAATTCATATATGCATTCCTTTCTCTCCTCAGTTTCTCAGATATTGCAGGAACTATAATATTAAAAATAAGAATGAAATAACATAGAATTAAAAATAATGTTATCATGACGTCTATTACTGATTTAAATAATTTAAAAGAACTACTATGTCTTTACAAGAGCATACGATTCTCTGATTCAGCCGCTAGGAATAAATATAATTCATTAGTGGAATGGGCAACCAATACATATTGGAAAATAGGTATTACAAAAATAACAAATATAGAAACATCTATAGATGATTATTATGAGCCTATTAAAACTAAACCATTTGATTTAGATCCTGGATATTATATTTTCTTGCCTGTATATTTCGGTAGTGTATTTATTTACTCTAAAGGCAAAAATATGGTAGAATTAGGTACAGGTAATTCAATACAAATATCTGAATCTATGAAATATGCATGTGATAAAATAATAGAATCAGACAATGGTGTTAATTTTATTCGTTTCACATTATATAATAATAGATGGGTTATGGAGGATGTAATATCTGACTATCAATATCCTATTACATTATTTAAAATTGGACACGAACATGGACTGAATTTAAATAGTTATTTAAAGATAGAAATAGAAAATAAAACTTTATTTGATGATGAATTTTATTATACAATAGAAAATGCATTTAATGACAGATATTATAAAACATCTATATGTTATATAAAAATAGGGTGTAAAAAAAGACAAATAGTTGACTTTTATAAAACATCGTTTATGTATGTTGATAAAATAAATGTAGATAGTATAGGAGATAATATTTTCATTCCTAAAATTATTACAAAATCTGGAAAGAAAATATTAGTAAAAGATGTTGATCATCTTATAAGATCAAAGGTAAAAGAGAAAACATTTGTTAAAGTAAAAAAGAAAAACATATTTTCTATTTTATATGATTATGATGGTAATGGAATAGAAACTAGAGGAGAAGTAATTAAAAGAATAATAGAAAGTATTGGAAACGAATATTATATTAATGGTAAATATTTCTCCAAGGTTGTTAATGCTAGTTTTAAACAGATAACTAAAGCATTATCTATAGATGATTGTCTAAATATACACGATTTAGTGAATGCTATTAATAAAAATTGTACAATAAAACGAAAGATAAAGAATAAATCAGTATTCGATTTAAGTAGAGAATGTATAGGTTATCCAGAGTCTGATTTTATAACATTGGTTAATAATATGCGGTTTAAAATCGAAAATAGTAAGGTCGTACATTTCAATATCGAAAATACTAATTGTTTAAATAACCCAAGTATTGAAATCATATATGGAAACTTCAGTCAATTTGTCTCAATCTTTAACACACTCACAGATGTTAAAAAGAGACTCCAATAGTGAAATAATTTGTGCATTTGATATAGGAGCTAAAAATCCAGCTAGAACTATTTTAGAAGTCAGAGGTCAGGAAGTTAGGATAATTGATATATCAAAATTAGATTGGAGTAGTGATTGGGAAAAAAGAATAGCAAAAGATTTATCACAATATGAATATAATACGGTATTACTCGAAAGACAACCTAGAAGATCACCTTATGTTAAATTTATTTATTTTATTAAAGGATTTTTATATCATAATTCATCTAATATAAAAGTTATATGTGTTTCTCCTGTCATGTCAGGTAATTCATATAGAGACAGAAAAAAAAGATCTGTAGAAGCATTCCTTGATTGGATGAATGCATTTGGAATGAGAGATTATGTACCAGATAGACGAAAATTAGATGATGTTGCTGATAGTTTTAATTTAGCCATGAGATATGTATTAGATAAATGGAACACTAATTATATACCATATAACAAATATAGATGTAAAAATTACATAAAAAACATGTAGGATTTTTTATTAGTATCTCCATTATGGATAATCTATTTACCTTTCTTCATGAAATAGAAGATAGATATGCCAGAACAATATTTAACTTTCATCTCACGAGTTGTAAAGAAATAGGTGATATATACGGTCTTATCAAGGACCGTATTTCTGTAGAGAATTTATTTGATAGAGTTGTTATTAATACAGATATACAACCAATGATAAAAAAAATAGTATATTGTGATATTCAACTGACCAAGCATATAATAAACCCCGATACATATCCTTATATTAATGATTCATTATCTCAAGCTAAATGTCGTCCGTTTTTTGATATAAACACAGACAATAGCATGATTAGTAATAGAACTGTTGAAATATTTGAACGGGAAAAATCTTCACTAATATCATATATCAAAACAACAAATAAGAAAAGAAAAGTTAATTATGGAGAAATTAAGAAAACTATTCATGGCGGAAATAATAATAATTACTTTTCTGGAAAAAGATCAGATGATTATCTTAGCACAACTGTTTACTCAAATGTAAATCAACCATGGATTAAAACAATTTCCAAGAGAATGAGAATAGATATAGTAAACAATTCTATCATAACTAGAGGAAAGAGTTCAATTCTACAAACTATAGAGATAGTTTGTACAAATAGAACATGTATAAAAATATTTAAAGACTCTACGATGCATATAATATTATCAAAAGATAAGACAGAAAGAGGATGTTTAAATATGATAAATAAATTATTCGATGTTTATCGAATATTATTTCTTCTATTAGAAGATATTATCAGAGATGGTTTCTTTAAAAAGACTTCTGACTTAATTAAAAATGTATTATCTGTTGATATATTAGATGAAAAAATATCAATAATTAAAAAAATGTATGATGATAATGTATATGGAATTGTTAATTTCAAAATAGGTATGTTTAATCTTACATTAATTAAACCTATAAATCATACAGTATTTCCTTCTCTTCTAGATGAAAATAGTAAAATAAAATTCTTCAAGGGTAAGAAACTTAATATAGTGGCTTTACGATCTTTAGAAGACTGTGTTAATTACGTAACCAAATCAGAGACTATTATGGAAATAATGAAGGAAAGATCGGCTATTTTAAATAGCATTGATATAGAAACAGTTTCTGTAGAGTACATGAAAGAATTATTATTAAAATGAAAAAAAATACATATCCAGAAATGGATCAGAGACTTGGATATAAATTTCTAGCTCCAGATCCAAAAGCTGGAGTTTTTTATAGACCTTTACATTTTCAATATGTTTCGTATTCTAACTTTATTTTACATAGACTCCAAGAAATACTTACTGTTAGACGACCATTATTATCATTCAAAAATGATACAGAGAGAATAATGATAGAAATCACAAATGTTAAAGTAATACCTCCTGATTATTCACCTATTATAGCAAGTATAAAAGGTAAAAGTTATGATGCATTGGTTACATTCACTGTAAACATTTTTAAAGAGGTAATGACAAAAGATGGTACATCTATTACAAAAATTAGTAGCTACGAAGGTAAGGATTCACATCTTATTAAGATTCCTTTACTTATAGGATATGGTAACAAAAATCCATTAGATACAGCAAAGTATCTTGTACCTAATGTTATAGGCGGAGTATTTATCAACAAACAATCAGTTGAAAAAGTTGGAATAAGTCTTGTTGAAAAAATTACCACATGGCCAAAATTTAGAGTTGTTAAACCAAATTCGTTTACATTTTCTTTTTCATCAGTTTCTCCTCCAAATATTTTGCCTACAAGATATAGACATTATAAAATATCTCTGGATATATCACAATTGGATGCATGTAATATATCATCTACAAAAACATTTATTACAGTTAACATTGTTTTATTATCTCATTATTTGTCTAGAGTTAGTTTAGAATTTATACGACATAGTTTATCATATGATATGCCACAAGAGGCTATATATTTAGTTAATACTGTAATTGACAGTGCAATGGGTATTATAAAATCAATTCGTGATTTTAATATAGATAATTATATTAATGAACTTGTTGATAATGAATATAATAAACAAAAATCACAATTAAATATTAATGAGTTTAAATACGAAATGATAAATAATTTTTTACCACATATGAATGATACACCAAACCAATTAAAAGGATTTTATATGATATCATTATTGAGAAAGTTTATATACTGTATATATTATACATCAAGATATCCTGATAGAGATTCGATGGTATGTCATAGAATTCTAACGTATGGAAAATATTTTGAAACATTAGCACATGATGAGTTAGAAAATTATATAGGTAATATAAGAACAGATATCATGAATAATCACAAAAATAGAGGTACGTATGCTGTTAATATCCATGTTTTAACAACACCTGGACTTAATCATGCATTCTCTAGTTTACTTAGTGGAAAATTTAAAAAATCAGATGGTAGCTATAGAACACATCCTCATTACTCGTGGATGCAAAATATTTCTATCCCTAGGAGTGTTGGATTTTATCCAGATCAAGTTAAAATATCAAAGATGTTTTCTGTTAGAAAGTATCATCCTAGTCAGTATTTATACTTTTGTCCTTCAGACGTACCAGAAAGAGGTAATCAAGTTGGTTTAGTTTCACAATTGTCTGTATTAAGTTCTATTACTAATATTTTAACATCTGAATATATTGATATAGAAAACAGAATATGTTCGTATATTAGATCATATAAAAAAGACGATATAAGTTATTTTGAAACTGGATTCCCGATTACCATAGAAAATTCTTTAGTAGCATCTTTGAACCCAAATATGGTATCTGATTTTGTAACAGATTTTAGACGAAGAAAGAGAATAGGATTCTTTGGTAATTTGGAAGTGGGTATCACAACAGTAAGAGATCATATGAATGAAATTCGTATTAATATTGGTGCTGGTAGATTGATAAGACCATTTTTAGTTATAGACAATGGAGAATTAATCATGGATTCTTGTCCAGATTTAGAAAATAGATTAGATGATATGACATTTTCTGACATACAGAAAGAGTTTCCTCATGTTATTGAGATGGTAGATATAGAACAATTTACATTTAGTAATGTATGTGAATCAGTTCATAAGTTTAGAATGTTGTCGAAAAAAGAGAGGATGTTATATGATCTATGTGATTTTCCTGCAGAGTTTAGAGATGGATATGTAGCTGCTTCATTGGTAGGTATTAATCATAACTCAGGTCCTAGAGCTATCCTTGGGTGTGCACAGGCTAAACAAGCTATTTCTTGTCTAAGTTCTGATATACGAAATAAAATAGATAATGGTATTCATCTTATGTATCCAGAAAGACCTATAGTTATCAGTAAGGCTTTGGAAACATCTAAGATTGCTGCCAATTGTTTTGGACAACATGTTACTATAGCATTAATGTCATATAAAGGAATTAATCAAGAAGATGGGATTATTATCAAGAAACAATTTATAGAACGTGGAGGTCTTGGTATAATAACTGCAAAGAAACACCAAGTTGAAATTCCATTAGAGAACTTTAATAATAAAGAAAGAGTAAAATCCACAGCATATTCTAAATTAGACAGTAATGGGTTAGTAAAACTAAATACATTCTTGGAGTCTGGAGATGCTATGGCTAGAAATATATCTTCAAGAACTCTAGAAGATGATTTTGTTAGAGATAATCAAATAAGTTTTGATGTATCAGAACGATATACAGATATGTATAAATCTAGAGTAGAAAGAGTTCAAGTAGAATTAACAGATAAAGTAAAAGTTAGAGTATTAACTATGAAAGAGAGAATTCCTATTTTAGGGGATAAGTTCACGACACGAACAAGTCAAAAAGGAACAGTTGCATATATAGCAGATGAAACTGAACTTCCATATGATGATAATGGTATCACACCTGATGTGATTATTAATTCAACATCAATATTCTCAAGAAAAACAATTTCTATGTTAATAGAAGTAATTTTAACATCTGCATATGCCACTAAACCTTATAATAACAAAGGTAATAATAGACCAGTTTGTTTTCCTAGTAGTAATGAAACATCAATAGACACTTATATAGAATTTGCTAAACAGTGTCATAAACATTCAAATTCAGAATTATCTGATGAAGAATTACTAGATAAAGTCTTTTGTGAAAAAGTTCTTTATGATCCAGAAACTGATAAACCTTATACATATAAGGTATTTTTTGGCCCAATTTATTATTTACGTCTGAGACATTTAACACAAGATAAGGCTACCGTTAGATGTCGTGGTAAAAAGACTAAACTTATTAGACAGGCTAATGAGGGACGAAAAAGAGGAGGAGGTATTAAATTTGGCGAAATGGAGAGAGATTGTCTTATTGCACATGGAGCAGCAAATACAATAACTGAGGTGTTAAAGGACTCAGAAGAGGATTACCAAGATGTGTATATTTGTGAAAATTGTGGTGATATAGCAGCACATATTAAAGGTGTTAATACATGTATTAGATGTTCAAAACTTAATCTATCTCCGATTTTAACAAAAATAGATACAACACATGTATCCAAAGTATTTTTAACTCAAATGAATGCTAGAGGAGTTAAGGTTAGATTAGATTTTGAAAGACGAAATCCTTCATTTTATAAGGAATTAGATAATATTGATTTGAAACCATCATCTACTTTATGGAATTAATTAGTTTTAAAAGTTTAATATTATATTCCATGAGGATATAATATTATATTAATAATTACTAAAGAGATATAAAAATTTTAACAGTGTCTTTATAACTAACTATTAGTTATTAAAATGAAACTGTTATATATAATTTATAATCTTTTGTATAATTGTCTCATCTTTTTCTTCTACCTTATTTTCTGAATTTTCTTCTACCTTATTTTCTGAATTTTCTTCTACCTTATTTTCTGAATTTTCTTCTACCTTATTTTCTGAATTTTCTTCTACCTTATTTTCTGAATTTTCTTCTACCTTATTTTCTGAATTTTCTTCTACCTTATTTTCTGAATTTTCTTCTACCTTATTTTCTTCTACCTTATTTTCTGAATTTTCTTCTACCTTATTTTCTTCTACCTTATTTTCTGAATTTTCTTCTACCTTATTTTCTTCTACCTTATTTTCTGAATTTTCTTCTACCTTATTTTCTTCTACCTTATTTTCTGAATTTTCTTCTACCTTATTTTCTGAATTTTCTTCTACCTTATTTTCTGAATTTTCTTCTACCTTATTTTCTGAATTGTCTTCTATAACTTTATTAAGTTCATTTATTTTTTTATTGAGTTTATCAACTTCTGAAGAGGCACTACTAGATATACAATCATCAAGTTTATGTTGTAGTTCTACAAGTTCATTTTTATAATATGTAATTTCTAAATCATTATTTTTAATACATTTTTCTAGTTTATCTTCAAGATCTTTAATTTTTTGGATATTTTTATCATTATCATCATTATTTTCAAAATTGGTAGTGTTATCATTATCTAGTTTTTTAATAGTTTTGAATTTTTCTTCTAATTCGTTTTCTATTTTTTTAATCATATATTGACAATCAATAGAATCCCATTCTAAACTTTTAATTTTATATATTTTATCTTTAATATAATTCATTAGTTCGTGAATTTTTGTTTTTATATCTTTTTCATTCTGATTTTCTGATTGTACATCATAATTATCTATCCATTCCATAAGTTTATCAATAACAAGTTGATAATCAGATAAATTTATATCATTAGATGATGTTTTCAAATCAAGAGTTTGGTTACTAATATACATCCTTTCATTTTTTATTTCCACATCAATTAGATATCTATAATCTGGATCTGCATCTTCACTGTTTCCATGTTTACGACATGTGATAATTTCAGGAGTTAATAGAATCAATCTATTTCTAAATCTATCAATGTGTTTATTAACATCTAAATTCAGAACAGCACTACAATCATCATAATCATCATTATCTTCTACAACACCATTATGTATCATTTCTGTAAGTTTAACATATTGATATATTTCATCTTTATCACCATCACTCAATACTCCAATTTTTCGTGTAAACACATATACATACTTTAAATTATCTGTTTTGTAGAAATTATCACATGCCTTAAAAGTTAAGGATTCCATGATAAAATCAGGAACACTAATAGATGTAACAAATGAAACTGGTCCATATGCTAATGTGATATTGTATTTATTAGACTGCATATAGTGGTTATTTTTTAGAAAAAGAAAAAATTCATCATATACGCTTACATATCTAGAATATCTCTGATTCAAAACAGTATAAATATTATTAATACCTTTTATATTTAATATATTAATAAGTGATACAGGAATTCCTATAAACATATATTCGCATAGATATTTATCGTGTATATTACAGATTACATTAAGTAGTTTGGATAAAATATCAACAACTTCATCATATGTAGTCAATTTAAAAGTAGATGTGATATATGTCATTACTACAAATAGTATATACTTTCCTATAGTATTTACTCTTGATTCTATATCATATCCATTTCCAAATAAATAACGATACTCTTTATCTATTGATGTATTAGTATTATTAAGTTTTGTTGATAAAAATGTATTATAAAATTCATCTCTTTTTTTATCATCTGTTAAAATTACAATATCTCTAATAATATTTCTAATAATATTTCTAGTCTTTCTATATAGACCAGAAAACTGATGCAGTTCATCATCCCATTTCGATTCTACTTCTTGTATAAAATCATCTTTGTGTTTCGTGAATTTTATAATATTGGCATCTACCTCCATTTATTATAAATAATTTTTTATTTGAAATTTAATAATATATTAATTAAAAAAACATTTGTATATTAATGAGGTGGAATTGTCCCATTTATTGAATGATGATTTATCTTAACAAGTGGCCATGGAATAAGTAATGATTGTATATTTACTTTTCTAGCAAGAATCAATGAATATTGACCTAATGTTTCAATATGATTTTGTAGTCTATTTACAGAATCATGATCACAACAGTAACTTCCTAATCTATTAAGATTATTATCTAATATATCTATTATTTTATTGTTAATTTCCATACGTTCTATATATGTACCATTAGGATTTGTTTTTGGAATAGGTAATAAAATAGAACGTTCATTAATATAGTCATATTGTCTAGGAAATGGGGGTCTTGGCATAGGTTTTAATATAGGTGTTGGTTTTATATTATCATATGAATTATTTCCAAGATGTTGTTCATCTTCATTTCCAAGATGTTGTTCATCTTCATTTCCATAATCCCTGTGTATATATTTATCCAAATGATGTCCATCATTAGTTGATTCTGATGGAATAGCTTCTATCTTTGTACAATCATCCATAGTAAGTAAATAATTACGATTACTAAAATACGCAAATCTGGTATCATCATAATTAGACGTAGCTATTTTAATCGCATATGATCTATACTCTATTGGTATATCAGATTCATTAATTGGTAAAAGTATATTTCCTCTGATATAATATATAGCGAAATTATATCCACCGATTACATTTTCCCTCATTGAAAAATAAACATCAATATACTGATTTGTATATGCATAGAGATTATCAAATACCGTATATCCTAACCCATATAATATAGTTTCTGAAACACTTCTTCCAAACTCCCATTTTTCTCCTAAATATGATAATATCAATTTATAACTTGTTGTTAAATATCTACTGATCTTGCCCATATACATAAAAAATCCATATATTGTTAACCCTATATTATTCTTAAATAATTTTAAATCCTTTAATTTCTGTTGTACCTCAAGTGGAGAAACATTATACCATAAATACATTGGTACAGTTACAAATAGGTATTTGTTATTGTGCATATTAATAATATTTAATTGATCTGTAAAAATTTTTACACATGTAGTTACAAACGTTTCACGTATGCTATCATCGTTATCAGTAATCTGTGTATCGTATAAATAAGGAGTTTTATCACTATTTCTTGCATTTAACAAATTAAATACATTAAATAATATAAATTCACCTACTGTATTAATATTCAATAATGTAATACTATTATAAAGATTTTGTAAATATTTATTATTATATTCCATCATAGCATTTCGATAACTATTTTTTTTAATATAGTAATCTGTTACCCATTGCATAGGAGCATTAATAGGCGATTTTTTATCTTCGTCCATCTTTGGATATGATGCCATAAAATCTCGAATTACAATTCGTATGATATTTCTATATTTTCTACTTATACATGTATTTTGTTCTATTTTTTTTGTCCATAGTTCACTAATCATGTTGCTAAATAATTTGATACTTGGTGGTATATCATCAACAGATCTAAAATCATATCCGTCTCCAGTATTCCATAAATCTAAAATAGTTGTCATTTATATGACTCATTTTTTTATTATCCATATAAACTATATTTAAATTTTACCATCATATGGTTCCCTACCGGTTTGTATATCAATCTTTTTTGCAAGTGTCAGCATTGTTAATCTTAATGTTTCTGCATGATTTTCTAATCTATATATAACTTCCTCGTTCTTATTACAACACTTCTCTATATTGGAAAATTTTACAGTGATATTATTAAGTTTTTTTTCTATATTAGTCAATCTATCGTTCATATCAATATCATCTTTTGAAGCAGCAAGATTATTAATCTTCAAGGAATACAATTCATCTGACTTAATAGCCAAATCATCATCCCCTGGAAAAATGACTTCTTCCATTTAAAGTATGGATTTTAAAAAATCACAATCTCTAGTATTAATATTTAAACCAATACATGGGTTATATATATCAATGTTGTAAATATCCGAGAATGTAAAATCTATGCATTCCTGTAATGTGTTAAATTTTTTAATAATCGTTTCATTATTTTGTGAACTATTTGCCTTAAATCCGAAGATAGATGCGGATACAAACATCTTATTATATGGAACACATCTCCATTTCTGTTTTACATCATATATGGTATCATTAACATCTGTTACTCTTCTATCTAATGCAGGAGTTCCTCCTATAGATTTTGAGTATTCAAATGCTGCATGTGTTGCGTTAAATTCTTTTATATTATTATAATTTTCATAAATCGAATACAACTGTATAAAAATAATACATATTGTCGCAGTAGCAATTATTATAAAAAATACAGATAATGAATTCATTTATATTATATTAGAAGCCGATAAAACATTTTTTAATGCATCTGTAAGTACTTTAATGAATATCTCTATATCAACCTTTGTTATATCAAATCGATGGTATGATTCTAATCTAGCATTGCATCCAAAGAAATTTACAATATTCATAGTTATCAAGTCGTTTACAAATAAAATTCCAGATTCTGGATTATAAGATGACACATTTGTATCATCACATTTATCAATTTTAATCATATGCTCTTGTATATCAGATACCATTGATTTATGTAAAAAATCAATTATATCTTTAAAAAATATTTTGAAATCAAACCATGAATATGATTCCACAAAGAATGTTAATTTACCATTGGGTGCTATGACAATAAATGGAGTTCTAGATATAAATTTAGAATCTATAATAGGTTTAATATTGTTATATTCTTTATTGAATGTTTCAATGTCCAAAAATGTTAGTTTTGATATAATATCATCATTTATTAAAGTTCCTGAACTAAAAGCAATTAGTTCTATATATTGTGAACTTTTTAGTCTATAATCTTGAAACACATGCAATAGTGTTTCTTCCAACTCTATAGGTTTATCCATCAATATAATTACATCTTTATCTATGATATAATAATCTAAATCATATAATGTTATATAGTTTTTACTTTCCGACTGAGATTTTTTAAAATATATAAAGAAACACACTTCTTTTGAAAGTATCTTATGTGTATATTTATAAAATATTTTAACAGTTGGGATATTTACAACTGCTGTTAACCATTCTTCATTAACCGCGGTTGATGTATTACCCAATACTACTCCTATATTTAATAAGGGCCATCTAACTAAATGATTAAATCCTTGTTTAATAAATGTGGCTACAGAAGGATCTAGATCAACGACGATTGATTTCTCTTCCCGGTGCATAATTGTGTTGTTTTTGTGATTCGTTTGATTTAGAATTAGAATTCTTTTTCGACTTTTTGTTTAGATTAAATATTTTAAAATTTATTACAGATATTAACTCATGTATTATAGACAATAAAGCAGTGTATTCTTTATCAATATCTTTATTATTTGATAAATTAGTAAGCAAATGTGTGAAATTTGCTTCGTTTAAATCTTCCATTTATAAATGTTATAACTCATCATCAACACATTCATTATAATAATAATATTTTATTAATTTATCGAGTAGTATACACTTTACTTGTAAAACATAAATATAAAGTACAACCTTGCATAGATCTCTTAGTACGTAAATATTTGACATTTAATTAAGATGTCTGTTTTAAATATCATTAGATTTCTCGAAAAAACATCATTTTATACAAAGAAGAGAATATTTAAAGATAAGACATTTCTAGATCATAAAAATTGGAGCTTTGTGTTCTACCAACCTAAGATATCAACAATCCGTAGATATCTAGAATTAGGATACATTGATCATAATGATTTTGTTATATTGGGAAAGGCAACATTTGATGGTATAAAAATGTTATTTCTATATATGAATTTATCATATTATGGGGTAACAAAATCAGGCAATGTTTATAAACTTGGTACATCTATAGACAAACTATCTATAAATACAGTACATGTATCATCTATCTATACAGAATCCGTAAAAAGTAATTATTTATATTGTTATTCTTCTGATGATGAAGACGAAGATTTTGATGATTGATGATTAACAATTATTGATGTATTTTTTGATTCAATGATACTGTGAAGATTTTTTTTCATATGAGAGAATTGTTTTAAAAGTATAGCAGGATTTAATTTTTGATTAATAACATCGTTATCTGCGGTATCTGTACATATACGTAATTCTCCTTTACAAAAAACAGAGTCTTCTATTATAATAACCAATCTTGTATTTGATTTTGCTATTTGAATCATGTTTATCATATATAGAATATCTTTACGTTTTCCTTTTATCGGCATTGATCTTAACATATTTTCAGCATCTGAAATAGATATATTAAAGCTACAAAAATGTGTTATATTAGTTCTTCCAGCTACTGGAACATGTCTATATGTTTGACATAGCATTATAAGTGAAGTATTTAAATGTCTTCCAAAATTAAGAAAATTGATAATTGTACTTGATTTAGATAGTTTTTCTCCCATATCATCTATTATGATCAAAAAATGATCTGTTTTTTTATGACTATTCTTTGTAATATATTTTGTTATTTTTATCTTTGTATCTCGAAGAGCATATTCCAGAGCCTCTGATGTATCTACAGTATTAATATGATCTGGCCAAATATATCCATCATAATCTGGATTATATACTGGAGTAAATAAAAATATATGTTTATATTTTTTGACAATTGTTGAAAATAAAGATAGTAAATAGGCTGTTTTTCCCGATCCTGATCCTCCAATTAAAACCATTCTAAAAGGCATATCCAATAGACTTTCTCTAGAAAATCGTTTTTCTTGAAAACTGTTCATATTTATATTTACAGTTACTAAATTAATTCGATAATAGTAGAAAAATATGGAAAGTAAGTGTTATTAAAGAGATATTGACGTGTGATTTTTCAAAACACTATTATGATGAATCCAGAAAACGTAGACGTTGATGAAGAAACTTCTATATTTTCAGCAACAGTGTATGGAGGAAAAAATAATAAATATAAAAAAAATACACTAAGTTTATATATTAGATTATCTATGATTGTATCATTGATATCAATGATTTCTATATCTGTGTTTCTAACTATTAAACTAAATAAGTGTATATCTATTGAGGATGATGTATACACAAAACCATCTACAAATAGAGTTGTTTCTGCACGACAGTTGTCATCTTCTCATAATATGGATATTTTTAAAAAATGTGATGGATTAGTATACCAATCATATTGTTATATATTAAATATAGAACCTAAATCATTTGATGATTCTAAAACATCATGTGAAGATACCAATTCAACATTACCTAATAAAACAGATGTGTTAAATAATTGGTTGATTAATTATACAGATGATACATGGGGACAGGATGGGAATCCTATTAATAAGGAAGAAAACGATGTTTATGAAGCAGATGTAACAACAGAGGTTAGAAAGTATTTTTGTGTTAAAAAAATATATTAATATTGTATTTTGTATATTAATAAATGACATCATTCAACAGACAAACTGTAAATAAATTTAAGAAGATGTCGGTGCCGGCTGCTATAATAATGATGTTATCAACAATTATAAGTGGTATAGGAACATTTCTACGTTATAAAGAAGAATTGATGCCTAGTTCGTGCACCAATGGTTGGATCCAATACGATAACTATTGTTATCTTGATCCAAATATTAAAATGTCTGTTGACAATGCTATTGTACAATGTCATAAACTTAAAGCTAGATTACCAAATGCTTATACAAAACATTTAAGAGTTTTGTATAGTATTTTTTCTAGAGACTACTGGATCAGTTTAAAAAAGATTGATGATATATGGATAGATGTTAATAATAATAAGAAAGTGGATATTACTAAATTATCAAATTATAAACAGTTAAATAACACATTATCAGAATCATGTTATATATACAAAACAGGAAAAATAACAACAACAAACTCATGCAAGGAAACAAATAATGTAATATGTGCTAAAAAATTTTATAGATGAAAAAATATAACTAATCTTGAAAACATGGAAGAATATACCTCTATTGTAACACCATTAGGTGTTTTTAGTATTACAGATGAATTATTTGATGATGTAAACATTAAAATAATAGATATTATAGGACCATATCTTATAGGTGTATTAGATGCTGTTCTTTCATCACAAAAATGTTTAATATCTGCAGATATTAATAGATTGTATTTTGCATATAAGGGTAAAGTAGCTCATTCAAGTTCTGATGATGTCTTAATGATGCCAACCTATAATATTTGTAATGTATATATGTCAAAAAATAGTTTTATAGTTACATGTGATTATGATATTATGTTGAGTTTGAAAGATAAAATGCAACAGTTTTATTTGTTTCCATCTGTTGATATTTTAAATGCTAAAGTTATAGAGGTTTATAATTTATACAGATATGGTGATTACAATTTAATAATAAATCCATCAAATGATTTATTATTAGAGTTATCACTAAAATCGACATTTTGTTTATCTGATGGATATGGTTGGGTAATAGCTGATGGGAAACGAAATTTTTCTGAATAACAAATATTAAACTAGTATATTCTTATTTTTTGAGCTAATAAAAATGTTATTAGTTCCTGTTCTAGTTATTACTGGATCATTGATTGTTTTGATGTGGTATATACTATATATGTTAAGAAAAAAAATACAATATATATATAATAAGATTGATATACTTACGAAACTTAAATTAATAAATAAGTTGAAATTGAATTTGAAAAAATATAAAAACACATCGTATGATAACGAATCTGACTGTGACGATCTGTATAGTAGTATTGATGATAAATATAATAAAGAAAAAAGGTCATCTATATGTAGTAATAGCGATACTGCTAGTTTAATATGGGATAATGAAAATACAGTTACAAATAATAACAATAATATTGAACATATTTATGATACGGTATATGAAGGAACAGAAGAAATAGATAAAAACCAATTAGAAATAACAAATGAAAAAGCAACAGAAGAACTTTATACAAAACATCATTCATCTAATCAACTCCTTATAGATTATACAAAAGAATCAAATAATAATTATTAGAATAATATAAACCAACATTATTAATAAAAATGAATTAATATATTTTTATTTTAAATATCACAGTATAATGGAACCCTTCCCCTTGTTTGGAATCTCCAGGATTTTGAAATATATATCCTCTATTTCACAATATAAAAAATACTCATATATAGATAAAGAACATTCGAAGATATTAGCTACAGATATTGGTAGACAGTTGAATGAGAAAGTGTATATAAACGATCTGTTATATTTTACTAAATTGGATATTAATAATACACATACACAGTCTCCTTCTACATTATGTACTCTTGTAGTTTGTTTGAATTCTTATGGTAGTAATATTATAATATCTATAGATGATAACAATGATAATAAAAAAATAGTATCTTTATCTCCAAATTATGCTGTGATAGTAGATCCATTAAAATACTTTTATGTATTAACAAATGGAGAGATGTTTATGTTACATGTTATGATAGATATTCCAAGTAAGAGATTGTTTAGAATAGATTTAGATAACATAGTATATTCTAACAATATTGATCTACTTGGAGATAACAATATATTTATTGTTAGAAAAATAACCGATGGTTCAAATAAATATATATGTACTCAATTATTTACTAATAATAAATGGTACTCAATTATAGAAATAGAAGACAAAAAAATTCCTATACCCTCTAGTTGTATAGGAATGACTTCTTCACAATATGTTATATCATATATAGACAATGAAATGTTATATAAAATATGTAATATAAATCATCCATTTGATTGTATTACGACAATTGATCAGTTTTTTAATTCTATACATATCAAAGAACAAATTCTATATGGAAAGATATCACACAAATAAAAAACTAATTAAGTAAATAAATAACTATGAATGGAAAATATATTTAGGTATATTTTTATAAACGTGTTTTTGTATTATTAATAATGAATGAAGATGCAGATGATATATACACGATACATAATTTATCAAAATCATAGATATGTAAATATTAAATAAATACTAATAATACTCTCTATGAATTGATTGAAAACATACCAATAATAATAGGCTAAAATGTTCTGATATTGAGATAATTCCTAATCCAGATAATAAAAGGGATCCATCAATAACACATTCTTTTAAACTTAGTCCTAGTCCCAATATAGTCAGTACATATCCAGCTAATTGATAATAAATAATAACATGCACGCCAAATGATAGTTTATTAAGTACCCAGAATGAGAATATCTTTGTAACTATTAGAAATATCGATGGTATAGTCAACATTAATAATCCTATAATATGACGCATGTTAAATTTAGATGGGTAGAACAATAAAGATCCGGATAATTCTATCATAATAATAATTACACAAAAGAACTGTAGTATACCTACATTATTCGTAAATCTAATAGATATTGACGTATATATAACTTGTAATAATAATAGGACTAATGTAACTCCTGAAAATATAAATATCAACATAGTATCGTAATCATTAAACCAATGTGTTTCTTTAAAAACTAATTGTATATTAGACTTTACACCTGTGCTGTCAGAACATGTATAATTTCCTGGTAATATATCTTTATATTTTATAATTAGTGACATATCATTTTCTGATGCTAAACGAAGTTTAGCACTTTTATGCCATTTACTCAACATCGTAGATGATGTAGTTTTATTATATATTATAATTACATGATTATCTAATTTCCATGTTATATATTTAGTTGGATTACTAATATAACACGGAATAATAATCGTATCATTACATGGTGTATATTCTATAGTTTTAGAGTTTGCTATATATGTAACAGTATATAAATAAAATAACTTTAATAACATTTAAAATAATTATATTAATATTTTTTTCTATCTTCATATACTAGAATAATCATTATTATTGTGTTGATAAATTTGACATGTTGTAAAATAATTATATTAAACTACTATATATAAAATAAATCAAAATGGTTGAATGGAATAAATTCATTGATAGTGTAGCAAAAGATGATAAATTTCAAGATGCTGCTATAATTGATTATAAATATAAAAAGAATATTATAGTGGCTATTCCAAATAAATCATTTTCTAAAATTCTTCCTGGTGAAGTAAATATACTTATGTTGTATAAAAATAACAATAGTCCAAAAGTTAGACTTGGTAAAATTAATGCAATTATTTATACAAACAATCTTACAGATGAAAATATTTACACAATGGAATTACTTAATATATCATGTGATGTATCTCCAATTGCTGTTTGTAAAACACATACAGCATTGGTATTCTTAATGGGTAAACCAACAACATCAAGAAAAGATGTTTATGATACATGTAGAAGATTCGCTGAAGAAGTACGAAAAACTGGTAATTAAAAATAATTATACAATATTAAAATAACAATGTATAATTATATATTTTTATTGAGTATTCTATCTTCTGTACATGCGCTATATATTTTACCAACTATCAATGATGAAGAAAAGTTTTGTTATGGTATTTTGTATATTAACATGGATTCAGATATTAATATAGACTATAAACCCACTCGATATAACCCATATTGGTATAACTTTATTAATAGTACATTATCGATAAACAAATTAGAAAAATATTATATTATCAGGTATAATATGTTTATAAAATATGTATATGGATCATCTCTCCCTATTTACATTGATATAACTACCAAAATACAAAATTATAATAACACCTGTTTCGCTGATATAAAATGCACCGTTAATAATTTTATATATGATACATCGACTGTATTGTCAAGATTCAATTACATAACTAATTATTTGTATTTTACAAAGTCTTGTATTGTAAAAACTACATATAATGTAAAAACTATAAAAAATATTAGTAAACAAACATGTTTTATTAATACATACGATATCATTTCAGTGTATTTGTTAATATGTGTATCCATATTATTAATAGTTTATTATGTGATAAATAATAATAATATTGAAAATAAAATATAATACAATATAAACATACAATGGACAAGACTAAGATTATTGTAGATTCAAAAGTTAGTAATGTAACTGTGTCTGTGTACGGCAACAACCTAGATAAAATAACAGTTGATATATTTCCTAAAAAGAAAAAGATTCAACCAACTTCTGATAAAGAAGATGTTAATGGGAGTGAAATCGTTACAGAATTAAATGATGATATGGATATCTAAAATGTAAATAAAATAATACATTTTTATTATATTGTAATGAAAAAACATATATACGTATACCTTATTTTTATTATATTATACGTATCTATTGTATCTATAAGACAAATATCTAAAACATATATAAATAATAATGTTGTACGAAGACAAATATCTAAAACATATATAAATAATAATATTGTTGTAAGAATAAATAAAGATGTAAGAAATGAAATAAATAAGGAAATAAAACTTAATAGATATAATGTTGTATATAATTATACACATTTTATCAAATATTACAGCAAACATGATGTATATTGTGCGTTAAAAAACATTTCTAATAACATTATATTGAATTTTAATTTAAAGAATGTGTATAATAAATGTGCAGTAGTTTCTTCTTCCGGATCATTATTAGGATCTAAACATGGTAATGATATTGATTCTCATGATGGTATAATTAGGTTTAATGATGCTATTGTTAAAGGTTTTGAAAAAGATGTAGGTAGTAAAACATCTCTTAGAATTGTTAACTCTCAATTAGTTTTTAATAGACCACTATTCTCAAAAATATTGAACAATATAACAGTATGGGATCCTTCAAAATATCACGAAAATATAACTAGTTGGATGTCAAATACAGAATTTAATTTCTTTCCAATTTTAAAGAATAAAAAAGATTATACCATAATTTCTCCTGAATTTATATGGAAGTTATGGGATATTATACAATCATATTATTTAGAAAAAATACAACCTAATCCTCCATCTTCCGGTTTTATAGGTATTATAATAGCTATGAAAATTTGTAATAATGTTACTATATATGAATATATACAATCTAAACAAACAGATTTATGTCATTATTGGACTAGAGAGATAAATAAATTCTGTTCTCAGGGATCATATCATCCATTAATATTTGAAAAAAATATTATCAAGGATATTGGAAATATTAAAAATCCAGGTGTTATAACAGTACCTGGATTTACAAACATTGAATGTTAATTTTTATATAATATAGTTTAAGAAAAATTTTTTAACCAAGAACTAGTTCTTGTAAATGATTCTGATAAACTAAATATAGGTTCATAATTAAAATGTATCTTCGCCTTATTTGTTTGTACTTCGAATCTGGTATTTGATGTTTTTATAGTATAGCTATTAATAAGTGATGGTATATTAAAGAGTTTTGTGAATAAATCATTTTTTAATGCCATAGTTTTTAATGCTAGTTTAGAAAATCTAGGACCTGATTGTATTCCTAATGGTTTCATTAGTAGTAAATTAAATGAATCATATGAACATCTAGGTGAGTAATCGTAGCAAAAATAGAAATTACCCCTTACAATAGAATTAGTATACTGAATATGTCGAGATGCCAATATATGCATCCATGCGACATTTCCTACATATACTCTACTATATATTGCGGAATCATCTGTAAAACGATTCATAATTTTTCCTTTGTTTAAACATTGAATGTATATATCTCTCATTATTATATCACCTTCTCCGTATATACCAGTAGGTCGTAAACAACATGTATATAATTTTTTACCATTTATCAGTATAGATCCATTCGCTGACATTACTATATGTTCAGCATTGTATTTACTTTTTGCATAAACACCTCTATGTGTTATATTATATTGTGTGCATTCATCTCCAACAAATTGATCACCGTATATATTAGGTCCTACAACTTCCATACCACTTGTATATATAAGATATTGTATTCCCAAATGTACACAAATAGACAATATTGTTTCAGTACCATAATAGTTTACCCTTAATATATCAGAATCTTTATATCTTCCATAATACATATTTGCTATGGCTGCTGTGTGTATAATAACATTACATCCATTTAATTCTTTATATAATGTATCATAATCGTTTATATCACAACATATATATTTTATCCGTTTAGATTCTGATCTATAAGGTTCTCTATCTCTTCTTATATCAATTACTCTAATTTCTGTAACATATGGACATCTGTTTATTAAAAGTTTAACTATATGCTTACCTAAGAATCCGGCACCTCCAGTAACGGCATATACTGACATGTTTAATTTCAGACACAATTTACTATTTATCATTTTATTATAAATAACAAATGGCTGCTATATGCGATATAAATCAAAATAATATTAGAGGTGTTATATATACAGAAACAATTAATAGAACTAACAGAGTATTGGGATGTATAATTGGTCTACAAAATGGAAAATATGATTTATACATTCATACATATGGAGATATTACTAGAGGTTGTAATTCTATAGGCGAACCATGTGAATTTATAGGAACAATAACCACTTGTAAATATGGTATCATATATCTTTATATAGAAACAAATATATCTATTGAATCAATGATCGGTAAATCATTATCTATTTCAAAGAATGGTGATGTTCTAGCATGTGGTGTTATCGGTATAGGAAAGGATTAAATAAAATAATTAATTAATTAATTAATTAATTAATTATAATTACTATATTATCTACAAAGTTAAAGTTATATACTATTTGTTTTCGTTTTTCTAATTATTATAAACTTGATAATGAAATTAATTACTCATATAGGAAATATTTTATTCATGCTGAATATAAACAATTTATAAAAATAACTATACAGTTATAGAATGTAAAAGTCTTATGGCTTTATATAGATTTGAAATATTTTTTGTGTATTTTTTATTCCATATAATAATATTATTTGATATAACATTTATTCCTGTATTCTTTAATAATTCAACAAATAACGGTGTTACATATTTTCCCTTTAATATAAAATGATAATTATCAATATCTAAAACATTAGTCATAATATATTCAATCATTTCTATTTGTTCATATAACATATCATTATTAATTGCATATTCTATTATTTTTTGTTGTTTATTATTTAGAACATATAATGATTTTAGTAAATCTATAACGAATTGAAATGTTGATGTTCCTGTGTATTGATCTAATATATTAAATTCTCCTAGTATCATTACAGACGAATATTTAATACCGTCTACACTTTCAAATGTTTCCAATGATTCAATTAACCCTTTCAATACAAATGGATTAGTTATAATAGACTTAATATTATGTAAAAGTTTAATTCTTTTATCTATATCCATATCATTTGCTTTCTTAATTGTCTCGAATATTTCTTTCTTTAATTCTATCAATTTTGAATAATTTGATGGTTTAATTCGCATACTATTAACACGACGAAAAGAGAAGTTTCTATTAAATAATGTATTCTCATTTAATGATAATTTATCAAGATCTCTGTGTAAATGTAATGACTGTCCTCGTTTTAACGATGTTGTATTGTTACAACTTGTAGATGTAAAAACCGGATCTGAATTCTTATTACCCATTATATCATATAATAGAATTTATATGTCCAGGTATTATGTTTAATTTCACTTTTATAATATTATATTTTATTATATATTAAAAATTAAAAAAAAAAATATAATATTTTTAACAATAATGAATCGTGGAGCATTCATAGTGATAGAGGGAATTGATAAATCTGGTAAAACAACACAGTGTATCAATGCAATAAACGATGTATCATCAATTAATAAACAAATAACTTATATTAATTTTCCACAAAGGAATACAATATCTGGAAAGATGATTAACAATTATCTAACACGTAAAAAGACTTATAATTCTCATATAATTAGTATGTTATTTTCTGAAAATAGATGGGAATTCTCCCAGTTTATAAAAGACAGATTAAAAAATGGAATTAGTGTTATATCTGATAGATATTCTTTTTCAGGAGTTGCATATTCTGCAGCTAATGGTTTCTCTATTGAAGTAAGTAAAAGTTATGAATCAGGGTTACCAAAACCCGATATGGTAATATTCTTAGATTCTGGAACTACTGAACTAGAAAAAAATATAGGTGAAGAACTATATGAAGAAATAGAATTCCAGAAAAAAGTATTGGTAGAATTCAAAAACCTAATAAAAAACGAAAAAGATATTAACTGGAAAGTGATACCTTCAGACTTAACATATGATGAAAAAAAACAATTAATTAAAAATTTAGTATTTGAATGTATTAATAGTGTTGATGGTCATATTTCTGAATTGTGGACTTAAAACATTGAAATGGATAATATAGATGATGGATACATGTCAGATGAATGTACTAATACTGATGAAAAAATAACTAATACACTTATTGATGCAATAAAAAAAAGTGTTATCATGTTTAACAATATAGATAATAAGAAATTAAATATTAATATAACAAATTTTATCATGGGAAAATCTGACCTAAATGATCCATTTATTGCATATTTGAATATTATGTATATTATATCATATTCAAAACTTTTCAATAATGAAATGATTAACTCATATAATAAAAAAGATATTATTAAGTATATAATACATATTTATAAAAATTTCTATACAAATGATGTTTCCAGTATATTGTCTACTATAATTATATTAAAATATATCATGTCAATTAACGAGTTTAAATTAATTTATAAAACTGTTGTTGTAAAAAATTTAATGAAAATAGATATAAAAAAAATAATATATAACGAATTAGAAAAATTTATATATATTTCTAATATTTAAAAAATAATTAATTTTTTTAAAATGACCACCCTTCGAGAGTTTAGAAAATTATGTCGTTTTGTGTATAAAACAAATAGTTATAATGAGAAGTCAAAAATAATCAAAGATTTTATATCATCAAGAGAAGATGTTTATATAATAATCAAACTGTTACTACCAATGTTAGATTGTAGAATGTATAACATAAACAATAAACAGATAATAAAATTATATAGTGTTATATTAGATCAACAATACGATAATATGTTAAATGATTTTGAAGAATATGGATATATAGGCGATACTATTAAAACTTTCTTTGAAAGTAGTGTAAAAATTACACCATTAAAAACAAGTATATTAACATTGAAAGATGTAGATGAGTTCTTAACATATTTATCAAATGAAACAAAAGAATCTAGACAAATAAAACTGTTGACTTCTATAACAAGGGTATCAACAAGTAATGATTTAAAATGTATAATCATGTTAATATCTAAAGATTTAAAAATAAAAGCAGGTCCTAGATATGTACTTAATGCTATTAGTGATAACTCGTATGATATCTTTAGAAAAAAAAATAATCTACAATATGTTGTAGATAATGCTAAAGAATTACATAACAATATAACAATTAATGTAATGACTCCTATTAACCCAATGTTGGCAGAATCATGTGAATCTGTAGATAAAGCATTTAAAAAGTTTCCAAATGGAATATTTGCAGAAATAAAATATGACGGAGAACGTGTACAGGTTCACAAGAATGGAAACCACTTTGCATTTTTTAGTAGAAACATGAAACCCGTAACAAAACATAAAGTTGATTATCTTAATGAGTATATACCTAAAGCCTTTAAAAATGTATCATCTCTTATTTTAGATTCAGAAATAGTACTAGTAGATAAAAATAATAAACCATTACCATTTGGCAGTTTGGGTATACATAAAAAGAAGGAATATAATGATTCATCACTATGTTTATTTGTATTTGATTGTTTGTTTTTTGATGGGTTTGATATGACAGATATTCCTCTAAATGATAGACGATCGATTCTTCAAGAAATAATAGTAGAAATTCCTAATAGAATAATGTTATCAGAACTATATGTGGTTAAGGAAATTAATCAATTATCTAATATACTAGATAATGTATTATCACAAAAGTTAGAAGGATTAGTTGTAAAAGATATCAATAGTAGTTATCTTCCAGGAAAAAGAAAATGGTTAAAGATAAAAAAGGATTATTTGAATAATGGCGCTTTAGCTGATTCTATAGACTTAGTAGTATTAGGTGCTTATTATGGTAAAGGATCAAAGGGTGGTATAATGGCTGTATTTTTAATGGGATGTTATGATGATAATGATTGTAAATGGAAAACTGTTACAAAATGTTCAGGACATGATGATGAGACGTTAAACTATCTACAAACACATCTAAATATGATAAAAATTAATAAAGATCCCAAAAAAATTCCTGATTGGTTAATAGTTAATAAAATATACTATCCTGATTTTGTAATAAATGATCCAAAGGAATCACAGGTATGGGAGATAATAGGATCAGATTTTACATCCTCAAAGTTTCACACAGCTGCTGGAATATCTATTAGATTTCCCAGGTTTTCTAGAATTAGACACGATAAAGATTGGAAAACATCTACGTACCTAAAGGACATTATAAAGATTATAAAATAATAATGAAATAATATCATTTTTTTTATTAAAATGATTGATTCAACACCATTCATTGTTAATAACGTCAAGGAATTTATAAATAAATCTAATGAATTTGATTATATAAAAAGTAGATTATGTATTGAATCAACTAAAAAAAACACATGTCGTGATCTTGAACAAATTAATGTATGTGATGTATTATATCATAATAATGTTATTGCTGATATTCCATATTTTGATGATGCGGTATCTAATAAATGGAATTCCATCTACAATACTAGATTATATAGAGTATCTAGATTTGGTACTCTTATAGATGCAAGAAATAACGATGGTATAATATATAATTTTAATGTAAGAAATAATATAGTTAATATAATCATCTCTTTAGATGATAAATCAATCAGTAAAATTATATCTCAAGATAATACAGAGTCAAAAATAACTACCATTTTAAAACCATCAAGTGCTGTAATTTTATCTATTGGTAGTTCATTTATTATAAAAGGTAATAGTAAACTACTAATAATAATATATGATGATTGTGTAAATGAGGCACCACTTTTAAAATGCTTTTCTGCAGATGATGTTATTATATCTAGACATAAACGTCTTCATGATGAACTTCCAAATGATAACTGGTTCAAGTTTTATATATGTTTAACATCAGATCATTGTTCTAAACTATATATTGTAGTAAATGGAGCAATTATTCATGCTAAAGCAGATAAAAAAACACATTCAGTTATCAGTCACAATTACATTGATAATGATAAAATAAACGATGAATGTAATTGTTGTTACTCTGAAACACCCATCAAGATTTTAAGTAAAGATGAATTATTGACTAAATCATCTTGTGAGTTTAATAGACATTGTATTACTGTTAATATAGATAATATTGGTACATTATATTCTAGTATACTAGGAAAATATGATAAAGAAATGATTAATATTGTATTTTCTGTATCAACTTACTTAATAAATGATAGAGATAATATAGCTGGAAGAGGTAATGGTTATTATATATATGGAATAGCCACTAAATAATTTTTATCAACTTATAAAACATAAAATTTAATATATAAGACATATTAAGATATGAAAATATTTTAAGTTTTATAACATTTCTTCATAATGGATATAAAAGTATCTATTAATATTTCTAGTGATAAAGTTACTATAGAAACAAGTAATAACAATTATACATTATTATCTAAAACAGTAGATAATTATTATTCATTATCATATGATTATTTAGAATATAATGATTTACTCGATAGAGATAATATATCGTTAATTTTAAAAGAATATTTCATGTATAAAGGTTTATTAGGATTAGATATTAATCATGGAAGATTATTTAAAGAAATTAGAAAATTCGAAGATAAAATCACACAATATGGAAATATAGATGAAATAAAAGAAAAACTTAAATTATCATCAAACGAAGGTGTTTCGAATTTTATAAAATATATAAAGCTACAAAAAGATATTAATAGTTTAACAGTATATGATTGTATTGATATAATAGGATTATGTTCTCATGTAATTGATATATGGCGGAAAGATAAATATTACAATAGATGGAAGTATTGTATTAATATAATTAATATATTCATTAATGATACCATGCTTGATAAAATTAAGAAATTATTACAAAATATATTAATATATGAGGAAATGAATTAATATATTATTTATTTTTGTTAATATACAAATAATGAATTAAATATTCATTACATTTTTATATAATATAGTTATACATATATGGAATATTAAAAATAAATACTTAATAAAATTTAATGGATAAAGAATTCTATGTTTTAGAAGATGGTATAACACAAAAACAGATTATTGATAAATATATAGATATAGATAATAATAACCCATTCTTTATTGTTGATTTAGAAACAATAACAAAACTACAAATAGAACGAAATGCAATATTTCCTGGATCAACTAGTTTATTCAAAATGGAATCATGTAAAAAATGGATAATTATTAAATTAATGGATCTATTAGGTAATGGATTTATTTGTACTACACAATCAGAAATAGAAACCCTTAAAAAATATGATATTGATATGGATAAAGTAGTTTATAAGACACCATTTAATCAAGAACATGAAGTAGACTTCGCAGTTAAGAATGGTATAACTGTATTCACTTTTGAGACCGAAGATTCACTTTATACATTTTCAAAATATAAAAATATTAAACTAGTATTAAAAATATCAGTTTTAGATAATAGATTTGGTGCATTAATAGAAGATTGTCATAGAATATTAGAATTAGCTAAAAAACTTAATTTGTTAATAATAGGTGTTAGTTTTGATTTAGGAAACAGTTATACAGATTTGTTACTATTTAGAAAAGCAATATCAAGGGTATCTATTGTGTATGGTTTATGTTATAAATTAGGACATAAACCATTTATATTAGAAATTGGAGGAGAGTTAGAATCTGATAAATTGTCCACAAAAATAAATGATACATCATTGGTGATAAATTCAGCATTAAGTAAATATTTTGTAAAAGATAATATTGATCTAGTATTTGATATAGGATATGTTACTATTTCTAAAGCATATACTTTAGTAACTCGTATAATCAATAAGAAACAAATAGATAATTATAACATTTATTATATAAATGATAGTGTATATAAATCATTTAATTATCGTCTTTATGATAAACATATTATTATAAACCCTCAACCTCACCGTTTTGTATATAATGAATATTGTCAAAATACTATTATAATAGGAAATAGATGTAATAAAATTGATATCATAAACAATACATATATGCTACCTGATTTAAAAAATGGAGATTATTTAATATTTGAAAAGATACATTATGATTCATTAAACAAAAATACTGTAATATATATCATAACTAATAAAATAAAAAAATTATTGGGACTAATTAATAAAGATAGTAATACATAAAAATAAATAAACATTAATATTATACAGACATTTTAAAATTATGAATATAATCAATTATCATCTTGAATTGTTATCAAAAATTAACGAATTTAGAAATAATCATAGATTATGTGATACTCGATTAATTGTAGATAGATCTATAATATATGCACATAAACTTATATTAATTTCATCATCTGATTATTTTTCCATCCTATTCTCTGATCATTTTTCATCTAGTTGTGATGGGATAAAGGATGTTTGTTTAACTAATTTAGATGGAGATTCTGTACATAGTGTTATTAATTACATGTATAGTGGAGAATTGGAATTAAATGATGATAATATAGGAAATATATTAGCAACAGCAGATTTCCTACAGATAAAAAATGTTATAAAATTATGTGAAGAATATATTATAACAAATATAGATTCTGATAATGTTATTTTATATTATATATTAATAGATAGATATCCACATTTGAATATTTCAAATGAAGTGTTTAATAATATACAAAAATATATATTGGATATTATGAACTCTAATGATTTAAAATTATTATCTGAGGAAATGTTTATTAAGATTTTAAGTAGTGATGGGTTGGGAATATACGATGAGGATTTTGTAGTTCTTATATTGACAAAATGGTTAGATATTACAGAAAGAGAATGTACTGTGGAATTATTAAAATGTGTTAGATTATCATTGTTATCTATACACGGAATGAAATCATTATATACACATCCACGTATTTGTTGTAACCCAGAATGTTTAAAACTATGTAATACAGCTACTTTTTTAAATTATAATCCACGTGATTCTTTTGTTCGTTGTTTAGTGTCTGTGTGTCATGATACTAAATATAAACAATTATCCATAGAAAGTTATTACACCCATACAATGTCCTGGTATATAAGAAACTTATTTGACACACGTGAAAAATTTAGTGTAGCATTTTTAGACAATATTATTTACTTAATAGGTGGTAAGAAAATGGGTAAGGCTATTTCTGATGTTATAGGGTATAATATAGACGATAATTATTGGATAAATGATATCCCACCACTTAATACTGCTAGATACAATACTGGTTCAATTACACATAATGGATATATATACTGTATAGGTGGAAACATTAATGAATCAACTGTTATATCTGATGTAGATAGATGGAAACCTTCAAATAGATGTTGGAAACATGTTACAAATACACGTGTTCCAAAGTCTAGTATGGGTGTTGTTTCTATTAATAATAATATTTATACAATTGGTGGGTTTGTAAAAAATCGTATGAGGATGATGGGACGTTTTGTGTGCACAAATGCTGTGGAAAGTTTAAACATGAATGATTGGGAAACTCATAGTAATATCCCAGAAAAATTAGCATCTATGGCAGTAAGTGTTAACAATGGTAAAATTTATACAGCAGGAGGATTTCTAAACGATAAGTTACACATATCGGATTCGTTATATAGTTATGATTCGGTATCAGATGAATGGTCTAAATTGACTAGTATACATATACCTATAACTAATTCATCTCTATGTTCAATAAATGATAAATTATATTTGATTGGTGGTAATACAATGGATGATTATAATAAAACAATGAGAATATACAATATAGAAAATGATACATGGGATAATACAGATATAGAACAAAATACAAATAAACGTATAAACGGTCAATATACAATTGTATTTAAACACAAGTGTCCTTGGAAGACAGAACAATATACTGATAATTTCCTTTCATATCTGGAAACATTCACTGTTAGATAATATAAACTTTATATTAAATAAATGATTAAATTTATTGGATCACTGATTCCAAATCCCTTTGCTACAAAACCCCCTAAAAAGAATATTGTATTAAGAATGTTGGATTATGGAAGCACTGCTGTATATATAACATATCGTATTGGTATATTACCACTTAGAGTAACATGGGATATTATTAAATTAATGAGGAATATAATTATTAACTAGTTTTTGTAAATAGTTAGTAATACCTAATAATAAAAATGATTGATGTAAAACTTTATAAACATCCATAAAGTAATATAAACACTACAAAAATGTATACATTGTATATTCCTAAATATTAAAAAAATGATTTTTTATTGATAATATTGATAGTATTAATAGTATTAATTATATATATGGATTTGCAAGGAAAAAAAATAACAGATAATGTTAAAACAGAATGGATTATTGGATGTTTGATAGGAACTGGTGGATTTGGTAGCATATATACTACAAATGATAGTAAATATGTAGTAAAAATAGAACCTAAATCTAATGGCCCTCTATTTACAGAACAAGCATTTTATACACGTATTCTTAAATCGGCAATTATAGAAAAATGGAAGATGGATCATTCGATAAAACATGTAGGTGTTATAAAATGTAAATCATTTGGAACATTTAATACAAATATAGAATATAGATTTCTGATTATAGATAGACTCGGAATCAGTCTTGATGAGGTTATCAAGGCTAATAATAACAAACTACCAATGAGATCTGTGGTATTGATAGGAGTTGAGATGATTAATACATTACAATTTATACATGACCAGGGTTATTCACATGGAGATATTAAATCTGGTAATATAGTATTAGATCAATCAAATAAGAATAAACTTTATTTGATCGATTATGGTTTAGTTTCTAAATATATTTCTTTTGGTAAACATGTTATGTATGTTAAGAATCCAAATAAGATGCATAATGGGACATTAGAATTTACCAGTATTGATGCACATAATGGTTATGTAAATTCACGACGTGGAGATCTTGAAATACTTGGTTATTGCATGATAAAGTGGTTAGGTGGCATGTTACCATGGAGTAAAGTATCTGAAAAAAAAAAATGTACGGAGGTTAGAGATTTAAAAATAAAATATTATAAAAATACGGAAAATCTATTAATGACCAGTTTACAATATATACCCAAAGAAATATTATATTATATTCATAATGTTAATATGTTGAAATATGATGAATCTCCAAACTATGATATGTTTAGAAATATTTTACTAAGCTATTTTTATAATAAAAAATAATGTAAAATTATAGAATAAAATGTTTTAATTACCAGAAAAAAATGAAAAAACATAACTATCATAAATACATGATGGAATTTTATCCACATGCCCTAGGTGGGTATAATCCAGATCTTCATTCATTTCCTGGATTATCATCTACAATAGTAAATAATGTTACAAAATATGATGAGATTTCAGTAAATAATGATGTATATAAGGTGAGTGATTTATACATGTGGTGTTATAGTTATGTAAATAATAGATATATAGGTGGTTTGTTACCAATGTTTGAATGTAAAAAAGATTTAAATATTGGAGAACCTATCTGTGATAAACATGGAACTCAAATTTCTGCTGTAACATTTAGGTGTAATGATTATTATGCTATTAGTGGAATTGGATATGAAACACTTGATGTGTGTCTAAATGATGATATAAAAATTTATCATCATAAACTTAGTAGTGGAAAGTCTGTATATGGAAATACTGAAGCCGAATATGATATAATTAAATCAATGGCTCGTAATTATAGTATTTACAAACCTGGACATATATATGCGTATCATATTTGGGTTAGAAATGATATTGTTATTATTACAACAACTGATAAAAATTGTAAAGAAATCAGTAGAATGCGGATAAAAAAAGGTGGTTGTTTAATAAACTCTTAATTTTTTATAAATGATATAATAAACTATATAATAAACTATTACTTTATATATTATAAATAAAATGAAACATATAATTATTATATCATATATGATACCTGTTTTTTTAACATGTAGTGTTCCAACAATACCCAATGCTAAAGTTTTATATACTAAAACATCTTTCTCAAATAATGAGGTAGTTGATTTTACATGTAATTATGGATACTATTCAGATAATCAACATGCAACATGTAATAAAAATAATACATGGACGTACACTCAATGTAAATTAATGTGTAAAGCACCAAATAATTATATATCACATAATTATCAACCATTATTCAAAATAGGACATGTATTAAATTTACAATGTGGTAAATCTTTTACCTGTGTCGAAAAAGATGGTTCCGTAATATGGAATGATACGGTTACATGTCCAAACATCAAATGTAATAAACTTCCTGTACTAGAGAACGGATACTACTCCGCGTCAAAAAATGAAGATTTTTCATTTGGTGAAGAAATAACTGCTAATTGTAATAATAATGGGGTTGTTAATTATGAACTTATAGGGAGTTTATACATAACATGTATAGATAATGATAAATGGACAGAACAACCTATTTGTAAAATAAAGTGTCCAATTCCATATCTATCTAATGGTATTATAATAGGATCTAGATATTCTAATGATGATGTTATTAATTTTAAATGTAAAAATAGTTTTAAAATAAATGGTTATTCATCATCTACTTGTGAAAATGGTAAATGGAGTAATCCAATGCCAAAATGTATAAGAAATATTGTAAAACATGCTGTCTCTTATATAGATCAAGAAGAAGATGATATTGATGAAGAAACAGATATTGGACAAAATAAAAAGGATATAACACAATATGAAGAAGATGTTGAAATATTAGAATCTACATATAATTTTGTATTCGTAATTATATCTATAAGTTGTATATTTTTCATTGTTAGTATTATTATACTTATCTTCTCTTGTAATTGTGGTAATAAACATAAATATAAAATATCATATAAACCATTATAATATTAAATAATTATATAATATAATTATATTATATAAAGATTTATAAACTATATAATATGATTTTAAAGTATTATTATAAAATTTAAAAATAATGAAGTGATAAAAATGGATTCTGAAAATATTGATTTATCTATTTATGATGCATGTAGAGCATATATGCTCTACTATTATAATACTAAAAATGTCATAGTACATGGAGACAGTTATATTATTTTTAATAATATTATTAAAAATACTTCAGAGATCGATAATACTAGATTTGTGATATTGGTAAAAAATGAACTACAGAACAAAGATATGGATGTTTTTGATATAGAAGACTGGGTACTTTCTATAATAAAAGACGGATTTGATAATTATTCAGATATCAATAACCATGTTGCGAATACTATGCTCTTTATGAGAGAATTTATTACATACATGTATAAATATAAAAATAAAGTGATGATTCATTCAATTATCGATAAAGTTGCGCTAACATTATCAGATCCCAAATATAAAAATGAATTGTTAAATAATAAAGATAAAGATAAAGATACAAAAGAAATCACTAATTATAGTTTTGATTTAATAGATAATATAATATGTGGAGTATTTATTAGTGGCTTGCTGTATTGTGTTTTTAATTGGTTGTATATACAATAATATAAATTAATAGCAGAATAAACATGAATCTGTTTATCTCTCTTCTTTTTATCGGACTAGTAAGTGCCGATATTACAAGTTATGACTTTACTTCTATAAATTTTAATTCAACGATAAAATGGAAAGGAGATGGTGAATATAATATTTCTGTTAAGAATTATGGCGAATCGGATTGGAAAACTATTTTTACCGATGTTAAAGAAGGAACACATGTTGTATCGGATCATATAAATATTGATTATCTTTCGTTCTGGATTAAATTCGAACAAGGCAGTAATAAAACAATAAAATATGGTAAGAGTATTTGTCAACTAGCTGAAATTGGACATCCATCTATTAAACTAGATACACTTAATGATGGTGTACATCTATATATTGAGCATCCATATGCTATTATAAATGGACAAAAACGTCCAATATATAGAGATGAAGAATTATGTGGAATCGTGCTACAGTATACAGTTAATTTCACATTTGGAGAATCACCACCTGTATCTTATAATATCAATGATATGAATTGTAATAATAGTGGTTGTTATATGTACTTTTTTACAACAGAAAGAGTGTGTGTAATTGCAACAGGCAATTATGATTATTTATTAAATAGTATCAGTACACCATGGACTCCTAAAAAATCATGTGTTAATCCTAAAAATGATGTGTATACATGTCTAGTGAATACAAATAAATATCTACAAAATGAATTTAAAGATAAAACAGATAGATTGATTGATAGAAAATATAATAAAGGAGAAGCCGATCATTTGAAGAGTTTTGTATATACGGGTATTAAGAATTTCAATAATATTTTAAATCTATATGAAGAAGAAGATGATGAATAATTAATATTAATATTAATATCTTTTATATTGACAATAATAAAAATACATATCAGTAGTTTATGTTTTATAATACCAAATTTTTATCCTATAATATAATCATTATATAGAGATAAACATTTTAAAAGGGTACATAAGTATAAAATTAAAAAAGAAGTGTTTTATATATAAATAAATTATATGTAATGGAACTACGTAATAGATACATATATGATAATAATAATAATAAATGGGTTATCGGGGATATATTACATTCGGGAAATTCTATATTGTATAAAGTTAAAAAGAAATATTCATATGTTTATAGTTATGTAATGAAAATAGATAATAAAACATATAAACCACTATTAAATGAAATAAATATATGTTTACTATTATCATTAACCAATAAAGAGTATATTAAGAAATGGATAAAAACACAGAAGTTTAAATATCTTGCGGTTCCTATAGTTAAAGCAGTGGGTGTTACAGATGAATATAGATTTATAATTACTAAATACTTAGGAAATGTATTTAAACCTAAACCTATAGATATTAAATCTATATATACAACATCTATTGCGATAATCAATGCATTAGAATATATTCATTCGCATGGATTATCACATGGAAATGTGGAACCGAATAATATACTAATTAATAATAACATCGTAACACTTATAGATTATACAAAATGTAAAAATATATATATAGGAAGGGATTTTAATAAACATATACCATATAAGGAAGATAATATACCATATGGAAATATAAAATATATGTGTTTAGATTACCATAGAGGGGCTGCGGTATCTAGAAGAGGAGATTTAGAAATGTTAGGATATTGTATCATTGAATGGTTTGGTGGAAAACTTCCTTGGGAGAAGGATAATTGTATTATGAATTTAGAACTTATAAAGTCTTATTATCTTAATAATATAGATAAGTTAATTGAAGAATGTTTTCCAAACGAATTTCATTTAGATATATTAAGATATTTAGAATATGTATATGAGTTAGATTATAACCAAAAACCGGATTATAATAAATTACGTGAACTATTTACAACAAAATAATGAAAATATATTATTTTTTTATAAAGGCAATATATTCTTTTACCATGGATATTTTCAAAGAAATAGCACAACTAAACAAAGGAGATAATATCCTTATTTCTCCAGTATCAATTTCATCTCTTTTGAAGATATTCTATAATGGAGCATCTGGTGATACAAAAGAGCAACTTTATAAATATGTTAAAGATAATACAGATACATCTAAAGCAACTGGATTTGTTACAGAAAGTAGATTGTATGCACGGTCTTCTATAGACTTTAAGGATGACTTTATGGATAAAATGGAGGATAAAATTGTAAAAGTAGACTTTTTTAATAACTCAAAAGAAATTAAGGATGATATTAATCAATGGGTTAATAAATTAACAAATGGTAATATCAACCCGTTGTTGATTAATCAATTATCTATAAACACAAAAATGATTGGAATCAATGTCTCTTATTTTAAAGGAGAATGGCTTCATCCATTTAATAAGAGTGATACATTTATTGATAATTTCTATATATCAAAGACAGACACTGTACCTATAAGTATGATGTATATTAATGATGTCTTTAGATATAGTTATGAAGAACAAAAATTTGGTTCATTTTATATTATTGACATACCATATATTGGAAATACTAGTATGGTTGTTATTCTTCCTTATGAAATTGATGGATTATCGAGTATAGAAAATAATTTGACTATTGATAATTTTAATAAATGGTGTGATAAACTAGAAAATCATGATTTGGAATTATATATGCCAAAGTTTAAAAGCATTGAATCATATGATATGATTGATATATTCACAAGAATGGGATTGAATGATATCTTTTATAATGGAGATTTTAGTAATATGACAGATTCACCGATATATATTAATGATATTGTACATAAAACATATATTGATGTAAATGAGGATTATACAGAATCAGCCGCTGCAACATATTCACTTATTACAGATTGTGCCACCATGCCAAAAAAGATACGTATCAATCATCCATTTATTTATATTATTAAACAAACTAATGGAAATATAATGTTTATGGGAAGATTCTGTTCTCCAAAAAAATAGAAAAAGTAATCTTTTTATTAACGTGGTAGTTATAGGCTTCTTTCAAGATGTCTTCTACCAATTCTAGTTCTTCCTATGTCTTTTCACCATATCACTGTTGTAAGGATAAGTTGATCGATGTTAATGATACCAAAAGTTCTTTGGTTGAATATATGTATTGGTCATCTTATCCTTTTAGAAACAGAGGAAAAGCCGGAACCATGTACAACAAATTCCTGTCCTTTAAACAGGATGCGGAGTCTGTGTTCAAGGATGTTCGAGATGTGGTGAAAAACATGCCTTGGGATAATGTTGAAAATTGTGTAGCAATTGTTCGTTGTTACGTCAAAGATACAGTAAAATCCGAAAGAGAAGCAGCTGCAATTGTTGGACTATGCGCTTATGCAGCCACTTACTGGATTGAGGATGATCGACCCAGTGAGAAAAGTCTAAACGCATTGTTTGTCATGTTGGAGCTATTCACTTACCCTGATTACTGTTTAATCTTCCGACGTATACAATATGGGTAATTACTTACAATAATTCAACTATTATTTCCTCCCCTTCCTTCCCCTTCCCTGTCCCCCAGAAACATTTTTTTTCTTTATTTGTTTATTGATGTATTACAATTAATATTTATTATTATCAAATAATTTTAACTCTTGTGTTATTAATACACTTTTTATAAATTTACAAATATTGTATTTATTAAAATAAATCAGTGTGTATTATAATTCTGATATAATTGAATAATAAAATTATTTTATTAATAAGTTATTAATTAAAAAATGAACATATTAAAAGTATTATTTATATCATTAGTAGTAATCATTAATATTGTGTATAGTTATAATATAAGTAATGAAACAGCTGAATGGATTGAGTATTACGAAGCTGAAAAAACTCTTTTACCATATACTACATTAAATATGCTTAATGAATCATGTCAATATGGAGGCATTAAACATGTATTTGGTGCAGAAGGAGAACCATTATATAAAACCTGTCCTGTAATAAGTAATTTAATTAAAGATTATTTAAACGGTAGTATCGATGGTGTTAAATGGCAATATGTAGGTGATCCTGATAATAAAGTACATGTTGTTAATAATACTCTATGGATACCAAATGTGGGTCCTAGTAATTTAAAAGAAGGTTATATATGTACAATTCATAATAAGAAGAATTGTGTGCAAGCAGTATTAAATATTCTAAAATTGAGTAAAAGATGTTCAGATGTAGAATATGAACTTGGTGTACGTAAAAAGAATAAGATTCTTATAACATGTGGTGTTTTATACGATAGAGATTATTATCGAATTAAGTGGTATAAAAATAATAAAAGAATTAAAGTGTATGAATTTAATAATGGTACTGAAAAATATGAAAGAAAAAATGGTGGTAAATTCTTATATATAACAAATATAACCAAGGATGATGATGCAGTATATAAATGTAAAGCATATTATAATATGGACAATCGTTCTATAATTTCAACAGCATGTAAGAGATTATATGTATTACCTAAACAAAATCATGACTTTGATGTAATAACAAATCCAGTAGTTAAAGTTAGATTAGGAGAACCCGCAAATACTACATGTGTTGTAGTTGGAAAATCTATAACAATGTCTCCATTCCGTGAATGGCAAACTGAAGAAGGTGAAGTACTTCCTTACGATGATAATGTAGCAGTATTTTATAATGAAGTTCCTGATGGAGACATGTTGTATTTCATAAATGTCACTGAAGATATTATAGGTAGAAAATATATATGTTCTGGATATCATTATGGTGTTGAAAAAAAGGTAATGACTACCATCGTATTAGATGATTCATATTGATTATTTTTTAATGGTTTAATATTGAAATATTATTTATTTATATAATATCTTTAAGATGTCAATTAGTGATAATTCAATTAGAGTAATTAACAATATTACTAATTTATTTATGGATAAGAATCTAATTGATGTAATTATTAATACACGAGATGGTGGAAAAATATATACACATAAAGTAATCTTGGCAGCTGGTTCTAAATATTTTAAGACAATGTTTAAATCATATAATAATGCTAAAAGTAATATAGCATATATATATATGGATATATTTGATGAAGAAATAGTTAAATGTGTTATATTGTATCTATATGGTCATAATAATATAACACATTCTATAGTTACTAATGTGTTAAAATGTGCCGATTATCTTCTTATTGATGATTTAGTTAATGAATGTAATGAATATATTATAAACAGTATATATAATATACCGAATGCGATATATTTTTATAATAAAATATATCAATTAGATCATATATATGTAGTTAAGCGTATTAAATCTGTATTATATAAAGACGTAATAAGAACTATAAACTGTACATATTTAAAAAAAATAAACCTATATGCATTAATATATATACTATCAGATGATAATATTATTATAAATAGTGAAGATAGTGTGGCTATAATAATATTAGTGTGGTTAACATATAATCATATTACAGAAGAAGAGACATTAAAACTTATATCATGTATAAATATAGAATATTTATCTAATAATATCAAAAATGAAATACTTTCTAATGAAAGAATAAAAAATTATAAATTATGTTTAGATTATATATCTAATGATCATAAAAACATCATTGTAAGAAAACCTATAAGAAAAAATATATATCTATTATATATGTATGATTCTAATATACATGTATATACGTATAATGTTTCCAATAAAAAATATTCATTTAATACAACCTTTAATTGTATATATAATTATGCATCTACTGTAGTAGATAATGAATTAATAATAGCAGGTGGTGATGATAATTATAAGTATAGTGATTATGGTTATAAAAAAGTATATAATGATGTATATAAACTAGATATAAAAACACATACATGGATACAATTACCATCCATGATTATTCCGAGAACTCTATTTTCGTTAGAAGTTATTGGACAAACTATATATGCTATTGGTGGTCAAGGTATAAATAATATAGAAGGAAGTATAGAATGTTATACAATGGGTGATGATAGTTGGAAGATTTTAACAGAAGAAATTAGTGGGATAGCATATTATAGTTCATGTGTATATAATCATTATATATATATTGCTGGTGGAGTTACTAAGTATATTAATTATAATGCTTACACAGACATAATTGATGAAATATCAAATGATATTATTAGATATGATACTATTAATTATAATGCTTACACAGACATAATTGATGAAATATCAAATGATATTATTAGATATGATACTATAAATAATAAATGGGAAATATTATATCATATAGATAACTATAATTTAAATATTAATATTAATAATAATAATAATATTAATATTATTAATAAAATTATATATCATAGAAACTATATATATTTATTCAATGAATTACTATCTAAAAATAATGCTTTTATAACAACACGTGTGTATAGACATGAAATATCAGATACTAATAATAAATGGGAAATGATAACTGATGTAATACGAGATAGGAGTTTATTATATCCAGTTGCATATGAGGATGATGATTTTATTATCATAATGGAATATTATGATAATTTTATATTTGAAGACAAATTTTGTATAAAATCTAATACCTTTATATATAACAATAAACATATTACATATTATTCATTATTGTATAATGTATTACCTATTAATAAAATATAAAAATAAATATAATCTAATTGAACCATGTCGCTGATTAGTAGCGATATTTCTACTGTCTCTTCATGGTCTATAAAAAAACTAAAACAATTTGTAAGATCTAATAATAATTGGTATTTACCAGACAAAAATGGTATTAATATATTAGAATATGCTGTTAAATCTGAAAAAATAAAATTAGTTACTACTATAATTAATATATTACCATATTGTGATATTAAAATACCAATTCATGATTCTGTAAAAACAGGTAATAAAGAGTTGATAAAAACAATACTATATATTTATAATAATCATGAACTAGACTTAGATGATAAAGGAAATGTACCACTATATTATGCTGTAGAGATAGGAAATATAGATATAATTAAACTTTTTGACTCAAAGGCCATGTTTTATGGAAATGATACGCCCTTTAATAAGGCTGTAAATGATAATAAAATACACATAGTAGAATATTTTATATATGCTAGTAATTATAGTCTTAAGTGTTTAGATTATATTTGGACTGCAATCGATAATAATAATCTAGATATAACTCGTTTGCTTTTATCATCATATAAGTCATACACAAACTGTGTTTTACAACATGTTATAGATAAAAATATGTATGAGATTTTAGAAATGTTGTTATATGAATTCAATACTGAAATATATCCTTTTAATTTATCAAATTGTAAATGTGATAAGTCATTAAAATTACTTATATCAGAATACTTATGGAGACATGTTAATAATTTAGAGGAGACATGTTTTATCAAAAAAATAGACAATGTATATTATAACAAATGTAAAGAAGAATTATATAAAGCCAATGATCTAATTACTTTAGAATCTGTAAATAATATATATAATTATATATCAATTGTAAGAAATTTTTCAAGTTTAGATGTTAGGTTTCCTATATACCATAAGAGATTATTATCTATATATAATGTAGGATTAGAAAAAGTAGAAAAAGTTTATAACGTTATAAATTTTCTATATAATATGTTTAATTGTCTTCCTGTAGAAATATGTGAGACGATAATCTATAACTTGGATTTTTTAGATATTAGATTTTTTTATAAAATAAAATGATATTATAAGTTATAATTATTGATTTATTTTATCACAAGATGAATAAAAATATATTACCATTACTTATGTGTATTTTATCAGTGTGTTATTGTGTGGAAACATCATATAAGCCATTACAATGCCAGGTTAGAGATCCACGTTACTGGTATTTAGCTGCGGAACTTACAATTGGTTTGAATTATAATATTACATCAACCATACAAGGTGAATGCCATATGGAATATAATTATATCGATAGAAATGCTAGAATAACATTAACAGGATATGGATTAAGAATAACAATGGATATTATCAACACAGATCAGAGATTTGTGGGAGCAGCTGAGGGAATTGGAGAAAACAATAAACTATCAGTATTATTGTTTACTACAGAAAAATTATATAAAATTAGTCATAATATTAGTTTAACAATAACTTGTTTAGAGTATAATTGTGGAAATACATGGTATAAGAATAATAAACTTTCAGAAGCTATACATCACAGGTCTGTATGTGATATAACAATAAATGGATCATGTGTAAGATGTGTTAGTATATTTATGGATCCCTTAAATACACATTCATTTTATTATCAAGGTAAATATATTACAAATAATTATGAGTATAATCAACGCGGTACATATGGTGTAGCATTTGGTGATGATACAATTGCTTGTTTAACTAATATAGATAAGATTAGATATGATATATGTTATAGACAATAAAAATAAAATAAATGAAATAAAACTTTAATATTATTGAGTTATCAATAATGGGTATCGAACACGAGTTTGAAATCATTATTGATAAAAGTATAGGTTTGAGAAATTTACAATTAAGTAAAGGTGATAATTATGGATGTTTTATAAAGATTAAGTCAAGTGAGTACAAGAAATTGAGTTTTAGATTTATTATTAGACCAGATTGGTCAGAAGTAAGTTTTGTAAAAGATTTATATGTAAAATCAAATAATCATTTTGTAAAACTTAATAAGGTTTTACAAACATTACATCATGTAGTATATGATGCAGATATATGTTTACATAAAAAAATAACATATATATCTATCTATTCTGAACACACCAAATCACTATTTACTGATTATTATCCATATATTAGTTTAAATCTTAATAATAATAACTTCAGGATTATAAGAGAAAACTTTACATATCCATCTATCGAGTATCCTCTAGTTCCTCCTTATAGAGATTATGAAATAGATGAAATAGATTAATTTTTTTAATCATGAACAGATTTTGGTTATTTTTATCAAAAATTGCATTATTAACAGAACACATTATAGTTAATTTTATATATTTTAAAGATTTTTGATGTACATATAAATGTGCTAATCATTGTATAAATAAAATACCTATATGGGTAATTTATTATCATCACAGTGTTAGAATTAAACGCATAGAGTTTTTAAAGAAAATATTATGGTATTAATATTATATCATAAACAGATCATCTGAGATTATAAAAAGATATATAATACTAATGTAAATCCCTTCTCATTCTTAAAGTATTACGATCTGGAAGTTTCCATCTTTATATTGAATAAAGTTATATATATATCAAACCAGCATTGAGATTGCTTATGTTATTTGATTAGATATTATGTAACAATCAATAGTCATACACTAATAATGAAATGTTTTTGTATACATAATGAGTTATGTGATGTTATTCACAATATTTAGATAATAATCACGAAGAGACGACTATTATTGATTTCATAAAGTCGATTTTAATGATATAAAATATTATAATATAACTGAAATATTATATATTTATTATGTCTTATTTCTTATATCAATATGGAAATGTATATTAATTATATATTCAGCTATATAAAATCTGAAAATATTAATATACAATACCTAGAAAATATGATAGATGAAAATTTTATAAATGTTGTTAAAGATGATCTTAATATTTTAGAAACATATGCTACAACACGTAATCCTGATCCTAATGTATTTAAAATGCTGTTAGATAAAAAAATACCTATATGTAGTAATGTATCTTATGGTAAATTTATGTATTATGATGATTATATGGTTAATGATTATATTATTATTGATGATTTTGATGATTTATATGGCAAAACTGTATTATACTACTATATTACTACTAGACATTTATATGATTCAGAAATATCCCTTGATGTTATAAAAGTATTAAAGAATAATAGTTACATGATAGAAAACTATTCATATGATGGTAAAACAGTTGTTCAATATTACGTTAAAGAAGATATAGTTAAAAGAGATATATTTAATGAATTATTTAATATAACTGGTAAATATAATAATAGTGTAAATATATTATATGATTATTTAACCACACACATACATAATATTGATACGTATATATTAGAAAAAATATTAGAAAAAAGTAACAATTATAATATTTTATTCTTTCTTTATAATTTGGATTTAAAATATAACCGTGATGTATTATTAATAATACTTAGCTATTTTGATAAACAATATGTATTAACAAACTATATACGTAATACATATGATGTAAGAATTGATATTATTGAATGCATAATAGAGTCAGGAGGTGTATTACATAGATTTAAATCTATTAATGATTATTTATACAATGTATATAATAAAAAAAGTGATAAATTTATTAATTATGTATTCAAAAATGGTATATCAAACGATGAAGATGATAATAAAATAAGTATGTGTAAGTTATTATGTATCAATGAAAATGTAATGGATGAAGAAAGATTGGTAAATTTGTTTAGTAGTTGTATTAATCATGTAGATGTAAACGAGAAAGATTCTTATGGTAATACATTGCTTTATTACGCTATTAAATTTAGTCGTGTTAAAATTGTTAAAATACTATTAGATAATAATGCTGATGTTAATTTACAACTTAAAGATAAACGTACATGTCTTGATATAGCAATATCAAGAACATGGTTGGGTGAAAAAGACTATAGATATAAGAATACAATTGACATATTAGAGATGATTCTTAAAGAATTGCCTAATGTAAATAAAACAAAAAATACACTTATATATAATATATACACATCAGATCGTGTAATAAAATTATGTATTAAATATTATATGTTAGTAGATAAAAACTATGTAATGAATAATATTCATATGTTTGAGGAATATAAAAATAAATGTGTGAAAGAAATAGATCAACTTATGAAGCCCATATATATGAAAAAAAATTTATTTGATTTAGTTTATAAAAATAAAAACATTTGTATACATGAATTACTTAAATATGCAAAAAATCCACGCTTTATTGCCAATTATGAAATTTACACAGAAGCAAATGATATTGTAAGAAATGTAATAGAAAAAAATGAACAGATTTACAAAACTATAGAGGAAATATCTGTGGATAATAATTATATGTCATTATTGCCATTTGATTTACAATACATGATATTATCATACACAATAAAATAGCACACATTTTTATAAATAATTATAGTATTTTGTATGTTATAAAATAGCCAATAAATTAAAAAGTAAACACTAAGTGTATATATACGATACGATGAGAATAATAGCCTTACTTATTATTATTACACATACATATACAGCCACAAATCATCATTTATCATATCACTGTGTTGCTGAAATATGGCCGTCTGATATATATAATATTTCTATTAAGGTTGATATAGATAACTTAAATATTATTAATTTCAATAATAATAAAAATATTACACATTTGGTAGAAAATGAATATATAGATGATATTTTGTATTATGAAACAATACCAAAAATATATAAGTTTTATAAACGTAATACATATGATAATGAAGAAAATCAATACAAAAATAAATTATATACCGATGTTGTAAATGATATAAAACAAAAGTTAAAATTACTTATGTCTATATATAATGATAGTACATATACAACACCACATGTTTATAAGTCATTCTATGAATGTACTGTTAATAGTAATGGTGATCTTATAATAGGTAATGATACTTTTACATATGATGATATTCCGTATGGAAATCTCTCTGTAAATGAATCATATTTTTGGTTTATGTTTAATAATGAACTAACTATCGTTAAAATACAAAATAGCACTAATAATTTATATAGATGTGTTAATTATCTTAATAGTTTTGTAAAAAAAGAAAGTTATATATTTGAACCAAAATCTCCAAGTGTTGAATTGATATACTCAGAAACAAATAATGACCATATTTTGTATTGTTTATCTAGTGGATTCTTTCCATATGATATTAATATACAATGGAGAAACAATGGGAAAAATATAACAAGCGATAAGGTAATTTTACAAAATGATACATCATTTATAGGCTCATCTATTATACATGTACCCTTTACAGATGGTGGAAATTATACATGTACAATACATCACCAAAGTCTTAAAGAAGATATTGTAGTGTATAGAGTGATAGATAAAAAATATAATGTTATTATTGCTGAATCCACAGATATGTTATTATATATTATATATTTATCAATATTTGTAGGTATAGCATTTGTCATTCTTATTATATCGTATATATCATATAAACGTTATCGTGTTTATAAATATTTAAAATCATAATAGATTTAAGATGTATTATTTGATATATCAATTTACTACAATTTATAACAAAACACTAATATCAAATATAATATCTGTTATAATAATATTATCACAAACGTCTATAGCAAGAAATATTTTGTTATATTTCTAATATATAATGGGTTGGTTAATATATGAATTCTATATATTAAATGGGGTATAAAGGTATTTATAAAATTATCTTTTTCTCAACTATTATGTATTCTCTAGTATATTGTAAAATTTGTCAAAATGATTACTATTTTAATAAAGAAACTGGACACTGTACCGCATGTGTTACATGTGTAGGAAATACGAAAGAGACACATCCATGTGGTCCAGATGAACCAAGAACATGTGAATGTGATTCTGGGTTTAAATGTGATCTACCTGTTGCAAATAGTTGTGCAAGATGTATAGTTATACCACCTACTAAATCCACAAAAAATAAACACATAAAAGAACAATGTTGTAACACTACAGATAATGTAAAACTTTGTTATACGATACAAAATTCTTTTATAAAAAAATAAAAAATAAGTTACTTTTTTAAATACACAATAATGTTTAAATTATGCAATTATTTCGTTTTACTCTATGTATTGATTCACTCAATATCATGTGCGTGTATACATGATAAATGGGTACTAGAGGCTATATTAACAATAACTGTTAATTATCCTATTACCGAAACACAATCAGATGAATGTGTATATGTACTAGAAAAAAATATTGATTCATCGATTAATATAACTGGGTATGGTCTAAATATATACATGAGTGAAAACACACCAGATGATAGAAAAATAGCCAGTGCTGCTGTATCAGTATATAATGATACTATTAAACTTCGTATTTATTCAAGTTATAGTGATGATAATATCATAGAAAATCGTAACAATAATGCAAATTATACCATACAAATAACTTGTTTAAATAATGAATGTAATAATAATAAAGATAAAGATACAGAAAGCGATAAAATTGACAGCTATATTAATACTGTAATAGATATGGGATCATGTGTTACATGTCTTCATGTAGAGTTAAGACCAGGTACTGATAATTTTTCACCTAGAGTAGCTACAGTATCATCATTTACCTATAGGAATGAAATAGAAAACACAAATGCTAAATTTCTAACCATTGGAAATGTAGGAGATGATTTAAATTTTGAAGAAAATTGTAAAAATATTAAAGAAAATATTCCAGTATATTTATGTTATAAACAATAATTTTTATTGTAATATCTAAAACAGAAATATAAAATTAATTTATTTTGTGTAATTATGGGGGATATAGTAAAATCTATTATTCCTGATTTGAGAGAGATGTGTATATTATATATGCGTAAGTATATGTTTATAATATCAGATAATGTAAATAAAATAGCTGTTAATAATTCGTATAAATTAGTTATGTCTAAAAAAATAGATAATGTTAGTAATTTTATATTATATAATTATAGAAATAACAGAAGAGAAGATGACTATGAAGAAGATGAATCATCTTTAAACACTAAAGATTGTGAAATATACACACTTGATATGCTTATAAACTATTTTGACAACATAGAAATAGATTCTAGTATAGAAATAGTAAATATATTAAGATCTGATAATATCAATAAGGTAATACCATATGTAGGTAATATATTTAATGCATATTTTATCCAACATCATATTATAAATCTATCAATAGTTAAATCTCTTATACATTATGGGTTAGATATAACAAAAAGCAACTGTGATATTCCTCCACCCTTTGTAAGTTATTTAATGTCTGCCAATATTAATAATAATGATGATTTTGTTATATATATAATAGAAAACAATATAATTAATCTCATGGACACTGTTGATAATACAAAATATAATAACATGTTAAGCATGTTGGTTTCATCAAATACATTTTCAGAATCAATATATAATTGTTTAATTAATAGTTGTTATAAACCATATCTATTAACTAAAGGACACCCTATCCCTATATCTATATTTGATTCATATATGAGACATACAAAGAATATAAATCTTAGAATATTAGATCTAATGTTATCTTATATCAATGATAATATTACAGATATAGAAGATAATAACATTATAAAAACAAGATTAATATATTATCATATGATATCTTCATTTCCCAATTATAAAGTTATTGATAAAATTTTAACAGATAATTTTATGATAAAATATGATGAAACAATTAAAGACAATGATACTATACTCCATAGATACATGTTATCTGGAAAATATTTGGAAATAAATATAATAGATAAATTATTAACACACGGAGAAGATATTAATGCAAAAAATATAATTGGAAATACGCCATTACATTGTTATGTATCTAGATATAGTATTTCATATGATGTGTTAGAAGAAATTGTTTGTTTTCTGCTATGTAATGGAGCAGATATAACGATAGTTAATAATTTAGGTTATATGCCATTTACTTGTTATATATATGACATTTGTTATGATTATAACGATCTACGGATACTAGATTTGTTAGTATTAAGTAATAAAGTAGCGTTAGATACTGCAAGAAAAAGAATACTAAATGATTATATTCTAACCAATGATAAAAACATTAATATTGATATTATTATATATATGATTAGTAAATATAACTGTATTCTTAATAGTTATGTACTGTTTTATAATATTAATATTAATATTAATAATATAAACTATTATGAAATAGATGATATCACTAATATTTTAATAGATACTCATAATGATATATTTGTTTCAGAGTACGGTAAAACAACCGCACATTTAATTTCCAAATGGTGTATAGATGAATCAGTGATTGAATTGATGATAAATCTAGGATTAGATATAAACAAACTAACTTTTGATGGATTATCTGTTTTTGATATAGTTAATAATACAACAAAATGTAGTGATGTTATACATATGTTATTAAAATATGTATCAAACAAAGAACTTATAAACAAATCATTAGATTATGTATTACAGCATAAAAAATATACAAAGGTTGAATTATATCGATTATATAAATATTATATTCTTTACATGGATGATAAATGCAGAAAAGATCATATAAGTATGCTCATATCAAAACTAGAAGATAATACAAACAGTGAACAAGTAAATGATATAAATTACATGATATATCTGTATAACATGTATTTACAACAAATAGATATTATGAAAAGTTTATATTTATGTAATGGTAATATGTCTATATATGATGTTATTACTCAACCATATAAAAGATTATTGATTAATAATGTAAATGACACAAATTTAATATTATATAAACATCTACCTATTTATGGTAAAGATATTTATAATATAGCAATAGATACGAGAAGATATTCTCAATGTGTTAATGACATAATATACTTACTTGTTGTATATAATGACTTTTTTAATATACCAAAATCTATAATGTTAGAAATTCTTGAATTACCATATAAATATGTATCCAAATTCAGAGAAATTTTTATATCAATAGTATTATATGTTAAAAATATAAAAAATACCTTATAATATAAACTATCTATACTTATTTAATTAATAAATTGAGGTTTTGGATTTATTTGTTTAATTATGGATATATTTAGAGAGCTATTACTAGGAAATACGGAAAATGTATTAATATCTCCAGAATCAATTTTATCAACTCTATCTATTTTATATAATATAACAACTGGTATTGCATCAAATCAAATATTAAAATATTTAGAAAAAGAAAATGATAAATATATTGATATTGATAATAATCATGATATGGAAATAGATACCAAAGAAGTAACCGAACTTACTACTGTAAATAAAATATATATAAGTGATTACATTAATGTTAATGTAAATTTTATCGAAAAAATGAAGTATTTTTTTGAATTTATAAACTTTAATTCAGAACAAACAACAAGTGATATAAATAAATATATAGAAACATCAACAAATGGTAAAATTAATAAGTTATTTGTTAACAGATTATCAACTGATACACGTATATTAATAGTTAATGTTATACATTTTAAAGCAAAATGGAAATATCCATTTCTAAAAGATTGTACTTTTAAAGATAAATTCTATACACCTACTGGATCAACCACTATTGATACAATGGTTGTAAAAGATAAGAGCTTTCTACATAATCATATATATGAACAATATGGAAGCTTTTCTATTGTAGATATACCATACACTGGAAACTCTAGTATGCTTATTATATTACCTGATAAAATAGACGGATTATATTATATCGAAGAACATATAACGAATGAGAATTTAAAAAAGTGGATTGGTACATTATCAGTAAAAAGAGTTGATATATATCTACCAAAATTTAATATTGATGCCATAGAACCGTATGATTTAATTCCCATTTTAAAAAAAATAGGAATTAGTGAGGTATTTAATAATTCATCGTTAATTAACATATCTAATGACCATTTAACCATAAACAATATTTTTCATAAATCATTTATAGAAGTTAATGAAGAATATACAGAAGCAGCAGCGGTAACAACTTGTCAAATTATTAAATTCTCATTAAATAAAAAGATAATTTTCCATGTAAATCATCCATTTATTTATTTAATAAAGGATAAAAATAACAAAATATTGTTTATTGGTAGATACTACTTTCCAAATAAATAAATTAATTAATTATTAATTTATAGGTTGTTAATAAAATGTATTACATTTTGAATAGTAAAAATAACTAATTGATAATTGTATTATATATGTTTTATAAATTCATATAAAAATTTAAAAAATAAAGTAAAGTATTTAAATTAAATAAGTTCATCAAAAATGGTTAAACTAATTGTTTTCATCATTGGACTATTGATTAATAGTACATATTCGCTATCTCTACAATGTAAAAATAACACCTATTATAATTCTCAATATGTTAAATGCTGTAAATTGTGTGAACCAGGAACATTTTATTCAAAAAAATGTGATGAAAAAAACGATACTATCTGTGAAAAATGTCCTGATGGATCATATACATCTGTATATAATCATTCTCCTGCTTGTGTTAGTTGTAGGGGATACTGTGATTATAATCAAGTAGAAACTACATCTTGTACACCCACAAGTAATAGAATTTGTAAGTGTAAACTATCTAGTTATTGTCTAGTTAAAGGATATAATGAAAACTGTCGTGTGTGTGTTCGTAAAAAGATGAATTAATACTATTTTTCATATAGAAATATTATATATTCAAAGAAACATATATCGATTATAGATAAAATTATCATATATAAAATATTTATAATAAAAACTATAAGGATTGTAATGAATATGGTATGTAAAAGAGTTTTTGAAATCTAGATATTTCATCATCGGTATATGATGTCTATACGGGAAAAAAATATTGATATCTGGAGGATTATACATATGAAGAGTTCTAGTATACATTGGAAAAAAATTTAAATCGTAAATTTCTTTTTCTATTATATCATAATAAACTAATTCTTTTTCGTACATTATTGAATATAATTTTATATAATCTGTATTTAATAATAAAAATAAATAACATATTATTAATCTTGAAACATTAAGATTATATTATATAAAGTTTTATAAACCTATTATTGTTAAAATATACTATAGGATAAAATATTATATATGTTTATTAAAAATAAATTACTTTTTATAATTAATAACATCTATATATTCATCAAAAGAAGTGTATTATTTAATGACTTATGTAAAATATATCAAACAAAAGAAAAAAATGAACAATAATCAATTATATATTTTGCCATGTTTAATCTCTTAATTAAACTAAATCAATAAAATGGACGAGATAATAAGTATCGTTAATAATGATATGTGGTATATACCTAATATTTTTTCAGAAAATAGTGATATCTATAATGTAAATAGTAATAATGTTAGTTATCTTTATTTTACATTCTTTGATGTAGATGAGTCAACTCATCTATTTAATCTTATTATTAAACATTGTGATCTTAATAAACGAGGATATTCTGGTATAACTCCATTACATTGTTATATGATGAATCAAAGATTTAAACCATCTATATTAAAGATATTGTTAAAACATGGTATGAAAACTTTTGATGTTATGGATAATGAGGGTTATATTCCATTACATCACTATTTTATTAATTCACATATAATCGATACCCATATTTTTAATATAATAATAAAAGATATTGATTTAAAAAAATATAATGATCTATTATTTTGTTATCTTAAATATAATTTTCATAATAAATTAAATTATTACATTCTGTACAAATTATCGAATGTTTCTAATATAAACTATAAAGATAATGATGGATATTCACCTCTTCATTACTATTGTAAACATATTTGTATATTTCATGAAATTGAATACACAAAAATGTCAAAAGAGAAGAGATTTATAAAAACGATGGTAAAAAACGGAGCAGATATTAATATTGTTACAAAACTTGGAGAAACAATATTACATACATATCTCAAACAGTATGTAAAACATGATACATCTATTATTGATACTATTTTATACTTGGGTGCTGATACTAGAATACTCAATAAGAATGGTTATTCTCCAATTATGGAATATGTAAAATCTGATATATGTACAGGATATATCCTAATAAAATTACTTAATTGGCATGAAAAAAAATACGGAAAGATAAAAAAAAACGAGGGACAAAATCTAGTTAATTTATTTATAAAATATAATAAAGTACATGATCTTAATATACTAATATATCTACTAGATAGGTTTAATATTCAAAATGATGAATATTATGATACAATGACTCCCCTTCATATTGCATTACAGAATTGTAATAATATTATAGCTTCATATTTAATATATATAGGGTGTGATATCAGCCTTCCTACTAAAGATGGTAAAACTGTAATAGATTTAGTGTTTGAAAATAGAAATATAGTTTACAAAACAGATTCTATATATGATATTATAAAATACAGACTAAAAGTATCTTTATCAATGATAAAGACTTTATTATATAAAATGCATAACTTTTCTCATTATGATAATTACTATATAAAAAAGATAATAGCATATTGTTTATTAAGAGATAGTTCATTCGTTAAAAATTATAGTAAATTCTGTATAGAACATAAAAATTTGTTCACTAAGAATATATCCTTAGAAATTATTAGTTCAATAATAAAAAAATGCAGTGATGAAATAAATATTCTTAAAGATATTAGAATATCAGACACTACATTATATGAAGTATTAAAAAACTGAAGATATTGGATATTGTAAATACCTTAAAACAATATATTTAGATAAAGATTTGTCGTTTGAAATGTATGATGATATAATAAAAATGTGTTATATATCTATGCAAAATAAAAATAATCTCATTAATAAAGTAATAAACAAATTAAAGACTTCTATAATTGATAATAATTCTAGACTTTCTCAATTACCCTTTGAAATAATATATAATATAATTTCAAAGCTAAGTATATATGATCTAAACAGTATTTTGTACGGGAAAAAACACTATAAAAGGTATAATTATATATTGTTATTATATTAAAATGTAAATTTTAATAATATTTTTAATATATAATAGGGAACATTCATTTTAGTTTTACAATGGTATCTTATATTTTGCTAATTGTAGTACATATAATAACAGTAATAAATGCAAATGTTATCAACAATAAACCATATTCACCAACAGAAGGAAAATGTAACAATGGTGATTATAATGTGAATAATATGTGTTGTAGTATGTGTCCTCCAGGGACATATGTATATCAATCATGTAATAAAAATAGCAATACTATATGTAAAGAATGTGATAAAGACACATATACATCTATTAATAATTATTTGTCTTCTTGCTTAAGTTGTAGAGGAAAATGTGATAACAATGTTAACATAGAAATACAACCATGTAATACAACACATAATAGAATGTGTGATTGTAAGGATGACTATTATTGCATATTAAAAGGAAAAAATGGTGGATGTATAACATGTGTTACTAAAAAAAAAATAATAGGTTATGGAGTATCTTGACATACAGAAGTAACGGAGATTCTATGTTCAAAATGTGAGCTTGTAACATCTTCATATACTGTCGCATCCATTGATAAAAGACCTTTGATCATATATTTGGAACTTTATGTATTCGTGCAAAAACTATTGGTTCTAGTTATTCAATTTCTACATCTGAACTAACTATTACCATGAATCACCGACTGTGTCCTATATTTTACACTGAATACTTTTCCGTAATTGATAAATAGCAAATTCAGGATTTTTACAAAGGATAAATATTAAGATGTTTCAAAAAAATGTAAACTAAACTAGATTTTGAAATCAAATGTAAGATGATACTACATATTCATATAAAACATTGACTAAAACAAAAGATGATAATAAGATGTCCCATTCAGAATCTGTAAATATAATAGGAGAATCTATATATTATATAGTGATACGAAACATTATGATACAGATATTGTTAGTTATCATATTGGTAATGGAAACCCACTTAATATGGATAAGCATATACCAAAAAGTTGTAAAAATAAATTAATACACTGTAACTGTTTTATAATTATATATACACCAATCCGTATTAACTTTTTATAATATAATATAATTAATACATGTAGGTAAAAGGTAATTGGATGATATGATATCGAGAATATATCACATATATAACAGATAAAACTCTATAAAAACATATAGGAAATATTATTAATAACATATTCAGGCTAGAAAAGTTAAATAACTTATATAAATAAGTCTTTATACCAGATAGTGTGATGACTTTCAGTGATTAATGCTATCTAATTTATACTTCCATACGATATAAAGAAACATATAAAATATCATATCTTTTAATTGATATATATCTATATGGATAGAGTGATTATTTTGATTATATTATATGAGATGAGATAATTAAAATTAAAAAAAAATGATTTTTATCTAAATATGGATATATTTAGAGAATTATTACTAATAAGATAAAAGGAGAATGTGTTAATATCACCCGTATCTATTTTATCAACTCTGTCTATGTTATATCATACAACAACAGGTTCTGCTGCAGATCAAATATTAAAATATATAGAAGAGAATACAGACACTGATGAAGAGGACAATGATGATATGGAAATAGATACTAAAGAATGTACAGAACTTGTTAAGATAGATAAAATTTATGGAAGTGATACCGTTAAATTTTCCAGAACATTTATAAAAAATGTAAGTGAAATTTTTGAAACAATAAACTTCAATGAAGAACAAACAACAGATAAAATAAATGAATCGATAAGCGTATCTACAAATGGTAAGATTAGTAAGTTGTTTAATAATAAATTAGAAATTACTACACGTATATTACTAGTTAATGTTGTATATTTTAAAGCGCGATGGAAACATATATTTCCAAAGGAATATACATATAAAGATAACTTTTATATTTCTAATAATTCGACTTCGGTTGATACAATGGTTATAAAAAATAAGAGTTTTCCATATATTCATGTAGATGAACCATTTGGTAGCTTTTCTATTGTAGATATTCCGTACCATGGAAACTCCAGCATGATGATTATATTACCAGATGCATTATATGGGCACCGAGACATATATTACAAATAACATGTTAAAAAATGGACCAGAGAGTTGCATATAACAAGAGTAGATATATATTTACCAAAGTTTAATATTGAAATTAAGGAACCTTATAATTTAATACATATTCTAAAAAAGATAGGAATTACTGAAGTGTTTAATGGTTCAAATACAAATATTTCCAATGAACCTTTAATTATAGACAATATTATTCACAAATCATTTATAGAAGTGAATGAAGAATATACCGAAGCTGCAGCTGTATCATGTTTTCAAATTATTAATTATTCATTAGCGAGTCTAATAATTTTTCATGCAAACCATCCATTTATTTATATAATCAAGGATGCGTGCAATAGAATATTATTCATTGGAAGATATTATTTTCCAGATAAATAACCTTGTATTAAACATATAAAACATCATGTAATCCTAGTGTAGATTATTAATTTTTGTTTTTATTAGTCAATTATAATAAAAAGAATATAGAGAATTATTGTAAAAGGTATCTGTATTTGATTAATGAATCAACTATGTCAAACTTGCCGTTACTATACAGTATATTTAGATCATAGATAGATAACATATGTAATATTTCATAGATAATTTCTAAGGGTAATACAGATAATAAGCAGTTTTTGTCGTTAATTACAGATGATAGTTTATTAATACAAGCATCTATATAATATTTTTTATAGGATGCTATGGCTAATTTTTGTTTTATAAGTGATTTACATGTATCATTTGACATACACTCGCAAAACCTGTTTAAATCATTAATATATGAAATCAATATCCTATCATCTTTACATCGTAAGAGTGAATATAATGATCTGCCTCGGATATAGGTTTCCTTTAATTGCTGAATTATAGAGTTACATTTTATTATCGTATCACTATATACTTTCGAATAAAATATAAATTCGTTAAATCTGTAATTGAGTGGTGCTGAAATGGCTTTCAAATACCTAGGGTAGAATGTATCATCTAGAATCATGCTGCAAAATGTAAAGTTTTCTATTATATCATAGTTATAATATGTTAATCTAGAGGACATTAAATCAAATAAAAGTTTTGTATTAGCATCATTTAGATATATCATAATGTAGAGTAAATGTTTGTATATAATGCTATTATTTTCGGTGATAAGCGTCATTACAGATTTTCCATCTTTAGTGTGGGTATTAATATCTGCATTAACATATATAAGATAATCTATAACCCATGTATTATAATATTTACATGCTGAATGTATTAAAGTTTCTCCTTTGTAAAAATCATTTACGCCTATATTAAACTTATTCATCAGATATATAACTAATGTTAATCCGTGACTAGAATCGTAATATTCTATAGACCTATCTAATAATTTATGAATATCATCTTCTTCTATTTCACCAAAATTAATTTCATGATATGTTAGTAGAATCTTTAACACATCAATATCTATACTTTCTGATTCGATATATGTTATTATAGGATTTAACCCTTGATTATTACGTATACTGATATCTGGTTTAAATTTTAGCAACATTTTAACTATATCTATTTTTCTCCTTACACAAGTTCTTAAATACATATGTAATGGTGTATTGCCATTATCATTAGTAGCATTGATGTCCGCTCCGTATTCTAACAACATAGATATAATTCTACCAGCTCGACCAGATAGGTTTCTATTATTAATCAATGACTTTGATCTTCCCAGAGTTGCTAGATGTAGAAAATAATAATGTAGTGGTGTAGAACCATTCTTGTATGTATACTTTGGATTTATTCCTTTCTCGAGTAACTTAGAAATGATTTTTATATTTACTACACTAACTGATATACTACGTGCCTTAATATACTTCAAAAGTAAATCTTTATAGTCATCATTAATTGTAATGTTCCTAATAAGTTTCTCTAATGTATGTAATGTAACATTGCTGCACCCTATAAGAAATGCATATACTGCAGTATATTTACGATCATTTTTAATGGTTACATCAATTCCACTGTCTAGTATCATATTAGCTACCTTATCATTGTAAAAGTAATTGTAAAAGTAATAATGAAGTATAGTATTATTATCTTTATCGGTCATGTTGACATTACAATTATCTAGAATATATTTTAATATTTTTGAAGATGGGGATATGTTCACGTATCTAAAGTACAACCGAATACATCGTCTGTATGACAATCCAGTTGATTCATAATACAGTAAGGTGACACGTTCAACATATTTATATACAGAATTACTTATATCCTCTATCATCATAGCCACTGCATTACTATGTGTTTCATCATCTTTATCACACATGGTGATATTGTAATAAATTTAATAACTGATCTTTATTATGATGTTTTATTTTTTTTAAGTGGTCTCTTATATTATTTTATATCATCTGTTCGTAGTTATATAAAAATTACTTTAATGTGAGATAATATTCATATTAAGCTATGAAAATATTTCAACTATCAGTTGATATGTCACAATACCGTTTAAATTATTTGGTATTTCAGTTTAACATTATAAATATATAAAAGATAATAATTTTCATCTTTAATTTTATTAATAAGTCATTGTATGATGTTTAATATGGTATAATAGAATTCATAAATGATATTTCCGTTTATGAATATGAATATGAATATGAATATATAATATAGCTGTTGTCCAGATTTTTATTAATCAATAATAAAAGTCAATAAAAAATGAACATATACACTTAAATCTGTCAATTTTTATCAATTGATAAACTAATTTATTAATTACATAACATTGTGTTTGTTAATATATTATATCAAAATATTAATAAGAACAAGAACGAATTTATGTAAAGAGAAGATATACACATATATGTAAAAAAGAAGAGGTATTAATGATGTATAATTAATACTAGAATATTATTGTAATAAAAATAATAATTATTCCAAATTTATGGTAACGGATATGATACATAATATATGTATAATAATGAAATGAATATATGTATATGTATGTAAGCTCAATAAATTACATATACTTATAACAACTGTGATGTTATGATTGCATTAAACTACGGGTTGTAAATATTGTATCATTTTTAAACTTAAAAAATATCTTATTATTTTTGTACTCATCTTACAACATGGAGGATATAAATAACTACGATTTAGACGATATAAATGAATCATCCGATGAAGATATAGACGTAGGCGATGATCTAACAACTGAAGATGATAATAAAATAGTTAATAATCCTATGTCTCTATATGAGTTATGTATCTACTTCATGCGGAGACATTTCTATATTATCTCTAATAATATTCACAATAGTACTCCAAATAGTGACAAAGTGGGATTAGATAAATGTATAGGATTAGATAAGAAGTACTATGTCCAAATTATCAATGATTCGAATATTCCTGAAGCTAATATTGGTACTGATGTGGACGAAACAGATGATGAGGTATCTATTTATACCGATGATGATATAGGATTCGATGATGATGATGATGATGATGATGATGATGATGATGATGATGATGATGAAAATAATTATCCGTGTGTAGAAAATGGTGAAGATTGCAAAATAGAGGTGATGACTAAAGATGATGTTATTAACTATTTTAGAGAAAAAGATATTAAATATACTGATGATATTATTAATGTGTTACAGTCATCAAACATTAATAAGAGAATAAACGCCATCGGATCATCATTACATGTTTATTTTAGATATTATAAGCCTATAGATGTACGCATTTTGAGGTATTTTGTAGATAATGGATACGATCTTAATATGCGATTTAATGACGGAATCAGTCCGATAGTTAACTATCTGTTGTATACAACACCACCAAGTAATTATCCTCTGGATGAATTTCTACGTTATCTAATAAATAAAAAATATATAGATCTCTATAGTAAGAAAAGAAAGTATGAGATACTAAGATCTGTGTTATCATCTTCTTATACTACAGAAAATGTAGCTAAACAATTGTTGAGTATGGGACTTGGACCAATAATAGTGGATATGAATAACCATAGTATATCGATTTTAAATGATTGTATAAGTGGACATCATTTTAATGACCCAACTTACTTTCTAGATAATGTATTACCCGTGATTATATATTATATAATGACTAGAAAAGATAAAGATTATATAATGACAGATATTCTACATTTCCAGACCAGAACATCTTCATTTTATACCTTTGATGTAATAAAAAATATATTATCATATGATTTTAAAATAAAGTACACGAAAAACAGACATAAGAATTCCATACTACATAATTATCTAATATATGAATACTATATTTCGAAAGAAATACTTACTAAACTTCTCGATAAAGGAGAAAATATCAATTCAAAAGATTCAGTCATTGGTAATACACCGTTGCATATTTATGCGAGTAGAGCAATGGTCGATGTTGATAAAACATGTTGTTCCAAGATTATAAAATTCCTTATAGATAGAGGAGCGGATGTTACATCCACTAATGATCTAGGTTACAGACCATTTACGTATTACATGTACTTTAGCGGTTCAGTTGATTATAAGGTGTTAGATTATCTTGTTTTATATAATCCTATTACTCTGGAAGCGGCTAGAAAACGTATTATACACGATGTTATAATATTATCTCCACAATCTAGAATATTAATGTCTGTAATTAAGTATCTGATAATTAGGTATGGTGCATATATTAATGAACCTCTGAGCAAATGTCATAAATTTAGGAAAAGTATAAACTTTATTGTTGCGTATAGCCATGTGAAATTACACAATGAAAAGTTCTATGTGGTTTCTGGCTGGACGCCTCTGAGAACCGCGTTGTATTATTGTGAACCAGAGTATATCAAGTTCCTGATAAATATGGGAGCGGATATCAATTTATGTACATCGAGTCATTATGATATTATACTATCTATATATTCACATAGCAGATATTACTTATTACCTATAGTCTTTAGGTATGGTCTACATGACAAAAGTATCATTAAATCGATGAATCTATTGATGAAGTTTAATACAATGCTAGAAGCCGATTATGATAAATTTAAGAAAATATTTAGTTATCATATGTTTTATCTAGAAGATGATATGCGAGAAGAATATATAGCTATATTAAACAGTAACAGTATAAAAGAGGAGGATAACCAAGTCAAATACAAAAGGATAATAAATTTATACTATTTGTGTATGAAAGAAATTAAATATCTTAAACATATCTTCCTGAATAAATATAATACAATTTCGGTATATAACATCTTTAACAGATCTAGAGAATCAGAGTTATATAAGTACCACGACAATCCTATACTTCTAGAATATTGTACAAAATTGCCTATCTATGGACAACTGATAGCTCGTCGGCTAGTATGTTTTAAAAGAATATATCATAATTATCTTATCCATATCATACCAATATTAGAATCATATGATGACATCTTTAAATACCTTCCGAGAAACGTACTATTTAGAATTCTTACACATATGAGACCGTTTGAACTACAATATCTGAAAGATGTACTCAATGCTTGGAAGGAATCAATGTAACAACTAACAATTATAAATCATCAATCCTTACACAAATCTTTAGAGATTTTTACACCAATGACGAATTTTACTACTGGATATTATAAAAAAAATGAACTATAATGTCCCATAATCGTCTGAGGTGTTATTGTTATACATCTCTGTCTCATAATGTTCTGGTTGTTGTTACTATTATTGCCTCTATCTGATTCCATGGTAATCAGACGATGTGATGATAAGGATTCATCAGTATGGGAACTAGATATAGGCATATGTGTAAAGGTTAAAAAAGGTTTTATCTCTAAAAGAACAGAATGCAGTGTCTATCGTCCAGATATAGGAGGTGGGTTAATTACAAAAAGTAATGGAATCAAAGTAGTGGTACACGATAAATGTGTGGAACCCGGGGACTTCATTATTACCACAACAAAACAAGCACATTTTGGAATTACAAAAACTTATATTAAACTCAGTAACCATAATATACAGTCTCCAGAAAATATTTCAGAATGTTCCAAAAATATACTAGTTTCTGTGTACTGTGAACAAGATGTAAGTGAATTGGATTTTAATATGCTTAATTATGTTGAGACAGACAATTTGAACATTAAAGTAAAATATGATATATCATGTATAGATCATATAGCTGTAAATTATAATTTTATGAACAAATGTAGTAAGAAACTCTCACATGTCCATGACAGGGATATATTGAATTGTGGAGCCCCTGATGTATCAACTAGAGATAAATATCTTAAAACCTGTTCTAATGATGAATTCAACAGAATTGTGTATAAAAAATACATCATGAAAAGTAAGAACCTTCATAGTAAAACAGAGTTGTAAATCAGAAATAATTATGAATTAGTATATCATAGTATTTTTTATAGTATTATAAACAGATGTTTTATGACAATTATTAATAAAACATGTTTATAGAAAATAGATTAATCATATTCTATATACATGTTACAAAAATATATCGTAAAAACATGAAATTATAACAATAAAATAGTTGTGTATTAAGAGAAGAAGATGGAGGCGGTCTTTAATACAGTCTTTAACCTTTTGGATTTCCTATATAGAGCATGTACAGGAAATGATCCAGAGGATGTTGTTAATAATAATCTAGATAATGAGGATAACATTAATCATGTAGATAATAATATAAATGAGTATCTACGTGATATGTTTATCAAACATGCAGAACGTAAAAATTTTGTACCATTGTATCTATGAATATTTTTTATAATCTTAAACCATCAAATTTAAAAGATGAAATTTTAACTGTTGATAGTGAGGCCTTTAGGATGGAACTCATCCACCAAATGAAGCAGCGTGTGAAGATTTTCTCATCTTCTCATTTTGATGATGTAAAAGGAAGGCTTAGACTCTGTTTGAGCGATTCAGAATCAAAATTTGAAGACTCAAAGGTCTATGATGGAGAAAAAGAAGTAAATAAATCAGATGTCAGACAATCACAACAGTGTATTGTTAGAAAAGGAGAAGATCATGATGACATCTTTTCTACCATTAAGAGTTTGTTGGAGAAAGAACTAGTAGATAATGTTCTCAAGATCTTTGTAGAAGATAATTTCACATTTGTGAAATATGAGGAAGGAGGATTTTTCAAAAAACACACAGATTTTGTAAAACTAAGGGCAGAGGATTGTCTGGAATATCATCTGATTCTTTATCTAGAAAAACCAACATCTGGAGGAGAAACAGCTATCTATGTAGATGATACAAAAATCATAACCACAAATGATGTATTGTTTGATAAGACCCTAACACACGAGTCTCTAGAACTAAAAAATGGATGTAAAACAGTGGCTCTATTTAATGTAGTGATACAGTACCAACAGACTGATAAAATTCTCTTCAGTGTCCCATATAATGGTACTCCAGTGAACTTCTATAATACAGAAGGAGATAGAGAACTATGTTACTGTGTTATTGAGCCAAAACATAGTATTGTTGCTGTCTGTAGTCTAGGGGTTTTGCTAGATCGTTCAGGTAAATGTTGTATTCTTAATACATGGGCTGGTGTTGTAGATAATCATGAAATATATGATAAATTTGAAACTCTGTGTATGGATGAAATATTGATGAGGAGCAGGCAGTGGATTATTTGATTATCTAGACAATGATGAGAACAGGAATATCGCATGGACTCGTTTGTCAGAGACTAATAAAGATCTTCATGTGCCTGATAAAAACTTTATTGAGGAACTTATTTCTAGCACAAATGATATCAGACAAAAGGACTACTATATGCTCTATGGAAACTGCAACTCAGAGGATCATTATATCAGCTTTACTGTCAGTAA